ACCGAACCGAATGTAGCTTATAACAATCATAACCAAAAACTTGTATCTCTTCTTCTCTACTTATATCAGTAATAACTACAGCACATATCTCTTTTCCATATACATCATTTACTTCTCTTATATCTAATACATCCTCTAATTCAAATATCTCTATACTCTCCTTAAAATACTTCTTTAAATTTCTTTTTATACATATTAATAGCTTTTCTCCTGTATTCCTTAATACTGGACTACCTATACTCTTTTTCATTTCTGTTTTCCTTCTCTCCCAACTAGATTTTAATTCCTTATGCCAATAAAACTTATAATCTATCTCACTTAATCTCTCAACTAACAAGTAATACTCTTCCTTCTCTATCTCTCTCTTTGTTATCTTATTTCTAAGTATTCTTATCCTACCTGTATATATCCTTTTCATTCTCCCTCTTTCTGTACTTATCTCTTTACTTTCTCTCTTTAAACTGTCGTCTATTCTTTCTTCTATAATATCATATAATAACATATCTATCTCCTTTCAATGTGTATATCCACTATTTACACTTGGTAAATATATTTATTTTTATCTATATCACCGCTGACGCTTATATAAACATAAATAACTATATTTACTGTATTTTAGCCTTTTCTGCTCTCTTACGTTCGCTTATAAGCCATTTCTGCAAAACGGAGATTTAATCCTTTTTATTCTTTTCTGCTATATTCTTTTCCAGATAGCTTTTTATCCTTGCGGACTAGGTCCTCCCGCTCAAAATATATAAATTTCTCAAGAGAGACCAAAACGGGTTGAGCGGAATATATCTAAATATGATTAGAATCCAGGACCTCCAAGTACTTTATAGTCTGAATTAGCTTTATAACACTCTATATAATAATGTTCTCTAGCTAAATTAGTTACTTTATCACCATTAGTTTTCTCTAATATTTCAAATAAAGTATCGTGTTTTTCTAATAAAGTTTTTAATTGTTTCATAGGAGAACTATAATGCCTAGTCCATCTTTCATGAAAAGATGTAGAAGTTTCACCTATATAAATAGTTTTTAGACTATTATTAAAGATTATATATATACCTTTAGAGTTTTTAACATCATCTTCTCTATTAAGAGTATTATAACTACTCTTTATTTCTTTACCAGACATAGATATCTGAATATAATCCTCATTTATTTCATTACAAGCATAAGTATTTTCTGCTGTTACTAGCTGAGTAAATAAATTGTGCTTTCTAGTTGTTCTAGTTTGATTTAAAGCTTTTAAAACAACCTTCTCAATATCTTTGTATGGTCCAGAATATTGTTTTAACGCATTATTTACAATGTATCCTGAATTAGCCCCAAAATCAAAACTATCTTTGCAGTTTAATATCTTAACAATTTTTCCGCTGACGCTTATTGACATAAGTTCCTCCTAAAAAATAGATTTTCTGCAAGTTTTTAAAAATCAACTTGCAAGAATTGCTCAAAAAGTGTTCTCTAGCCCTTAGGGAGAAGACACGTTTTCTGCAAGATGATATAATAAATCTTGCAAAATAAGATAATCTTCTAACGAGATTAGCCTCGGCCTTGCGGCCTCGGCATATTATATAATGTTTAATAGTATATCATCATTATATTGTTCTATATCTAAACCAGTATTAATGGCATGACATATAAGATTATCTATAGTCTTATCATCTTCTTCTGTATCAAATTTAGCTATTAAAGAAATAGCACCTTTTAAATCCTTTAAGTTATCAACATTCTTATTCATTTTAATATCCTCCAAATAGTTATTATTATTCTAATTTATATTACATACTTCTAAACAATCTGTCTCTATAGAACATCCAGTACATTGATTTTCTGCACATTCTATATCTGTTAAAGAAACCATTTCGTGAATCCATTGTTTTCTAACTTGTTTAGAATTACATCTTGCTATTATATTGATTAAATTTTCTCTTTGATTTTGCATAATAATATCCTCTTTTCTATAATGTTTTTTTATATTGTAACATAACTTTGTTTCTAAAATCAAAATAACCTAGTTGTATATTAGGTTTTATATCATAAAGAGAACTTTTCTGCTCCCAAGCTATATTTATCTGTCTAATAAGTTCTAACATCTACAATAAACCTCCAATAAAGCTATTAAAAAGAAACGAAGCTCTTAAAGAGCTCCGAATCCTCTACTTAATTTAGCTGTTTCTTGTTTCTTAAATGTAGTCTTTATAGTCTTCATTAAGTTTTGAACATTATCACCTTTCATTAATTCTTTGTGATTTAGTTCTTTAATAGCTATATTAGCTACACAAGCAGTAGCCTCTACACCAGTCTTAACCATACCTACACCAACTGTAGCTCCGATTTCAACACCTGCAAGAGTTACTTCTCTACCTACTCTATTTAATACAGAAGCACTAGCTCCTCCTATCATTCTAGCTTTCTTAGTAAAGTTACTTACTTTTACTCCTGTTTGAGCAACTTTAGTAGCTAGTTCTATAGCTTTCATTTGGTCATCATTTAAATTAAAAGCTATTATAGTATGCACTAAAGTGTTATACATCCCTGGTGCAAATGGTTGTTGTAATACTATTATTTGTTCTTCACTTACTTTAGCTCCGCCTAATATGTCTTTAAGAACTATTTCTATTTTCTCTGGACTATTAGCTATTAAAGCAAATGTATTTTGTATTAATGTTTCATCTGGCTCATATCCTGTTAATACTCCAGATTGTACTCTTGAACTTAAAGCAGTTTCGATTATCATTAATTGAATGTCGCTTAACATTTCTGTATCAATTTTAATCATATAACCGTCTTGTTCAGAACCCATAGATTCTACTCCTGTAACTACTCCTTCTTCATTAGAACATAATGGTATGAATACATTAGCCATTAATTCTCCTATAAGTCTTTCATCACCTTTTATCATTTTTATTGCTTGCATTTTAAAATCCTCCTAATTAGTTAATATTATATTTCCCCTAGATGGGGAAGGAGATTAAGCGTTAACTTGTACTCCGTCCCAACTAGGCTTTGTTCCTGCACTTTCTATATTGAACACAATTGGTTCATCATTATTATTCTTTTCTGCTACAGCTCCAGATAGTTCTTTATCTAAATCTGTATCATCTATACTAGCTCCTCCAGTTACCTCAAATTTAGGTTGTTCTGATGGTATAGTAGTTCCTCCAGCTGTTAATGTAACAACTTCTGGTGCCTTTAAAGCGTCTCTTTCAGCTTTAAGCATTTTATATGTATCCATATCACCTGCTTTTAATGCATCTGTCATTAATGCAGTTAGTGTTTCACGTAACTCTTTATCAGGGTCTATTACTTGAGTAGTAGTTTGTGGTACACTTGCAACAGTTTGCATTGTGTTAAGTATAGCATATGCTTTACTTCTTAAGTCCATATATACTTTGTTATCTCTCATTTTAGGTATATATGATACTTGATTAAATCTTACATTTAATAGCCTATCTTTATATAAATCATAGAATTCTTTATATCCTGCTAAGTCTTCAGAAGCTAAAGTTTCTCCATTTAATTGCTTACCAGTTTTAACATAGTCTATTGCATATCCAGAATTTATTCCTTGAACTAAATCCATTAAGAATATTCTAAATGTCTCACCTGCCTCTGTTGGCACATGATTCTTTAATACTTCATTCAATACAGCTAAATTAGCACTTACTCCTGTAGTACTAGATTTCTTAATCTCAACACCTTCTCCGTATGCTACTGCATTATTTCCTTTACTTACTATAACTATCTCTTTCATTTGATAGTACCTCCTATAATTTAATAATTTTATAATTTCATAAATAATAATTTTCTGCTTATGCTTTTATAACATAATGCTCATATAAAGCTTTTTCTGCTTATAATGAAAAAAGAAGAGGCTATTAACCTCTTCTAGTTATACCAACAACTTTGAATGGACAGTTGTCTTCATTTTTATTTATTTCTTTAATGAAATCTTCTAATTCCTTAGTCATGTCTTTTGACTCAACTCTTTCATCTATTTCATCTATTCCATTAAATTTATTAGAAACTACTTCTAAGTCTTCTAGCATTTCAGGTAAATCTTTTATTAAACTTTTAACGAAAGATTTTCCTGCAAATACTAAGTCTATAGCCTCTTTAGCTGTGTACTCTTGAGTAACCTCTATATCATTTATTTTTACTCCTTGTACTTCTATACTTCCTAATTTAAATATTGTTTTCATATCAATAATCTCCTTTATTTTGTAATTTATATTTTATAATCATAATAATCAATTTTCTGCTGTTCCCCCGAAGGGGAAGAGAGACTAATATGCGTCCACTGCACTAACTCTTTCAGGTGCTGGAACCATACTGTCTACTATTTTCCATGTAGCGTCTCTATAATCTATGAACATTTGAGATTTTAAACCTCTTTGTCCAAATAGTTGTATGTTATTGCTTAATAGCTCAACATTCTTATCAAGACGTTTTACTTCTGTTAATAGCTCTGGAGCTATCTCTTCTCCATTCTTTTTACATCCAGTAGTTACCCAAACTTTTCTAGTATCTTCATATCTTAAGAACTCTATGAATCTAGGTAGTAAAAATACAACTGGTTGGTCAAATTTCATTTGATTTGGTCTAGGTACGATTTCTAATATATCATTTAATGCTTTAATAGCACATAATTGAGTATTTTGATTCTCATCTACAAATGTATATAGTGCACCTTTACCATTTTCATTTTTCTTACTATCTGTTATTACAACAGTACCTGCTCTTCCTGCTACAGTATAAATTCTTCTTGCCATTTCAATTACCTCCAATAATCTTATAATATTTTATTTCATAAAAGACTTTTTTCTGTATCTAAGCATAGAAGAGGCTTAATAGCCTCTAACATACTTTTTCTTGTCTTTCAAGATAAAGTTTTAATGCCTCATCTTTTGTAAGACCAATAAATTCTTTCTCATAAAAACATAGTTTTGACATATCATATATAAACAAAAGCTCAACAGTTTTATCATCAAAAAAAGCACAAACATAACCTTCTTCAGTGATAAAATCTACGTTTTTATATGCTATTGAACAATTTATTATTTTTTTCATAAGAATACCTCCGAAAATTCAAATTTAATTTCACAAAATATTATTTTCTGCTCTCGTAGAGTGATAGGCACTCGTAGAGAGATATGAACAAATATGTTAACATAAGCTGTTAAATAACATGCTATGCCTTAAGACATTTGCTCACAAAGAAGACTTTTCTGCTCCCTCTGTTAAGAGGGAGATATAATCTTCATAGAAGATTGTTTTCTGCTGTCTCTCGTAGAGAGACGTAAAGTCTTCTGCCATAAAGGCCACGTAGTGACCTTTTCTGTGAAAACACCCGTAGGGCTTAGCAAATGTACCCTCCCCGTAGGGGGAGTTAGGCTTAGAACAGTTCAGCTTCTATGTCATCAAGCATAGAAGAACTTGAGAATGAAGCAGTTGAAACTACTTTCTTCTCATCCTTCTTTACTTTATCTAATAAGCCAGCAGCTGCTATTAAAGCTTCATCGTCTTCACGTTGAGCTTTTCTAGCTTCTACTTTCTCATTAAATAATTTAGCACTTTCTTCTGCTTTCTTATCAGCCTCCTTCTTATTAACATCTAATAATGCTTTATATTCTTTATACATATCTATAACCTCAGCTGTTACCTTAGTTACTATAGACATGCTTGGCATAGTCTTACTTTTCTTAGCTATTATTGCATCTAATGAATCTACACTAGGTCTAGCAAATTTAGGAGAGTAGCTATATAAGTAGAACTTACCATTTAATTTAACATATCCAACTAAAACATCTTCCATAGAGAATTCAGTTACACCTTTAATAGCTGAGCTTCTAGCCATATAAGCATTATCTCTATTTATTTTAATTGGAGATAACTTAGTTCTATTAGTTAAGAATTTATGCTCATTTACTAATACATTCTCAACAGCTATCTTATATTCATCAGATAACTTCTCATGAGATAACCAAGTTATTTCATCTGTAGTAGGACTAGCTATTAAATAACACTTTTCTGTTTGATACAGTTTAGCGTTAGGATTCTTTCCTACTTTACTATTAGACACTTTAACAAATTGTGGAGCGTCTATATTTTTCTTCTCTTCCTTCTCAGTTTTCTTCTCCTCTTTAACTGGTTCTTCCACTACTGGCTCTTGTTGCTCATAGTGTTTTAATTCTGACATTATACTTTCTTCTTGTGAAGCTAAGAATGCCATATAATCATCTTCATCAGATGTATTTGTTGTCTCTATTACTTCTTGTGTTTTAACAGCTTGTAATTCAGCTATAGTTTTCTTTAGCTCCTCTATTTCTTTCTTTTGAGCATCTATTGTATCTAAATGTTTTTCTATTTCAGTCGTATCTTGTACAAATTGTATTGGCCCTGGTACTTGAACTTCTACTATCTTTTCAACCTCTACTATTTTCTCAACTTCAACTTCTTTAACTACTTCTACTTCAATAACTTTCTCAACTATCTTTTCTATTTCCTTTTCTACTACTTTCTCTATAGTAGTCGTTTCTAATAAGTAAGAGCAGTCTAATGCAGCTAATATTTCTTTTACTTCTGCTAATTTCTTTATAGCTAAATCTTCTTTCTCTCTTCCTATGTTAGCTAATATATCCTTTGCTTGTTGTTCTTTCTTTAATAATGCGTTTACGTTTTTCATAATATTTATCTCCTTTGTTATTTAAATTATTTTATCTTATAGTTTAGTTTTATTAAAAAGAGGAGCCATTAGACCCCTCTATATTGTTGCTTATCCTAATATAGCTATAGCACCTTTAGCACATACAATCGTATCCATCTTAGTGTATTCGCTCATTTTATTAGCTTTAACAACATGTGACACTCTACCTAACATTCTAGATGCAGCATCTGAATCTCTTCTTAAGTTTAGATGTAACTTACCACCTATCTTAATAGTGTGTAGAGAGTATTTATCTTTCTTGCTTACACTTAGCTCTATAGCATTAGACCATAGACCAAATGATTTTTGTAATTTTGCAGCATCAGCTTTTTCAGCTAATTCTTTTTCAGCTGCATCCATACCATTAGTATTAGTTTCAGTCATAGTAGTAACTGAGTTAACTATTACTTCACTAGTAGCAGCGTTAGCATTGTATACATTAGCAGCTTGAGTTAAATCACAAACATTGTCAAACATTAAGAATTCAACTTGTTCGAATTCATACTCATTTACATACTTAACAAATACAGCTTCACCGCCTATTACTTTAGCTATAACTATTCCTGTGTAATCATCTTCTTCAGTACAGAACATGAAATCAGTTGAACCATCTTCTAATTCAACTTCACATTCACCATTTTCCATATAGAATGGAGTTCCTGGAGCTATAGCAAAGTTATCTGGTATTTCTACTTCTATAGTGCTATACATAGCATCTGCATTGAAGTGCCATTTTAATTCATTGCTGAACATAGCAGATATTGCAGTGTATCTATAGTTCTTTAATAATGAGAAGTTTTGTTCTCCTTTATATTCAGTTATCTTGAACCAACCAGCGTTACAAGCTATTCTGAATGTTTCTTCTGGAGTTAATCCTTTAACTTCTCCTAAAGTATATATAGCATTTCTTAATTTAGCAGCTAATTCATCTACTTTAGTCATTGGCATATGTTTAGCATATCTAAAGTGATTATGTATCATTTCACATGCTATAACAACCATTTTTTTAACATCATGTATAGCATTAGCGTCCTTGTTTATATTTAAACCTAAGAATTCTTCGAATAATCTCATATTAGATAATTCGTACATTTCTACTAATTGCCCTATGAAGTTAGATTGTTGTTGTACCATATACTCTTTTAATTCTGTAGCAGAGTCTTTTATTAAAGATTCTTTCATTGCATCCTTTATAGCATCTGTCTTAGCTTTAACTAATTCTTCTTGAGATGCATTAGGGTTAGCAGCTACAAATAATTCAAATTGCTCTTTAGCATAGTCATAAGCATTGTCTAATGGTAAGTAGTCATCTATAGAGTATGTGAATTTAACATCTTTCTTATGCTTAGCATCTGCTTTCTTATTAGCTACTATTTCAGCAAAGTTATGAGATACAGTTAATTTCTTAGAAGCTAACTTACAAGTGTAAGCTGACATGAACTCTGTTATTTCCATCATTCCTTCTTTAACTGTTGCATCTTTAGCTGAGTCTATTTCTAGCTCTTGCATAACTCTACCTATCTTTTCTAAGTCTTGACCTATTCTTATTAAGTCTTCTTGAGTAAATACGCTACTCATTTCTAATTGCTCAACAAATGTAGTTATATCAGATTTAAGAGCTTTAACTAATCTCATTTGTCTTCCTTGTAAGTTTTCTACTAAGAATATGTTATTATTAGCTTCCATAAATATAGCAGCATATCCTTCTCCATTACCCTTAGTACCTACAGTAGGGAACACTTTTCTTAATTTTATTAAATCAGTAGTACCATCTTCTTTTATGAATTGAGTGTTATACTCGTTATCCATTAATACTCCAGATACTTCTACTAAGTTAGTTATTATACCAACCATTGACCCAGCTACATATCCTAATCTAGCTAAAGCTCTTACTACAGAACCTGGTTGATTTAATTCTATTTCTGTTTTCTTGTTAGCTTTTAAGTATTTTATTGTTTCATAGTTGTTTAAGTCTCTTGCTACTAATGCGTCTTGTATCATGTTGTCTGACATTTCCTTTCTCATTTTATTTGCTACCATAGATTTAGTGTTTACGTTTATATTCTTGTTCATCATTGTTATTCTCCTTCTGCTGTCTATTAACAGCTCACCTATTATTTTTATTTTAATTAAATTGATATTATTGTTTTTTAATGCTTATATAAAAATAGAGAGAGCCTGATGCCCTCCCTGATTATTTACAGATTATTGTTGCTAATCCGTCATTGTCATTGTATTTAGTTAATAGTATGTCTACTAATTTCTTTTCGAATACTACAGCTATACCATCGTAGTCAGTATCCATACCTGCTAATTTATGCTTTAATGTATTATCAGCACCTAACTTAGTTACACCATAAGAAGTGTTTAAGAAATCGTCTAATAATATAGCTCTTTCATCTCTAGTTATTTGCTTAGCTTTATACATAGCATTTATTCTAGCTTTTAATTGTGCTGAAGTAACATAAGTCACTATAGCATTTTCATCAGAAGATGGAGATGGATATTTGAATGCTACTCCTGTTAATAACTCAGCTAACTTAGCATCTTTCTCTGCTCTAGTTGCATTAGAGCTTTCTATCTCATTTATTTCTTCTGCGAATTTTACTTCCACGTCTCTAGAGTAACACTCTAATCTTCCACTGTATTCGTTTCTAGCTAATAAGCTGTCTACTTTACCAGCTGTTAAGAAGAATGTATCATCGAATAAAGCTCTTTGGAAGTAAGCTTTTATATCTATTTTATTTTTGTATACCATAGCTTGTTGTCTTGGTAACATTTCTTTTATTAATGCTTCTAATGCAGCAGTGTTTTCAGTACCATTAGCAACATATCTTATTATGAATTGAGCTAATGAAGCTTTGTGTGCATCTATATCACCTGATAACATATTTTCTAATTCTGCATCGAAGTTTTCTGACATGCATTCTAATAATGCATTTATAGTAGCTTCTTTATCAGCTATTAAGAACTTAGCTAACATTTGTCCTGAAGTTGAAGTATCTGAACACTTAGCTATATCTAGTAAGTGAGTTGTAACATTACCTTCTACTATCTTTTGTAAAGATATGTTCTTTAATAACTTACCACCATTGTAGTCTATTATGCATCCTAATGTCTCTCTATTACCTACTACTATTACTTTGTAGTCTTCTCTGTTTAAGTTTGAAACATCTGTACCAGCTTCTACAAATAATACTTTATCTTCACCATACATTTCTATTAATCTATTTAATCTGAATTGCATGTTCTTTTGAGTCTTAGCTTCACCGAATACTTTAGTAAAGTATTTATTTGCTCTAGTTTGAGCTGCGAATAATAATGCTTTATCCATAGATAAGTTTCTTCCTAATTTAGCGAATGACTTTTGCATCATTTCTACTGATATACAGTAAGCACCATCTGAAGTATTATCATCTATTTCTATACCATTAGATTCTAACATCTCTCTTGTTTCTTCATTGTAGTCTTGAGGCCCTAGTATTTCATCTAATACTATCACATAACCAAACTCTTCGTTAGCTGCTTTAACCATTTCTACTGATGGAGCACCTAATATACCTAATCTAGCTGATAACTTAGTTAAACCAGCAACTGTTAATTTACCTGACATTGCTTGAGATAATGCACCACCAGATACTTCATCCATTATTTTGAATGCATCATCTGGTTGTATAGCTGTCATTAATTGAGTTTCACTTCTCATGTTAGATGGTGACCAGTTTAATACTGTTAAGTGAGTACCTTCTACTGATTTATTAGCTACATATACTTTATCGTTCTTAGTTATTCTAAGACCCATAGTTTCAACACCATCAACTAACTTATTTTTAACTTCTTTTATCTCTGCATCTGTACTGTTTTTCATTATCTTTCTTATATCATTTTCAAGACGAGCGTATACTACAAGCGTATGAGTTTTAGTAGCCACGTATAATCTGTCAGCTGTAGTGTCATTACACTTAACTGTATAATCTGGTACTAATGCTTTCTCATCTTCATCCCAGTGAGATAATTGAACTACTGCTTGCTCATTTGTATCGAAGTCTGCTGCAAATTCCATTAATGCTCTAGCATTTGGGTTGTTAGAACCTGTAGTGTGGAATCTCTCTCCATATAAGTACATTTCATCTGATTCTTTGTCTTGTGCTGCTCTTAATATTATACCTTCTATAACTGGAACCATTTTGTGAATGTTTCTTATTATAGCGTTAGCATGTCCTTTGTGAGCTCCCATTGATAATGTTTCTTCTACTGTTACTACGTCTTCTGCCTTTTCTACTACTGCCTTTACTATCATTCCGTTTGCGTTTAATACTAATTTACTCATTTTAATTTCTCCTTCTATGTGGCTATCTTAACCACTACCTAATATAATTTTATTTTTTTGATTTAATAATTTGTTATTTAATTTTTCTTATCTAAATTTAAATGATTTACTAGTTTGTACTAGTCTTAATTGTTTAGCACCATTCTTGTTTTCATATCTCGCCTTCGTCATGTCTAGTTTTAAGAAAGAATCACCTTGGCTAAAACAAATATCCCCAGCTTGAGAATACATAGGCATTACCATAGATGTTAATGGAGAATAGCTGTCTGCTAATATTGTTGTTATTTCTCTTTTGTTCATTGGAGTTACCTTTAACCTTTGTTGGTCCTTTCTAATATGATTTGGTAATCTCCCCCTGATATACTAGCTCAATCTCCCCAGATTGGCTGTCTAAAACTCTATTGTTAAAACTATTAACTATATACCAACTCCTATTACATTGATACTTCCCCAAATATCAACGTACCCACATGATTGTTGGCAGCCCCATGGATATACAGACCCCCATCTGCATATCTCCCGACGTAAATATAGTTTGTTACTTTGTTATGCTATTAATATCTAACTATTATTCTTCCCTCTTGAACTAATTTAATAGCTTTGCTAGTAGTTACTCCTAACTGTCTAGCAAGTTTTTGATAAGCTACTTCATCAACTGTTTTTCCTGTTGCTTCTGCTATTACTTTACACTCCATATAGAATGGTGTTACAAAGTATGGTACAGTAAGCTCTTCCTCTTGATGTTGTTCTACTCTTACTACTGGTTCTTCTTGTACTTTTATCTCAATCTTATATTCTGGTGCTTTTACTTCTTCTACTAATGCTACTGGTGCATCTGCTATTAAGAATCCATTTGCACTGTTTCTTAATGTATTGTACATTGGTTTATCCATATATTTTCCTGTTCCTCTTAATCTATTGTTTATATTTTTCATATCTTCTCTTGTTAACATATCTTTTATTCTCCTTTAATTTTTATTATTTTTATTTTAATTATCTTGCTATATTTTTAATTCTTTTTAACATTATCTTTTTACTACTTAAGTAGTTACAGTTATCTCTTATTTCTCTTAAACACTTTCTAAGCTTAATGTTATTCATTTTCATCTTTCTAGCTGCTAATAAATCAACTTTAGTTTCTATTGATAACTTATTCTTAGGATTATCTAATCCATGAACTACATGAGCTATTTCATGTTCTAATACAAATTGTTTAGTTCTATTACTAAGCTTTTTAAATACGTTATCTACTGCTATTACATAAGTGTATTTTTGACTTGTTTTATATACAGCTGCTACTTCTGATACGACTAAAGCGGCCTTATCTCCACTTACTATTGCATCTACATCTTTAATATGGAATGTGCATCCATATCTCTTTATTGTGTGTATAGGTACCTTATAATCTAAGTCATATAACACATCATCTGCTTTAGTCATTGCAATAACCTTTTTAGTTATTTCATCTTTCACTGTTTTAACCTTCTTATAACACTTGTTTAAAATCTTTCTTATTACCTTCTTTAGCATATTAATGCCTCCTTTTAATTATTTGTTTTATATTATGCTTGTACTATAGGTGTCTATTATTTCACCTCCTTTTCTATTAAGCTGCTATTACATAGTCCATAGCATAGTGTAAATCTAAGCTAAAGTCTAATGTATTTATAAGAAGCTTAGCACAATGTCTAGCATGTGTTTCATGCCAACTGTGCTTATAGCTTACTTGCCCTGTTTTCATTTGTTGTCTACTTGCTTTAAATTGTCTAGTCATGTGTTGTGCTTGATATGCATGTGTTAGTTCATGTAGTAATGTCTCTGCATTCTTTCTTAAGTTACCATCTAAGAACACTACTATCTCACTATCTGCATGATAACCTTTTACATTAGGTTTAGTTATAAACCCTTTAGCCTTTACATCTACATATCTTACATTCTTAGTTATTTTATAAGCTCTTTTAAAAGCCTTTTCTATTTTAACTAATTCAACTACATGTTTGTTATTATTGTTTACCTCTGCTACTTCTAAAGCTATTGTCTTAACTACTTTCTTTATTGTTTTCTTTACTATTGTCTTTGTTGTCATTTGTTTATCTCCTTATTTGTTATAATATTATTGTCTACCACTCTGCATTTACTAGGACTTGTGACCTACATGTTATATAACATGGTTGCATTAATAGAGGATAAGTATATTTACTTACCCTACAAGTGTTGTCATTTAAGACATAGCATGTTGACTTGACTATTGTGTCAATTAACATTTAAACAGTCTTTGCCTTTATCTTAATAGCAATGTATGAACTCTTTTTATGAGTTAAATATCATTGTCTATCTACCTATTAAGATTTAATTACAATTAGCATCAGAGTGCATAGTGTCATGCAGTGAGATAGATTGTACATCAAGCATACTAATCATACTTAGTATACCTGGGGCTAAAATTCTAGCTTCATTAACACTATCAATAAACCTGTTACCGCCTCGAAAAATTATAAATTTTTTATTTTCAATAGAGTTTTTAGAATTTTCTGACAATTTAAATATAATATATAAAATTTCTATCTATGGAAAGTTTTCAGAATATTCAGACTAATTAATATAAAGTTAATAAAGAGATGTGGGCATAAAGGTTTATATAATATAGATATAAGAAAATATGGAGGTGTTAAAATGGCAAAGCTATTAATAACAACAGATGAAAATGAGGTAATAGAAGTACAAGGAAGGATGACATTTAAGATAAGTAAAGTTCAAACTGATGATGGAGATATATTAATAGCATCAGGACAATTATCTATGCACAACTATATAGAAGGAATTGTAGGTATAGAGTCAGCTAGATATAAATTAACTAATGTGGAAATAGTAGAAGAAGTATTTGGAACAAATGATTTTAATATCTTATATGAATTTATATTAGCAGATGGATGTGATTTTGAAGTTAAAAAAGATACATTATCAGAAGAAGCTATTAAAGAAATAGAAAGAGAGGAATATAGAAACGACGAGTCTAACAAATGGGAGGTGTAATAAATGGACTTAAGAAACGAACTAGAAGAAGTTCAAAATAGAGATGCTATAGAAGCTAGACAAAGATTTGAAGCTAATATAGGCAATGTGTGGGGCCATAGTGGTTTAGGAATAGAAGCTAAGAGGGCAGCGATGGCTATGTTATCTACTAAAACAGGATTATATGCAAAAGTACCTATAACTTGTAAATCAGATACATGTCCTTATTCTAATACTTGTGCATTGCTTCCATATGGATTAGCTCCGTTTGGAGAGAAGTGTCCATGGGAGACAGCATTAATAGAAACAAGATATGCAGGGTATATGCAAGATTATGATTTAGATTCGGCTAGTTTTACTGATAGCACAATAGTATCTGAATTAATAAATATAGATATAATGTTAGAAAGAACTAAAGCATTAATATCTGAAGAGCAAACTCCTATTACTGAAGTTGTAGCTGGTATGACAGAATCAGGAGAACAATTTACAAGACCAGAAGTATCTAAAGCATATGAAATATATGAACGTAATCTTAATAGAAAAGAAAGATTATTAGAAATGATGTTAGGAACTCGTAAGAGTAGAAAAGGTCAAGAAGACAAAACAGATTCTATACAAGATATACTTGCTTCTGCTTTAAACGACACAGAATTTATCATAGAAGAAAAACCAGACAATATCAAGTAATAGTTTAATAGCAATAAAATATTAAATTAAAAGAGGTGATATGATATGGCAGGTGGAGCAAAGATAGCAAAAAACATGCTTAATTTCGCTGCTGGATTAAATGAAAGTTTAAGACCTGTAGCTAGTAAAGCAGGTAGAGAAGCATTAGATGCAAATAGTAGAAAAGCTGCTCAACAAGTACTCAATTCTTCAGCTGGTCAATTTGGAGCTAAGGTTGGTAAAAAAGCTCTTAATAATACAATGACTACTGGTATAGCAAGTACTATACATAATTTAGATAAAGGTGCTGGTAAAGTTGATTTTAAAGAAGCTATTAAAGCAGCTCATTCGGTAGTAGATAAATCTGCACCTAATGGAACTAGAATCTCTAAAAGAAAAGTTGCTGGTACAATGGCTACTGCTGGTATAGCAGGTAGAGTTGCTACTGGTGGTGGATTATATAGAGATAGATATGGAAATGTAAATATTCCAGGTTTACCATTTATATAAGATAATAGAAGTAATAGAATAGTGCAGTTATAACGACTGCACTATTTTTAAATATAGAGAGGTGATACAATATGGGATTAGGTAAAGTTGTAGGTAAATTAACAGATACGGTCTCTAACTTAACTTTAGGTATACTTCATTCTAGACCAGTACAAGGAGTGCTTAAAGGTACATTTAGAGGAATTAGTAATTCTGTTGAGCCAATAGCAGGTGCCGCAGAGAAAGTTTGGAAAACAGGAGAAAAAGCAGTCGGTGCAGCTGTTAAAAAAGAAACATATCAGAATATAGGTAAAGCAGTTGAATCTGGTGTAGGTAAAGTTATTAAGAATACATTAACTGACCCTGACTCTTATAAACAAATAGGAAGAGTTCCAGAATTAAAGATAAATAATCTTAAATTAAATAAAAATGTATCAGGTGCTCCTATACTTGCATCTAACAAAGCATTATTAGCTGATGATATTAATAGGAGAATTAAAACAAGTCTTAATACATTAACAGCTGTATCAAAACCATTAATAACTACAGGTGGAGATAACTTATTACCTTTTGGTATGAAAGCTACAGGATTAGGTATCGCAGCGGCGGCTACATTTCAAATGGGAGCAGGAACTCCAGAAGCTGTTAAGTCATGGAATAAAAATAGACAAGGAACTAATTATGATAATCAACCAGTAACAAGTGCACCTAGAGTACCAGCTTATGCACAAAATGGTGGAGCAACAGGAGATTTAGTATTTGCTCTTAATAATCTAAGACATGGAGGTATGATGTAATATGGCACAAAAAGGTAGAAAGAAAAAAGAAGAAGCTAGATTAAAACAAGAACAAAGTAGACAAGTAAAAGAACAGAGAGCATTAGATGCATGGCAAGAAATAGTTGATGAAGCACATGCTGAAGCGATACTAGAAGACAACATTCGTACTGTAGATGACATAATCAATAAAGCTTACTCTTCTAATGAAGAACTATTAAATGACATTTCTTATAAAACAGATGATACTTTTATAAAAGAATCTCGTTATAATACCGAATTAGAATTAAAAGCTCAACAAGAAAAGTTTTATGCTGACAATATAGATGTAGATGTAAGAGCTATGGATGCTATGCATGAAGAAGCTTTAAAGATAAATCAAAAATTTGATGCAGATAAAGTTATCAAACAAAAAGAGGAAGCTAGAAATTCAAGAATCAATGGTATCATTGATGATGCCTTTGGACATTCTTCAAGTGGAGAAGCACATGCTTATTTAAATAAATTAAATAGAAATGGTGTCTTCGACAATCAAGAAGATTTCTTAACAGCTAAAGCAAGATTAACAGAGAAATATAATAATAAAACTACTAGAAGTGTTCTTAATAGACCTAATACTGCTGAAGGTGTTAATAGACTAAAAGGTAAGAGTTTAAAATTCCACACTACTAAAAATGCTTATGGAATTAGTTCAAAAGCTAACGGAGAAATAGTAGGTACTGTCTATGATACGACATCTAGAACAGTTGCTGAAGGAGCAGAAGATGTAGGTAATCAATATCTTAAAAAAGCTCTTAGTGGTAGAAACCTTAATGCGTTAATGAACTTAGGATTCGCTGTTAGTGATTATAATGAATCAAGAAACTCTGGAGATGGTGTCTTAAAAGCAGGTGCTAAAGCGGGAACACTATTTGTAGCAGGGGAAATGCTAGGCGGTTGGATGATGCCAGTTATGTTAGCAAAGCAATTGCCTACATTAGCTGTTAGTGGTATAGAAGCTACACAAAATATAACAAGAAAGATGAACAGTACTGCAAGAATACAAACTTTTGGTGAAGCTCAATTCCAAGATACACAACAACTAGCTACTATGAGACAAGCTGGTATGGAGTTGGCTAAGATGAGTCAGTATAACTTACAACAATCTATAATGGGCAACGAAGCTCAATATATGCATAGACTTTAATATAGTATAATCATTAAATAAATTTTATTTTAAGGAGATATGTGAAAATGATGAACCCTAAATACGTATTAGTAAATATGATAGAAGAAAGATTAAATATAACATTCACTAACGAACAGTTAGCTTACATATTTAATGAAGACGCTAATTTATTAATGACGGCCCCAAGGAGATATGGTAAAAATTTAATAACAGCTGTTAAGATAGTTTTACAATTGCTTCTTAATGATAATTACAGAATAGGAGTATTATGTATTTCAAGAGATTCAGCTAGAATATTATATGAACAAATTAAAGATTTGTTTACAGAAATAAACATGGATAATCAAATAAGTTCTTGTAATAAATCTATTCTTACTATAAAAATGCATAACAATAGTCAAGTAAGTTTATTCTCATCAGAATCTGATATGAGGGGGCATAAATTAAATGAGGTGCATATAGTTGAATTTTATCATCAGTCAGGAATAGATAATGTTATTAATAGAGCAAGAATGCTTACAGCACGTAGCAGTGATTATAAGATAAATGTAATAGGCACACCTATATCAAGTATGTCAATGGAAACTATATTAAATAGTCTGAATCCAAGACGATATATAATGGCTACAGAATTAGATACACATTCACTTAATAATGATACTGTAATAGTGACTAATATAATGCCTGAATATGCAGCTACAGGTCAATTAATATTTAATACAAGTACAAATGACTATTATATAGGTAATGAATATGGAGAATTAGTTCCTATTGATTTAAGATAAATAAAGGAGTGATATAATGGCTTTAGCAAAAGCTGAGGCGGCGAAGTTAAAAGAAATATTTGATGACCCTATTAAATGGGCACAAGCTTTCTTAAGAACTTTTGACCCTAGAGAGAAAAAGATAGTACCATGGACAGCAAGATGGTATCAAGTAGAAATGCTTAGAGATAAGCATACTAGAAAAGTTTATAGATGTGGAAGACGTATCGGTAAGTGTTTACCAGGTCATACAAGAGTATATGACCCTAGAACTGGAGACAGAGTTCCAGTAGAAGAATTATATAAACAAGGTAAAGCACATTTAGTTACTATGACAGATGATTATAAGTTATCTGCTCACTTTACTAATGAAATACTGGATAACGGTATAAAAGAAGTATTCAGAGTAACTACAAAAACAGGTAGACATATTGATGCAACAGGCAACCATCCTCTTTTTACGGCTAAAGGTTGGATGGCAATAGATTTCTTAAAACCTGGTGATAAAGTAGCATTAGCAGGTAATATGGGCTTTTTTGGAAACCATTATATAAATGAGAATGAAATAAAGTTACTAGCTTATATGATAGGAGATGGCAATTGTTCTAGCAAGACAATAAGATTCTGTACAGCATCAGAAGCTATTAGAAAAGAAATGGAGAGAGCTGTTAATTACTTTGATTGTGAAATGGTTCAGTATGCTAGTAATCGTGATATAGATTTTAATATAGTTAAAAAGCAAAACAGAAATAATAGAACATATCCTAATAAGATAAAAGAAATATTAGAGCATCATGGTGTTTATGGTAAAACAGCTCATACAAAAACTATACCTAGTGAGATATTTAATTTAGATAGAAATGATACGGCTTTATTCTTATCTAGATTGTATGCTACAGATGGATGGGCTCATACTAAAAATAATAAACAACAGATAGGTTATTGTTCTGTATCTAGAGAGTTAATAGCTGACATACAACATCTGTTATTAAAGTTTGGTATTAATTCTTATGTTAATGTAAAGAAAGCTAAATATAATGGAGATATAAAAATATCATATCAGCTATTAATAACAAACTCTAATGATGTTATTAAGTTCTATAAAGAGATAGGTATATTCTCTAAAGAAGAAGCATGTAAGGCAGCATTTGAATCAGCTATTAAGAACAATAAATATGACACTTATCTTCCTAAAGAAATATTAGAATTCGTAGAAGAAGATAGAGTGAGACAAGGATTATCTAAAGCAGATTTATGTAAGTCTAATAAACATGCAAGACTTAGAATGAATTATGATATACAAAGAAGTAGATTAAGAGAATTTGCAGAGATATTAGATAATGAGGATTTAAAGAACTTTGCAGATGGTGATTTTATATTTGATGAGATAGTAAGCATAGAGTCATTAGGAGAGATGCAGACATATGATTTGTCTGTGCCATTAACTATGAATTTTATTGCCGAAGATTTTATAACTCATAATACAGAGACGATGGTTGTTGAGATGTTATACTTAGCATTCACTAAGAAAAACTTCCGTGTACTTATGGCAGCACCATATGAAAACCAAATACGTAACATGTTTACACGTCTTAATGAGTTAATATCAGAAAGTCCTTTAGTTAAACAGGCAGTAGTCTCTAGTACAAAGAACCCAGCTAAAATAGAATTTGCTAATGGTTCAATGATATTAGGATTTACAACAGGTGATGATGCAGCTTCTGTCCGTGGACAAAGAGCTGACTGGATATTTATAGATGAGATAGACTTCATGTCTGAATATTGTTTCGAAGTTGTTGCTGCTGTTGCCATAGAGAGAGCAGAGATAGGTATAACTGTTTCTTCTACTCCATTAGGTAAGCGTAGTCACTTTTATAGAATGTGTACAGACCCTTCAATGAATTATTCTCAACATTTCCATCCATCTACTCATAATCCTAACTGGAATGACCAAATGGAAGCAGAACTAAGAGCACAGTTAACAGCTGAAGGTTATGTTCACGAGGTTCTTGCAGAATTCGGTACACAAGAAACAGGGGTTTTCGATAAAGATAAGTTAGATGCAGCACAAAAGGTTTTAAATTATGCTTATAATCCTTTAGACTATTTCCAACAAAAGAAATGTATTGAAGAAGGTAATGAACCAGAAATACTTATGTACAATCAATCTTTTAAAGCTCCTAGAAATATATTTAGAACTATGGGAGTAGACTGGGATAAATATGGAGCTAACAGTTCTATACTTATATTAGACTATGATACAAGACTAGGTAAGTTTAAAGTATTTAAAAGAGTTGAGGTTCCTCGTTCTGAATATAGTTATGATGCAGCTATTAACACAATAGTAGAACTGAACGAGATATATAATCCTTCATGGATATATTGTGATGCTGGTTCAGGAGAATACCAAATAGAAAGACTACATATTATAGGTGAAGAGAATCCTCATACAGGATTAAAGTCAAAAGTTAAAAGATGGTCCTTTGCTAATAAGTTAGATATAATGGACCCAATAACTAAAGAATTTGAAAAGAAACCTCTTAAGCCATTTATGGTAAACCAATTACAAATAGCATTTGAAAGAGATAAGATAATATTATCTCCATATGATACTACACTAGCTAAGCAATTAACAGATTATGAGGTTGTTAAAATGACCGAGTCTGGTGTTCCTAAATATACATCAGAGAACGAACACTTTGTTGATGCATTAGGACTTGCTTATTTAGCAATGGTACTTGAATTTAAAGACTTAACAGGAATGATACAAGAGCCAGAAGTTACTTCTGAATTTGTTATATCTCATAAACAAATAGGAGGTATGGCTGCTAAAATAGAGTCTGAAACAAGAGCATCTTCTGATAATAGAATAGTAGACTTCTATAATAATACTGACTTCGAAGACTTACCAGGTGATAGACAAAGATGGGTAAAAGTAGATGAGTCTTATAAGTCTCCTAGATATGGAGGAGGTTCTTCATGGGGTTCAAGAAGTTCAGGTGGATTTGGAAGAACAAGCTTCGGTAGAGGTTTTGGAAGATAAAATATAGTAATATATAAGCGACGGTTATTATGCTGTCGCTTTTATAATATAAATATAAACCTAATTAAGAAAGGAGTTGCTATTAATGCAAGAAGAAAGACTAATTGGTTATAGACCTGATTTGAAATATACAGATGAATATACTTCAGATGCTAGTGCTATATTTAATAGCCAAGATAATACAGAAGATAATCAAGATACTAATAACATTATAGAAGATGTAGTAGACCAAATGGAGGTTATAGACACTTTAATTAATAAGCTACCAGGTGATGCATCTGATATAGTAGGAGAAGTATTTGACCCTATAATGGATTTTGTCAGAGATGAATTAGAAGGGAATATATATGATAGAGTACCTGAAGAATGGGAATGGAATTATGAAACTCCAGATACAGATACAGAAACGGAAGCACCAGATAGAGAACCTGAATTTAGTGAGGATAACTTTTGGGAAGATGTTGACTCATTCCCTATAGTGAAAGAAGAGCATACTAAACAGGAGATAATAGAAAAAGAGTATATTAAGAACTTAACAGATTTATTTAATGATTACTTTACTAGCTTACATAATGCTTTGTCTAATTATTGGACTAATTTAGTGCCAGCAGTTTTGAATAAACCAACAGATGAAATTGCTATGTTAGTTGATAATATACTATTAAGTAGTAGTGATGTTAAAAGCGAAGCAAAACATTTGTTAGATTCAGCTTTAAGAAATCAAATTACTAGAACTATGAAAATAGATTATTATGCCACTATCTTTAATGCAGAAGAAACTATAACACATCTTAAACAATTTAAAGCTATGTATGAATTAAGATTAAGATATGCAAATATAGAAGAAAAAGAAGCTGTTAATAAAACAGAACAAATGAATAATAATATTCTACAAGGTATGCAATTAACATATGATAAGAAATATGATATAGCATATGGAAACTTATTTAGATATTTAAAAAGTTCAGTAGATATATTAGATGATACATTAAAGACGTGGATAATCGAAATAAAATCTAAACAAACATTAATAGAAGGGAAAGGTATAAAATAATGATATTACAACCAATAGCAGACAATGTAGTTTTAAAAATAAAAGATAGAGAAAGAGAAGAAGTAAGACAGTCAGGATTAATAGTAATGAATCAAGGGACTGAACAATCATTAAGAATGGAAATAGGTGAAGTAGTTGCAGTAGGAGAAGGAAGAACTTTAAATAATGGAACTGTATTACCGTTATCAATAAAGGCTGGACAACAAGTAATGTATAATAAGTATGCAGGTACACAAGTAATGTCTGGTCAAGATAAATATTTAATATTAAAGGAAACAGATATATTAGCTATAGTAAAAGAAAAATAATAAGAAAGATAGGTGAAGAGAATGGCTTTATTCAGTTCTAGAAGAAAACAAGCTATTGATGAAAAGCGTGAGCCTATAGAAGTAGATGAAAACAAAATACCTAAAATTAATATCAACAATAAGAAAATGAAGGACTTTGTTTTAAAAGCTATAGGTGGAATTCAGAGGCAGTCTGATGCCAGAGAGAGATTCCAAAGACCTGAATATAATCTATGGGAAATCAAAGAGGCATCTGAATCTGATTCATATGTAAAAATATCATTCAGTAAATATTCTTATCTTATTTATAAAGCAGGAGCTAATCTTAAAGGTGAAGATGAAAGAGTGTCATATTTAGAGAAAAGATTTAGAATGATGTCTTTTATGACACAAAAGCCTATGGAGATATTATTCCAAGAAGTTGCTGATGACTTAGTTAAGTATTCTAATGCTTTCTTAGTTAAAAGAAGAGTAGATAATATAGTTGGAATAAATGCTCGTCCTATGTTAGCAGATAAAATAGTAGGAGGATACTTTAGAGTAGACCCTGCATCTGTTAAAATAAAAAGAGATAAGAACGGTAACGTAGTTAAATATGAACAAGGTTATGGAGATAATATAAGAGAATTTTTCCCTAGAGATATAATACATATGTTTATAGACAAAGATGCAAATAATGCATATGGTACACCTAGAGTAATAGCAGCATTAGAAGATGTTAAGCTATTAAGAAAAATAGAAGGTAATGTAACTGCACTTGTATATAGATTCTCAATGCCTTTATATCAATGGATAGTAGGTTTACCACAACCAGGAATGCAAGCAACACAACCTGAGATATATAAAGCTCAGAATGAAATTGAACGTTCTACTTTAGATGGTATAGTAGTTACTAATGAAAGAACGGCTATAAAAGCAATAGGTGCTGAAGGTACAGCTCTAAATGCTGAAGGATATTTAAAATATTTCGAAGATAGAGTATTCTCTGCTTTAGGAGTATCTGCATCACAAATGGGTAGAGGAGGAGCTAAACAAGACTCTGAATCTATGGAAGCACAAATACACGATACAGTTAAATACATACAAAGAATAATGAGTATCTTTATAAAAGAAAAGATATTAAATGAATTATTATTTGAAGGTGGATACAACCCTATATTAAATGAAGAAGATATTGTTGAATATGAATTTGAAGAAATCTCTCTTGAAACAAAAGTTAAGAAAGAAAATCATGAAATGCTTAAGTATCAATCTAACATGACTACATTCGAAGAGTCAAGAAGAAGAATGGGAATGAAAGATAGTGTTGAAGATGAATCTAGACTATATAAAGAGATGATAGAAACAAAAGCTGCATTAGCTCAAGTAGATAGAACTGCTGAACATCAGAAAGAATTAGCAAGAATAAATTCACAAAATAAAACAACTTCTGGTAATAGTGGTTCATCTACTGGTAATAAAGCACCGAGAAGCAATAAATCGCAAGGGCCCAGCAAAGCGGTAAGTACTAATAATAGACCACAAAATCAACATGGTACTCATTCCGCAAAAATAAAAGAGGGTCTAGAGATAGATAATCATAGAGGACAATTTAAAGATGTTTTTAAGTGTTATGACTTTGCTTGTGAAGAATTAGAACAGGGTGAAAATCTAGAAGTGATTAGTTCTATATTAAAGAATGCATTAGTAGCTAATTTATCTAAGCATATAGATGAATACTCTATGCAAGCTATAATGGACGCAACAGAAGAAATAAACGCTGTTAATAAAACAGATAAATTGTTACCTAGTGACAGCATCAGTATGAAAGATTTTTATGAAGAATCTGATATAGCTTTCAGTAAGTTAGTTAAAACACTTAAATTAGCTATAGAAGAGGATAAAAATAACATTTCTGCTTGTTTTGAAAAATATGAATACAAGCTTAAATTCATATCAGATTTTATAGTAAGAAAAGCTTATTGGTATTCTTATACAAAAACAGGTGCATTACTCAATGTAGATAAAGCATATATTATATTTAACAGTGAAAAAGATGCCGAAGGTAGAAATGATAATATAGATACTAAAGCTTTCTCTGTTGATGATATCCCAGCATATCATTCATTCTGCGATTGCGAGATAACTTACAATAAGGAAAAGGCAGGTGAAGAAAAGAAAAATGGCAATAGAAATTAAAGAATATGTTGGACATGAATTTGTTTCAGTAAATCATACACCGACTAAGTTAAAGAATATGACAGAGTCTAGTGTAGAAACGTATATAGATGAAAACTCTCTAATGGTAGATATAGAAGCAATACATTCAAGAGTAACAAGAAATAATACTTATTATTCACCAGAATGCCTTAAAGATTCTGTTCCTTATTGGACTAACCCATATGAGAGACCTGTTATAATGCATCATAATGAAAAAGATGGAGTAATAATAGGTAGAATAAAATCAGTTGAATACAAAGAAGCTGAAACAAGAACTGGAACTCCTGCATTAGTATTTACAGCTAACATAGGAGATGAAGAAGGTAAGAAAGGTATTAAAAACGGTACACTTTCTACTGTATCAATAGGTGTTATAGCACATGACTTAAGATGTTCTATATGTGGAACAAATCTAGCTGAAGAAGGATTGTGTGAACACGAAAAAGGTGAAACTTACGATGGTAAGCTTTGCTATTGGATAATAAATAAGATGGAACCAAAAGAAGTTTCTTATGTAATAGTTCCATCAGATATATATGCTCATAACTTGAGAGTGTATGAAGCAATTAAGAAAAAGAAGAGTGAGGTGAAGGAATCAGTGGATAATATATTTGAAGATTTAATAAAATCTACACAACAAATAGTTGATTCTATACAAGAGTCTACAGAAACTCAAGAAGGTACACAAGTAGACGAAGAAGTAAAAAAGGATGCAGAAGTACAAGCACCTGAAACTAAAGAAGAGCCTAAAGCTGATGAACCTAAAGAACCTACTAAAGACGAAGATGATAAAGAAAAAGAGCAAGAAGAAGCTCCTAAGTCTGAAGAAGGTAAAGAGTCTGAATCTAAAGATGATAACAAAGAAGAGTCTAAAGAAGAAGATGAAAACAAGGAAGATGAAGCTAAGGAAGATAAAGAAGAAACTGAAGAAGATGACAAATTTAAAAAAGAATTAGAAGATGCTAAAGAAGAAATAGCAAAATTAAAAAAAGAAGTAAAAACTTTAAAAACTGAAAATGAAAAATTAACTAATAAAGTTGATAATGAAAAAAGATTAAAAGAATCAGCTGAAGCTAAGTTAGTTGAATATCAAGCAAAAGAAAAGAAAGCTTTAGTAGAACAAGTAAATGTTTTAAGAGCTACATTAAACTTACCAGCTGAAGATGAAGCAAGCTTATTAGAAAGCTCTGAAGATACATTAAAATCAACTATAAAACAATTAAATGAATTTACAGAAGTACAAAAGAAAGTATTTGGAATGCAAACTTTAACTTCTCCAGCAGCTGTTTCAGAAGCTAAAGATAATACTTCAAAAGAAAATTCTAAAATTCAAAATGTAAAAGAATCATTAGAAGATAGTAATAACAGTATCGAAGACGAATACATAAAATTATTTTCAAACATATTTTAATTTAAACTAATAATTCAAGGAGTGTGAATATACAATGGCATTACAACCATATAGCTTCTCATCAAGAGAGGTATTACAACCTGGTGCAAGAGGTGAAGCATTCAAGAATGCTGGATTCCCAGGACACAGAACAAATGACAATAGAATAAATAGAACTAATAACGCATTATTAATGAATGAACATGATGTATTAAATATAAAATACGCTATGGACCCAAGATTAAAAGCAATGTTTAGATACGGATGGGCTTACGGATACAACCAAATAGTTATGCCTAAAGGTAGAATAGTTGCTGCTGACCCATACTTAACAGTAATGGATACAGATACTTTACATTATTTCAATGCATTAACATTAGCTAACGGTGGAGAAGATGTTGAATTAGATTTATCTAAAGGATTTGCTGCATGGAAAAAAGCAGAAGTAGCTTTCGAAGCTGATATAGATGGAAAACACAAAGGTGATAAAAAAGAAACTTTAAGACCTGCTAACAAACCATTAGGTATAATGGGAAGAAATGAATACACTAGAGACGTAGATGCGTTCAACGGTATCATGCCAGGACCAATACATACAGATGCATTAGTAGATATGCCTTGGTTCATAGATGCTGATAAAGCTGAAGGAAACCCATGGGGTTCTATATACGGAGCTGTTAAGCCAGGTGATTTAGTAAAAGCTGACTTAAACGGAAGAATGACAATATCTCCATTATCTTATACAGATAAGACTAAAGTTCAAGGCGGATGTTCAGATATGACAATAGCTGAATATGAAAAAGAAAGACAACAAGTAGTAGGACAAGTTTACTCTACAGATAAGTCTTTATTACCAGAAGGTGCTGCTAGATTTGCTCAATGGGCATTATCAGACAGAAAGAACTTCAATGATTTCAATCCATATATATGGCCAAACTCTAACAGAGCTGGAGAAGATTTCGTAACTAATCCTCCAACAATGTTACAATCAGATTTCACTTACCCAGGATACCCATTAGAAAAGAACTACATATCTAATGACTTACATATGTTAGCTTCATCAAGAGAAGGTGCATTTGACCCAAGATTAGACGAAGCACATAGATTAGATAGAGGTATACCAGGTTTAACAGATGGACAAAACGCTGTATCTAAAGAATATGGTGCTGGTGAAACATTAACTATAACTCATTTAACAGTTGCTAAAGAATTAGCAGGAGCTCAAGAAATGATGATAAGATTACCTGAAACTGATATAGAATCAGCTAAGATAAAAATAGGTGAAATGGAAGCTGTATCTATAGCTGCTAACGTTAAAGTTGATAAATTCACTATACAATATGTTGACTTACACAAAGGTTTAATATCTTTAGTTCAAACAGAAAAAGGTGATGGAAGCAAGAAGCCAGTTAACGTTTCTTACGTTAAGAGAGGTATGGCTGGGGTTCCAACTTACTTAGACTGGGATGGATGTCAAGGAGTAGTTTCAGTATTATTACAAAAATAATTAAAAATTAGAAATCAGTATTGATTGATTAATATAATAGAACTATTAAGGGGAGCAAGTCTCCCCTCTACATAAAAAATGTAAATACGAAAATTAAAAAATAAAAACAGAATAATTAAAACTAAATTATTTTTCGAGGAGGAAATATACAAAATGTACGGTTTACAAGAAACTTTAAGTAATATAGACAGACTTAAAGCTCAAGTTGAAAAAGCAACTCAAGCTGGAAAGTCTACACCGATAACAATGGAATCATTAGAAATGGTTGAAAAAATGGCTAGAAATATACACGGAGATTATTCTCAAGGTAAAGCTACAATACAAGAAGCTATAACTACAACAGATGCTGTTAAGTTAATACCTAAAGTAATAGAAGGTAAATTAAGAGAAGCAGCTGAGCCAGAATATTTAGGAACAAGATTCTTCAATACAGTAAGAGTAGAAGGAGGAAACTCTGCGGTATACGTTATACCAGTTGTTGGTGAAGTAACTGCTTACGAAGTTGGAGAAGGAACAAGATACAAAGAGACTGCATTAGATTACAACACACTAGAAAACGCAACTCTAGAAATAAGAGTTAAGAAGATAGGTGTTAAAGTATCTATAACAGAAGAAGCTATAGCAGACTCATCTTGGGACATATTAGGAATAAACGTAAGAAAAATGGGTAGAGCAATGGCTAGATACAAAGAAGAAATGATATTCAATGCATTCTCTAATCATGGACACGTAGTATTCGATAACGCTAAGAGACAATATCAAGAAGCTGCTGGAACTACAGGTTTAGGAAAAGACGGTAACTACAATGATACATTATCAGTAGAAGATTTCTTAGATTTAACATTAGCTTTAATGGGTAACGGATATAACCCAACAGACGTAATAATGCATCCATTAACTTGGGTAGTATTTGCTAGAAACTCAATGATAGGTAACGGATTAACATTCGGTGCTTTAGGTGGAAACAATGTACATCCAAATGGTGGAATACAAGGTACTCCAGCTGCATTTGGTATGGCTAACAACGGTAATGGACAAAAGTTAATAATGACTCCAGACCAAGTACAAAACAGATTACCAGTACCAATGGCTATAAACTTCTCTCCATGGGTTAAGTTTGATAAGTTAACTAAGAAATTCGATATGTATGTAGTTGATAAATCAGAAGTTGGTATAGTAGCTCAAAGAGAAGGATTATCTACAGAAAACTGGACAGACCCAGAAAAAGATATCAGAAACTTAAAAGCTAAGGAAAGATACGGAATAGGTATATTAAATAACGGTAGAGGTATAACAGTTGCTAAGAACATAGCTGTTGCTACATCTTACCCAGCTGCTCCAGTTATAAATATAAACCCTGTAATGCAATAATAAAAACTAAAGGAGGTTGTACCAAATGAGAGCACCAATAGCAAAGATAAGAATCAATGCTGGAAATCCAGGTTGGTATGACCCTCTTACTAATATACATTTAACAATAACTAGACCAGAGGCCTTTGTTTATGAAGGTTCTAATACAACTAACATAAAAAGAAGTATAAGCCATGGTCTTGTACATATAATAGAAGGTTCTTTAGAAGATGAAAAAGCTACTAGAGAAGCACAAGCTGTTAAAGAAGTAAGAGAGGTCGCTCCTCAAGTTGAAGTAAAAACTGAGGAAGTAGTTACTAATGATGTTATCCCTGAAGAAACTCAAGAAGTTACAGAGATAACAGAAGAAGTAGTTGAAGAAGAAGTAGTTGAAGAAAAGCCAAAAGCTAAAAAGACTACTAAAAAGAAAGCTACTAAAAAAGAAAAAGATGCTGAATAATTAAAAGAGGTGATAGATAATGCAAAGTATCTTCAACATTACATCTATAACACCAGACTATACTAATAAGTTGATAACTATTAAAACAACTTTTAAAGTAGACCCTGATACTGTTAATAGAAAAAATGTTCAAGTTATATCTGCATCATCTGGCACTACTGTATTATATAAATTATCTGTTGATGATGACAAAATAATAGTCAATCTAAAAGACTGGCCAGAATTAGATAGCTATTATGTAGTTAAAATTGATAAGATAAAAGATAAATTAAATCGAGACTTAATTCACCCTATAAGTAAAGATATAGTTTTCTCAGCTGATACTAAGCTGAAAGTTATAATCGAAAGCCCAAACAATAACGAAGCTGTTAAACAACAACATAATTTAGTTTACTTTTCAATAAAACAAGTTAATCCTGATGGTTCTACATCAATTCACCCAATGCCAGAACCAAATCCTTCAACTCCAGAGCTGCCAGAGAGTGAAGAGGAAACAGGATTATCTAAAGAAGCTGTATTGGAAGATGAATCGGATGTTACGTATCATTTCGAATTCGCTTCTGATATAGCTTTTTTTGATATAGTAAAAGATTATAAATCTAAATATACTAATGGCTATATATTATTAGATAATAGTCAGTATTATTTAAGAGCTAGAGTTATACAAAATGGGATGAATGGTGATTGGTCTGATATAATTACTTTTACAGTTGTACCAGATGTTAGCGAATGTGATGATATTCTAAGTGAAGCTAAAAAAGAATACTTAGATGACATAATGGCTCCTGTTGAGTTCTTTTTAGAACCAGATGAAATGTTAGAAATGGTTTCTCGTTCTAATAATGGAGTTACTTATCCTGAATTCTTTATTGAATTCAATAAAGATATAGACCCAGAAAAACTACCTGAGAATATAATAGCTTATAGGAGGGATTTATAATGAGACATGAGCGTATTAGTTGTAGTCTTACTATAGATGAAATAGAGCCTAATGTTCTAATAATTAAGCCTTTCTATTTACAAGACTTTCAATCAGATAGTATATATGAATTTAAGCTTCCTAAAATCTATTCTGTAGATGGAGATTGTATAGAAGCTCAAAAGATTAAATATATATCTGCTCCTAGTCTTGCTTATGCAGACATAAAAGATATAAGAGCTAAACTTGGTGATATAGATATAACAGATGAAATTATTTTATATCATATAAGAGAGGCTTCTAGACTAGCTGAAGTTATTGTGGCTAAAGCTTATAATAAACAAAATATAACTTTCAGTAAAGAAGACTTAATGGAACTAAGAGGTTCTGTAGAAAGTATGAGAAATGAACACTGGGTAATATGGGAGTTTGTTGTATTAAAAGCTGCTTATGAATGTTTAAGTAGTTTATATATAACTATGGCTACTAGACCAGATAAAGTTAAAGAAGTTCTATCTGATTTAGCTAAAGAATTTAGTTATAATTTATCAGCTATTAAAGACTTATTAGATAGACTTAAAAGAGCATACGAAGATATAATAGAACAGATATATACAATTACAGACCCTGTTTGGGGACTTAGAGGTAAATATGCTATGCCTATTAATCCTAATGTTGCTGCTCCTTATCATGGACTTAATGGTATGCAAGGATATAATAGAAGTTATGCTAGTGGATTTGCCGCAGGTCATCCTCAATATATAGGTAGAGGAGGTAGATGGTAATGGCATTTAATGAAAGTTTCGCTCAAGAAGTCATAGATAACTGGGACTATAATTTCTATGTCATTAAGCAAGTCCCTAATATGCAATGTAAATGTGTAGATAAAACTTCTAAACAAGCTCAACAAAGTTGTCCTTTATGTTTAGGGTTAGGAAATAAAATTAAAATATATAAAGTAAAAGGTGCATCAAGAGAGTCTAAAGAATTCGAAGCATTAAGAGCAGAATTCCCTACAGTTACTCCTAAGATATTTTACATCAAGACTAAGTTGTTTATAGACAAGCAAGACTTAATTATAGACAACGAAACAATGTATTCAGTATATGCTACTCAATTCCATAGAGGTTTAAATGGAGAATTTAAATTCACAAGATGTGTATGTCCAACAGTTAAGTTCAATAAATACGAAATTATGAAAAATTTCAAAAGGCTATTAAATGAACATAAACGTAAACAGTAGTTATATATCTAGTGAAATAACTAATATAAATTCAGGCAAAAAAATTCTTATAGCAGGACCAGCATTATCTAACTATAAAGCTAGAGAGATAATACTTCCTGCTAATAAGGAAGAAGCATTAAATACTTTTGGACAAAGTGAATTATATAAAGCATATGAATTATTAATAGACCTTGGTGTTAGTAATGTATATCTTAGTAACTGTTACAGTCGTTCTGATTATATAAGATTATCTGATAAGATAATACATTATGACTTTGATTACTTTATACCTATAGATATTTATCTTAGTGATAAATTTTATAACCCTATAACAAATAAAGAACAATATTACGCTGAATACTTTTTAGAGCAATTTGCATTGGTTAATAGCTTAACTACAACTATAATGACAGAAAGACATGCTAGTCTATATAAAGATTTTGACCAATATATAAGTACTATGACTAAAATAGAAACAGAATTCAAAGAAGAATTTGAACATGAAAAATCTGTTTTCTTAGAACAGAATGGGAATAATTTAAACTTTGTTTACAATAACTTAAATAATATTCCTTATTCTAATGTAGTATTAGGAGCTTTATATGTAATAAGAGATTATGCTAAATACTTGTCTCCATTATCAGGAGTATCAGTTGTATTTGATTTAGATTATAATGATATACAAGGTTTAAGAGCTATGTATTTTAAAACTAATTATTATGCAGGTAATACAACATTAGAAAATCCTATGAATTTTAGAACAAGTAATGATATATATGCTAATGCATTAATAGATGATGTCATTAAAAGAGCTATCAAATCAATAAATTTAGAAAAGTATAAAGGTAGACTATATAATCAATATATAGCTATACAAATAGAATCAGAAGTAGTAAAAGCTTTAAATTCTATGAAAGGGAAGCTCTTTAAGGAATATACTATAAATAGAGTTGGTTTTAAAAAGACAGACGCTACATCTGGATATATAATAATAGATTATAGTTTTGTACCATATGGGACATTAGAATCTATTAGTGTAATAATGGGGGTGTAATATGAATAATTTAGAATTGCTATTAAATGAAAGTGAAAAGTTTGCTGAGAATTTAATAGCTAAGAAAAGCAATAAAAAAGATAACTGCGAAGAACCATGTGGTGGAACAGCAGTAAATATGCAAAGAGCAAAAAAGGGTGCTAGTTTATATGATTTCTTAGATATGTTAGCAATAATAGTTGACTATGCTATGTCTGATATGAATGTAAAATTTATAACAGATGAAGAAGAAATTAAATTAATAGACCCTGAAATTTCATTTAACCATCCTTATATATCTTATAGAGTCATTTCTAGAAAACCAAATAATGAATATAAGCCAATAGTTAGGGAAGAAATTATAGAACATGATGAACATAATGAACAAAGATTAGGTACTATTAGAGGTATCGGTTTTGATTGTATTGTACAATTTAATGTCTTTGCAAGTGAAAATAAGGTCGCAAATAAAGTAATGGAAACATTTGAAGAGCTAATGCTATCTTATGCTGGTTACTTTATGGAACAAGGAGTTAGACAAGTTTACTTTAAAGAACAAATAACAGATACTGATTATAATAACTTCCGTGATGTTCTATCTATAAGAAATCTACGTTATTATGTAGAGATAGAGAAATTAATGGTAATATTCAATAGAAGAATCTCCGATTCATTGTTATACGGAGACATAATTGAAGATAAAACAACTAAAAAATAACCCAATTGAGGAGGAATGCTATAATGGCAAGCACAGGAATATTCGATAATGATTTAATCCTTCCTGGTGTTATAACTGAAATAATACCAGATTACGCACAAGATTATGATACTAGTTCATTTGGAACTACAGAATCAGTTACAATAATAGGTACTGCATTTAATGGACCAGTAGGAAGAGTAACACCTATATTCTCTCCTGAACATGCAAAATACATATTCGGTGATTCATTTGACCCTACTACAAGAAGAGAAGCTTCTCTAGTTGCAGAAGTTTACGATGCTTGGGAAAGAGGATGTAGAACTATATACGGTATAAGAGTTTCAGGTAAAGAAATATATAAAGATTACTCTTTTGCTACAGAAACAAAATTAAAATTAAGAGTTAGTGGTATATTCCCATCTAACGACAATAAAGAAGTTTATATGAACTTCGCTACTACTCAAGCTGAAAATGGAGAAGTTGGTAGTATAAAAATATATAAACCAGCTGATAGAAGTAACATGAAAGAAAAGATGCAAGGTTTAGTATTAAACCAAAATCAAATGTTAGTTACTGAAGTTAAATTATCTGGTTATGGAATAACTAAAGATTCAAGATTAGTAGATGTTATAAACATAGTTAATGGAACTGAAAACAACAATGTATTAAGATTAGCTATAGTTAATGAAGATGGTGCTGATGTTACTACTTCTTCTAAAGAAGCTCAATCATTATCTGTTGGAGTTATGTTCCCAGGTTTATACACTATAGGTAGAGATAAAGCTGCTGCTGAAGTTACTGTTAAAACTGAAGTAGGATATATTTTATCAAGTGTAGCTAAACCTCATGGTAACTATCAAGAAGCTATATGGAAAGAGCTTGTAATAAATACTGATGTATCTGCTTCTTATCCTATATATGCTAAGTCTAACGGAGATTTAAATACTTTATTAGGAGCTGTTACTACAGATGCTGCTGGTGAGTGGTTAAAAGCTGTTGGAGTTATAGATAAAATAGCTGAAAAAGACAAAGTAGATTACGAAGAAGCTGAATTAGATGAATTTGATTTATATCAAAGACTAGGTTCAGGTTTCGCTCAAACTGCTAAAATAATAGAAGTTAAAAACAATGATGGACACACTAAAGGATACAAAGTTACTGTACCAGATTCTAATGATGAAAACAGAGTTATATCTATACCAGATGGAATATACTCTATGTTAGAAAACCACTCTACAAACTACACAGTAATGTCTAATGCTAATGCTGAGACAAAAGTTTCTGGTAAGCTTCCTAGAAAAGATGCTTTCAAAAAGAGAAAAGCAGGAGTTATAAACTTAAAAGATAACGGAACTAACGTTATAGAGTTAACAGCTAAAATAGATGAAAGAGATTTCTCTGATGCTATTAAATATAATGTAGAAGTTATATCTGTTGAAGAAGGTTTAGACCAAGCAAAAGTATTATCTAAATTAGCTACAGATGTTAAGTATGAAAGAATAACTACAGTAACTAAAGATGAAGCTAACAATGTTAAATTCGCTGAAGGTACTATGGTTATGGTAATAGAAGAAACTTTAGTTGACGTATTATTAGTAGATAGAGCTATGGCTGATGTTACTTTTAACTTAAAGACTATGCAAAATGGTGTACTAGTAGAAGCTCCTCAATCAGGAAACTTCATAGTAGAAGTTGAAGATAAATTATACGCTGTTGAATACGAAAAAGAGTCAGCTAAGTTCAAAATCAAATCTGTACAAGAAGATTCTTATGTAATAGGTACTTGTGGAGAAGTTGCTAACGTATATAAAGTTTTAGCTGACAATGAGTTAGAACCAGTTGCAGTTCTTGGACAAATAGCTAACAGAGAATTAGAAGAAGATTATACAATATGCTTCGTTGAAATATTAGCTGATAAAGCTACTATAAAAATATTCTCTACAGAAGCTCAATGGATGAACTATGATGAGTTAGTAGAAAAGTTAAATGAAGATTCAGTATTTAGTGAATTATTCACTGCTGTTGCTTTCACTCCAGACGTAGAAGTTGCTGCTAAATTAACTGGAGAAGGTGTAGATAAAGGAGATACATTCTACGATACTACAATGTATATACCTTATACTACTTCTGATAACTTTGCTAGACATTTAGCTCAACACTGTACTTATACATCTTTAAAGACTTACCCAACTCACGGTATAATAGGATGCTCTAAGTTAAACGGTGTAAACTTAGCAACAGTTGCAGATAGAGTTAATGAAATATTAGCTTTAGACTTAGACTTATATGCTAAGAGACCTAACGGAAATAACATGTTAAATAATAATAACGTGCCACATCCAATAGGAAGATGTATATCTGTACCATTCATGCAATATACAGTAACAACAGGTAATGGATACAACTATGTATCAAATGGTGCTGCTGGATACGCTGGTATGGTTTCTACATTAGCAGCTGATAGAAGTTCAACTAACCAACCAATAAATATACCAAACTTAGCTTTCGAGTTATCTAACTACCAATTATCTAAATTAACTGGTAAAGGCGTTGTAACTTGTAAGAGAACTACTCAAGGATTAGTTATAACAGATGGTATAACAATGGCTCCAGTTGATTCTGCTTATAGAAGACTTTCAACTACTAAAGTTATAAATGTTGTTGATAGAGAGTTAAGAAAAGTTATAGAACCATTCATAGGTTTACAAGATAACTTAGCTACAATAAACTCTTTAAATACTGCTATAACTTCAGTATTAAATAAATTAAAAGAAAACTTAATAAGCTACTATGAATTTAAAATAGTAACTGACCAAGCTTCTTCTAGATTAGGTATCGTTAAGATACAATACGTTATAGTACCAACTAACGAAATCAGAGAAGTTAGAAATACAGTTTCTGTTCAAGAATCTAAGTAATAGTGTGAGAGGTTTAACACCTCTCCCTATATTAACCTAATAAATTAAAGGAGGAATGTTCTTATGGCTAACAACATGTCAAGTGAACAATATACTAAAACGTATACTACTTTTGGTGGTAGTGATATCGTTGCAACTTTCAATGGTAAAGTTATAGGAGAATTACAAGCTATAACTTATTCTATAACAAGAGAAAAAGTACCTGTTTATACAATGGGGTCTGCTGAGCCTCGTTCATTCTCAAGAGGTAAAAGAGGTATAGCTGGTAACTTAGTATTCGTTACTTTCAACAGAGATGCTTTATTAGAAGAATTATCTGATGGACCACAAATACAAAAATATCAAGCAAATGAATACAGCAGAACAAATGGTGATTCAGGAGCTATGCAATTTACTTCTATAGAAGAATGGGATGCTCATATGAGTTCTTTAGCTTCAGGAAGTTCTTCTTCTAAGGGAACTACTGGTAAAACTCCATCTGATTTAGTTAAAAAGTATAAGCCAAGATATGCTGATGAAATATTACCATTCGATATAACAATAACTTTCGCTAATGAATATGGTAACATGGCTTCTACTGTTTTATACGGAGTTGAGCTATTAAATGAAGGTACTGGATACTCTATAGATGCTCCAACTTCAGAAAGAGCTTATACATTCGTATGTCGTTCAGTTGAAACAATGAAACCAATAGACGAAACAAATAGAGGATTTATAAGTACTACTTGGTAGTAATAATAGAGGGAGAGCAATCTCTCTCTTTTTTATTGCTCATATATTATAACTATTAACTTATACAAAGGAGGATAATATGGCTAATTTTGAAATTAAAGGTTATGATAGTTATTCAGGTTGCGATATCGTAGTTACTGCTAGATTATCTACACTTAATAACTCAACTAAAAAATTAGAAGAAAAGATATATACACTTGGCTCTTTACAAACTTTATCTGTTTCTACTCATCAAGATAAAAAACCTGTAAGAGTTATAGGAAGCATGAATGCTTTAGATTACACTATGGGGCAACGTACTATAGCTGGGTCTTTAGTATTTGCTGTTTTTGACAAACACTTTGCAACAGAAATGTTTAATGATTTAGAAGCCGCTACAGGTAAAACATTCTTTTTACCAGATGAACTACCTGCTATGGATATAACTATTACATTCGCTAATGAATATGGTAGAACTTCTAGAATGGCTATATACGGATTAAGAATTATAAACGAAGGACAAGTAATGTCTATTAATGATTTATATACAGAAAATACATATCAATTCGTAGCTACTGCTATGGAACCATTAAAGAAATACAATGGAGGTGGCTCTTCATCTAGTAGACAAAATGAGGCTCAAATTGCTTCTGTATTTAATTTAGATGATATTCCAGTAGCTTATACTGGAGAAGATATATGGACACAAGGATGTATTAATGAAAATGAAAGCCTTAAAAGAGTGCTATTAACAGCAGAAATAGACCAACCTATTTATGAAGGTCAAGAAGGTATAGTTAAATTTACTTTATCACCTAATCAATCTTCTGGTGTGATTTATATATATCATCAAATTCAAAATAAAATATACTCAGAATTACATGTAGATGGTAAAGCTCTATACACTTCTTATTTGGATGCAGGTTTATATTCTGCTTGGTATGAAGACAAAGGACAAACTTTATCTAATACTGTTACATTCTCTGTAGATAATTTAGGAGAACATAATTCAAATTATGATGATTCACCTAATATTGATAACATAACTGATTCTACAATAAAAATAACTTGTAATAATCCTACACATACAATAGGTGTTTGTATAAACTCTTTAGATGGTTCTACTATAGAATTAGAACTAACAAATAGAAATTGCACTTTTAGAAACTTGATTAATAACACAAGTTACGTAGTTTATACTAGAGACAATAATGCTACATCTAAAACTATTGTTACAAAAACATTGGCACCAGAAGAAAGTTTTGTATCTGGTTTTAAAAGCTATGTAAGATTTAATAACTCTTTATTGTTTACAGATTTAGATGCTTATGAGAGTATACTTGATGAAATAAAAGAATCAGATGATTTAATATATTCATTAGAACGTAATCAAGATATAAAAGCTAAAGAGTTAATGTATATGGCTGTTAAATATAAAAATGAGTTTACTACAGCTATTAATAGTCATAAGATAGAATCAATGCCACAAAAGAATCTTAGTAATATATATGGTAATTCATTTAAATTTGATACAGGTGTTACTAAAGCTAATATATTCTTACTTAAAAATAAGAAAGAGTATTATGAGTATTCAGAACAGTATCCAAATGAAATGACTTATACAGGAAAGTCTAATAGAAGTTATAATGTCGTAGCTATTACTAATGACTTTGCTAAATCACCTAAATATTTATTTTATTCTTTCAGCGATAATGATAAGTCTAGAATAGATACTTTATATGGAGACGCTAATATTCTTAATAATATAGATTTAACAGAATATATGGACCCATCTAAAAAATATTCAAATATAGCTTTAAAATGTTTAGCTGTAAAGAATAATAAAAATATAGATGTTAAGTTACTACAAGCTCCTAATGTTATTTTAGATGAAGAATTAAATATAACAGTAGATGTTAATAATAGTGATTTAATAGGAAAGAAAGATAATGAATATTATCTAGTTATATCTAATCTGGAGCAAAGTTTAGATAAGACGCCTTTTAGAAAAATAAAGATAACAGACAAAGATGAAATTGTGTTTGCTAATAAGTATTTAACAGCTATTAATCATAAAGATACATATGCTATATGGATAGAAGACCAAAACTTTAATATAGTTTCAGAAATTGCATTTGTATCAAAGAATGAAGAAGTAATTGATTTTAATTCATCTCAATTAGAAGATGCAATACAAAAGATTGTATCTAAAGTTGAATTTAATTTAGGTAAAACTAATTCTATGGCAGATGTACATTCTTCTGTATTAAATAAAGATACTTCTATAAAAAATGTTCATTATGATATGATTCAGTCTATAGTAGATTTAAAATTAAATAATACTTTAGCAATATTAGAAATCTTAAAAATAAAGTTCAATGATTTGTATATAAATCAAGATAAATATAGAACAGTAACATACGATGGAGTCAAAGTTACATTTGATAATTTTAATAATGCTCAATTAGTACATATAGGCTTTAAGAAAGATTCAGATTATATAATAGAGGTTATAGACGAAGACTCAATGATAGTAGATAATAATTATTTATATAATCTATATTATGTAATAGATAATAATCCTGTTATCAAATCAGGCTTTGTTTTAATAGCTAATGAAAAAGCAACATCTCATTTAATAAGATTGGAGGAGATATAATGAAAAAGAAACCGTACTTTACTTACGGGGTCAATATGAGTGCATCTGATAGAGATTTAGTAACAAGTACTACTATGTATAATGGTCAGTTAAAGAGATATTTCTCTAGTTTAGATGCAGAGGTGTTTATAGGAGGAGAAAGAATATTAGATATAGTAAGATTAGATTTTTCTTATGAAGAAAAGAAAATGCCTTTCTATGGATTTAATAGCTTTTGGCCATCTAGAATATTTGTAGGTCAAAAAATAATACAAGGTACTTTTGCTATTAATTTTACGGAACCAGGTTATATTGCAAAGTTATTGCAAAAGATAGATGGTTCTAAAGCTCAAGACTCTGCATCACTAGTTGGTCAATCTTGTAGTTTAGAAAACTCACCTCTATTTGGTAAAGCATTTGATATACTTGTTGGATATGGTGGATTTAATGTAGAGAATGAAGCATCATTTAAAAATACACATCAAATATTAGAAGGTGTAATGGTAAATGGTTACAGTCAAATATTAGATACATCAGGTGAACCAGTAATGGAAGTATATAGTTTTATAGCAAAAAATCTAAAGTATGGAGGTTATAAATTTGATAGAAATAGTTACAACGACGACATTGGTAGCAATAATAGTAATATTGGTTCGTCTGGTCCAACAACTTTAGGTGGAATGGAGATTGTAGAAAAAAGATTTTCTGGAGAAGTTGCAGATTTAAGAAATAGATGTTCAAAAGATAATACTTTCTTAGGAGTAATAGTTGATGTTACTAATGCACTACATAAAGATAATAAATCTCATATTTATATAGACTTTGCATTTTTAAATGATAACAATACTTATGTTAAAGATAATGTGAATTTAACTATACATGATAATGAATTAGATATATCAGAAACATATACTTTAGTAAAGAAGAAAGATAATACTTTTGGATACATACTGGATGAACAAAAAACTGCAAAAGTAAAAGACAAGTTAACTGGTAAAAAAGGTTCTCAAAAATTAATAAGTTGTTCTATATCAGGAGCATTTATGCATAATGGCAAGCGTGAACCATTTAATAAGAAAGTATGTATGCGTCCAGGTACAAATTATTAACATATAATAAAAACATAAAATAAAAATAATGGAGGAATTTAATATGAAAAAAGATACAGTTAAAAAGACTACTTCTACTAAGAAAAAAGCAATAGAAGAAAAAACAACTGAGGTTGTTGAAGAAGTAATAGAATTAACTCCAGCAGAAATAGCTGCTGAAAAATTAAAAGAAATACATGGTGATGTATTCATAACTACTGTAGCAGGAGTACAAGTAGTATGGAGAAAATTAAAAAGAAGTGAATATAAAGAAGCTATGTCAATAAAGTTTGATGAAAATGAAGATATAAATTATTTTGAAAGACAAGACTTTATGGCTAAGAAAGTTATATTATATCCAGAGAATGTAGATTCATTATTAGAAGATTATGCAGGAATATCTGATATTATAGCTACAGAAACAATGGTTAAAACAGGTTTCGGTATAGCAAATACAAAGGCTGTTAAATAGATGAAAATAAGTTCTCAGAATCAAAAACAATCTGTTAAAGATTTTGATGATTTGATTAAAAGCTTTTTAGATAAATACGGCAATATATTCTTTTCTGAAATAGATGGACAAATATTTATATATAAGCCTTTAGGAAGAAAGGCATATAAAGATATAGTTAATAATCAGAATATAAGTGATTTAGATAAAGAAGATTTAATATGTGAAGAAACAATAATATGGCCAGAAGGTTACAATGCAGATGATTATGATGCAGGTATACCTTCTAAGCTATATGAAGAAATATTAGTTAACTCTTTCTTATCTAGTACTGAAGATATGGTTCATTTATTAGAAGCATGTAGAGAAGAGACAGAACAATTAGATGTTCAAATGAGCTGTATAATAAGTGAAGCTTTCCCTGCATACGATATGGATGAAATAGAATCATGGGATATGATTAAGTTTTGTAGAATGTTTTCTAAAGCTGAATGGAAACTAAAGAATATGAGAAGCCTTGAAATGAATGAAGATGTTGTAGGTTTCTTAAAACAAGCTATGGGTGTGGAACCTGAAGAGAGTAATAATACTACTAAGAGTGCTCCACAACAATCTCAAAATAATAATAGTAATAATGGAAAAATAAAAGTAGGAAATAGAGAAATGACTAAAGAAGAGTATCAACAATATCTAGATTTCCAAAGAGCTAATCCTCAAATAGATTGGGGAGCAGATGCTATGTTTACTGGTTATGAAACTCAAACTACTGTACCTATTCCATTAAGACCAAGAAGATAAAAATATAAAGAGGTGAATATATTTGTCTAAAAAAAGAAGAGATAAAGAACATGACTCTTCTACCGTAGGCAAAGTCGCTAAAGTTGGAGCAGCTGCATTAGCCGTAGGGGTGGGTGCAGCTGCTTTTAATAATATAGGATTAACTCGTAAACTAACTTCTGAAGTTCTTCCTGCTTTAGGTTCTACTACAAAACAAGTATCTAAAGATTTAAGAGGTTATAAATCTAAGCGACAAGGTCTAGATAGAAGATTACAAGCCAAAGATATTAAAAACATTTACAATAATCATTTAAAAGCTAATAAGACTTTTAAAAATGAATTAGCTCTTAGAACTAAAAAAGAAGCTCTTAGAATTAATACAGATAACAAAAGACTTAGCTTAGCTGGACAACTCAAAAATATTAAACAAGTTATAAATAACGATTTAGGTCATAAACTTAAGTCAGGTTTAGAATCAGATTTACAACAAAGATTCATAGAAGAACTTGCTTTAAAATATAAAGATAAAGCATCATTTGAAGATATTAAAACATTAGCTAGTTCTGCATATAAAGATATAAATACTAATTTCGTTAAAGGTAAAGACGGTAAAAACTCTTATTCTGATTTCTTAGATAAAAGATTTAAAGCAGCAGGTCTTTCTGATAATAAACAAGAATTCTTAGACCTAGTATTTAAAAGCAAAAATGAAATAGAAGAACGTGTAGCAAGAGCTTCTACTATACAACCAGTTAGAGATAAGATAGCCGATAAATTAATGGATACCTTAAGCGAAAATAAAAAAAGAGGACAAGGTATCTTTGGTAAAATAGATAAAGTTTTAAATATAGATTCAGAAATGGCTTTTAAAGGTTATAGAACAGCTACTCTTGATGAAGTATTAGAAGCTTATAGTAAAGATGAAAATCTATTTGCAAAACAAGATATACATAAAAGAATTAAAAATAATTTTAATAAGACAAGTAGATATGAAGAAATAAATTTAATGGAAGAGCTATCTAGACTTAAAGATAAACATGACTTAGGAAATGTATTATTTGATAAGTCTATAAAGATAGACAAAGATGGAAACTTATTCAGTACTGTAGAATTTGATATGGCTGTTAAGAAGCAAGTTGATAAATTTTCTTCTACTTTGCCTGGTAAATTATTTGCTGGTGTAGATATAAGACTGCAATCTGAAGTTCCTATTATGGAGATTTTTAAAGCAGGGTCTACAGGAAAAGAAGCAGCTTATGAAATGGGTAATAACGGTACAATGCTTCGTAACTCTAAGGTTGCTATTGGAAATGCAAATACAGGTCAAGCTAAATTATATAGTTTATTTGTAGATGCAGATGGTAATTTACAACTTAATGATGAAGTATTAGCAGAAGGTCATATAAGAAATAACTCACATGGTAAATCTGCTAGACTTAATAAAGAAATGGTTGGTACTAATATTAATCCATTAGAAAGAGATACAAGTTTTATTGCAGAAGCATTAGATATAATGCAAGATGGTCAGCCTACACATGAAACAAGATTAAAGGCTTGGTTAAATAGAAAAAATAATGATGACTGGAAAAAGAATATTTTAAAAAGCAATAAAAGATTATATACTAGCGATGCATCTATGTCAAAGAAGATAGATGTTTTAACAGCTGAATATTTAATTAAAAATGGTGGAGATGAATTAGAAGCAAAAGCAGCAGTTGTTTCTAAAATATTAGAAGACCAAAAAGAAATATCAGCAATGCTTAATGACTTAACAGCATCTAAACAAATTAATAATCAAACTATATCAAACTTAATAGAGTCTGGACATATTACAGACGAAGGCTCTTTAAAGATATTAAATCTATTAAATAATAAAGAGTATCTTAACACTTCTGAATTAATAGAATCATTAAGTATAGACCATGAAGGTCAAGTTACTAAATTTTTTAATAAAGATTTAGAGAATATAGTCAATAGAGGATATGTAAATGCGGACCATATTTCTAATATGCAAAATATATCTCAAACTAGAACTCAAACATTCTTAGGTAAGAATTTAGAATACACAAATGTATTAGATGTAGAAGATGTTCTTAGAAGAGAAGCTGTTAAAGAAGTTATGTTAAGAGAAGCTAGTGAATATAGTCAAGGTGTTTATGATTCTTATATGCCTACTAAAAAAGGTATGACTAAAATAGAACAGATACTTCAAAACAGTAATTTAGATGGAATTGAGAAAAAGAATTTATCATATGTTACTGATTGGGGATTATTACAGTCTATAACTAAGTTAGCTAATGATACAGATGATGCATTAAATCTAGATAAGATGATAGGACCTAATGGCTCTTTAACTTATTTTGATTCTCTTATGAAGACTAATGACCATTTTAAATTCAGATATACATCTATGTTAGATGATTTAGCATCAAGACATTCAGTGTATGATTCTGAAATAATAGGTAACATTAACGAAATATATTTCAATGAATATAACAATTATACATTCATGAAAAATAGTGTAATTAAAGATTTTAACTTTAATAGCTTAGAAGGTATCAATGAATCTATTAAACAGTTAGGTAAAGAATTAACTGCTGGTAGACATGATATGAAAAACTATACCACTTTAACTCAAATACCTCAATTTATGAATGCAAGACTTATGTGGGGTATTGATGCAGTAGGTTTAGGATTTTCTAGTGATAGTACAGGCTCTACACAAGATTTAATTAAGAATATAATGATGAAGAGAGTGCTTCCTGTAGCAGGAGCATTTGCGTTATATGATTATTTAGATTATGAATCTGAGAACATTACTGGTATTTCTATGACTGGAGCTATGGCTAATTCTATAGCAAATATAGATATGGCTACTAGAAGATTAGCTTATGCTACTGGTGCAGGACAAGCTATTGATTGGCTTAAAGAATCATCAGTATGGGGAGAATACTGGACAGGTTCTACTGATTTTCAAACTGCTGAAGAAAGAGCCGATTGGTATGAAAATGGTTATAGTGCAGTAAGAGGAGGACGTTTCTGGGGATTTGGTTCTACTTCAGAATTTAGAGGTTCTGCTATTCAGTATTATCAACCTAACTATTTAAAGAGAGCTCACAGTAACTGGAAAGAAATTGGTATATATGGTTCAGCTGAAGAGAAATTTAAACATTCTTGGTTACCGTCTCTTAGACATCCACTTTCTCCTATAAGAGCTTTAATGGACCCTTATTGGTTAGAGAAAAAGAATATGGATGAAAGACCGTATCCTTTAACAGGTAAACTATTTAGTGAAGGAACTCCATGGGGAGCAGTATTAAATCCTACAATAGGAGAAATGATAAAGCCTGTTAGAATGTTACCTGAAATTAAAAAAAGATTAGGTAAAGACGGTAGAGATATTAGAACAGTAGTACAAGGAATAAATGAACGTATTAAAGGTAGAGCTAATAAAAATGATGATATGCTTATCCTTAGAGGAACAGATATAAGAACAGCTACTTATACTCCATATGCTAATACAGGCGATGGTTATATGAATATCCAATTTAATAATGGTCAAGTAATGGCTCCTGGTATAGGATTTATGGATGGAATAAGTAAACTTAATAATGCTGGTATTGTAGCTACAGGACAAGTACAAGGTCAAATAGATTTACCTACATTAGACCCAAATGGTGAGTTAATACAAGAAATAGCTTCAGTATCATATGATGCTAATCAAGCTGTTAATGGAATAGTAAGTGCTATTAATAACAACATTAAAAAATTAGCCGCTAGATTTGGAGGATATCAAGAAACTAATCCAGCATATACAATGGGAACTATGCCCGATAGAACTCAAGGTACATATGTATATACTAACTTAGTTAATAAACGTAATCAATTTAATAGCGAATATTATGCTTCTATTAGTAATCCAGGTATGATAGACAAGAGTTTAATTAATGACTATATAAAAGATGCTACATATTCTATGGGACAACTTAGTGGTATATATGGATTCTTAAATGATTTTGTTTTTGGTGAAACATCTTATAGTTTTAGATATGAAAATGCAGGTCAAATGACTTCATTCTCTAGACACTTCTGGGATGCACAAGTCGGAGGCGTAGGTGGAGGATTCATGGAAATCGCTAGACGTTTCTTTGCATCAGAAGATAAATCTAGAATTAATTATAACCCATTAAGAAACTCTATGCCTGAATGGTTACCTGAAAGATTTTTAACAGGTGATGCTTATGCTTCATTACCTAAAGGAGAAATGAGAATGCCAGGTAAAGGATACGAATCAATACACGATTTACATCCAGACCAATTTGGTGAATATGGTGCATTTGATAGAATGAAGATATTAGGAGATATTGCTCCTACATCTGAAGAATATAAGTTATGGAGAAATATTGCTAGAAATACAGTAACTGATTCTAACTTAGCAAAACAAATGGATGAAATAGAAGAACGTGCTACTAAGATGTCAGGTAAACATGAGTTTTATGATTATAGATATTTCAATAATAATACGGTTCAAAAACATGGTGTTGTTAAAAGCTTTGATGGAAACATAGTAACACTTGTTTCTGGAGAACAATTAAGATTAGGAGGTATAACTCTTAATGAAGAAGCGGATTTATCTATGTTCTTACAAACTGGACAGAAGATACATTATCGTACATCAGCAGATGCTATTAAAAGATTAGAAGACGGTATTGTAACAAATGCTGTAATTTATAAGAAAGAAGGCGGATTTGGTACTAATATCAATAAAGAGCTTATATCTTCTGGTATGGCAGAAAGAGATAAAACAGATAGAACAGCTATAGGATATTTAGCTAACTCTTCTGCAATGCAACAAACATTAGGTGCAGCACAAGAACTTATAGGACATACTAATATACCATTCTTGCATAACAAATATATGAAAATAGAAACTGCAAGAGAGTCATTTGTAAATGAGCATGTTTATGGAACATCATTTGCTACTTGGGATAATCCTATAAAAGGTTTTGTTAATCCAGCTTTAAATCAAACATTTGGTCAAAGTTTTGGTAGACATTTAGCCGCAGTAGGTTCATCTGCTTTATACTTTGGTCTTAAGCATGTAGATAATTTAAGTCCTGTTATGAGATATGGAGCAGGAGCATTAATGGCTGGTCTTAATCCAACAGCTTTATTAGGTATGGGTATTGAATTTGGTGCTCAGCTTAGTTTAAAAGCTATTGGTGGAGGAAGCAATATGCTTAATGTAGAAAGAGGTGCCGCTATAGGTTCTGTAGTAGGGACTGTAGGATGGGGATTAGCTAATGCTGAAAATCCATTTAAAGCAGCAGCTTCATTTGCAGTAGCTGGAGAAAGTATAGCTAGATATTTAAAGGTAGAAGACGTATTTGATAACTGGGGAAGTGGAAAAGGAGCCTTAATAGGTGCAGGTATAGGTTTAGCTATATCAGCTATTAAAAATCCTAAATTCTCTAAAGATATGTTTAGGTTTAAATTGATTCCTGAAGAAACAGAAAAGAAATGGGAATTAGATGAGTACTTTGATAGACTTGAATACATTAAGTATAAAGGACTGTATGAGCAAGCAGCTACTAGAGCTTTCTTGTTTGAAGGAAATATAAATTTAGATAGGATATTTAGAAAAATAGATAAAAATAAAGAGAAAATAGCAAAGCTTACAAGAAAAGCGGAAAAGTTGAGTAATAAACATACAGCAGGTGGTTATAAATACGAGCAAAAAATGAACGAGATTAATAATAAAATAGAGGCTCTACAAAACCAACAAACTGCTTTCCGTGGTGGTAAGTATACAAAGGCAGCTGTATCTTATCGTAAGGCTATGGAATCTACTATCTATGGATTATCCGAAAGTGCTACACCCGATGAAATATTAGCATCTGTTCCTGTACAATATAGAGACCATTATATGGCTTTTATGAATGAAAGCTCAGCAAAGGAACGTAAAAAGATACTAAAACAACTTCCTGAATATCTTAGAAAACCATTGCAAGTTGCATGGGGAGAAAAGCCAGATAAACTAGATAGTAATCTTAAGTTTTTCAAGAATCATGCTATGCCAGGTATGGCGTGGAGAGGATGGAAGCCTAACGTTAATTTAAAACACGTTAAAATGAAAACCATTCAGAATGAAGGTATGTTGTTATCAGATTTCGGATATTATGAATCCGAAAAGTCAAAGATGGAGTATCATATGGCTTCTGGTATAGAAAACTTCGACAAAGGACAAGGTGCAATAAGTTATATATCTAATATGACAGGGGCACTATCTGGCTTAGGAATGTCAGTACAAAATATATCAGTAGAACCAACATCTGCTCCAGGATTATGGATTGCAGCCGACATAAAACAGACAGCTAATGACGTAAGCAAAATAGGAAGTTATGCGGTGAATTCGGGCATACAATCTTTAACTTCACTATTATTCTAAAATATAAGGGGATGATTACAATGACGCAAGCACTTACTCTTGATGCTACTATCGTTGTGGCAATAATATCTTTATTTGGGGTTATATATACTTCAAAAATGAGTATGCTTACAGAAATGAATAAGCAACTTATGATAGAAATGAAAGAGTTAAAAGCACAGCATACTGCTGAAACAGAAAGACTTGAAAATAAGATTTCTATTCTAACAGAGGAAAACATAGAACTTAAGAATCAAATATTTGAATTAAAATTAGTTCTTAAGACTAATGAAATTAAAGAAGAATCAAAATAATACTTCTTTTTAGACCGTCTATATAGGCGGTCCTTTTTTGTAATAATATAATAATATTATAATAACGTATAGAAAGGATGAAAAGATGGCTAGAAATAATAAGAATACTTATATATATAAAACACAACAAGATAGTATAAGACGTGCTAATGAAAGACGTAAATCAATAGATAAATATGATAATGATAAAATTAATTTAGTTAAAGAAGATATAGCTAACATATTCCAAGAAATGTTTAAAGGAAAAGAAGTTATAATAAACTCTAATGTAAGTACTATCAATAATTCTTCTAACAATTTTAAAGGAAAACAAGTTGATAAAGATTATGAATATAGTCAAATTACAGAAGCTATTAAAAAACTATACGATAATAATTTTTATGATGTTGTATCTGGTAAAATAAGTACAGCTGAACAATTGATGATGAAGTCTATAGAAAATAACGTAAAACTTCAAATGATTAATCAAGCAGGTAAATCAAATGAAAGTTTACATTTATTTAATGAAAAAATGAAATATATGAAAGAATTAAAAAAAGAAAATGGTACATTCATAGCGTATGACTTAGAAACACTTGGAGGCAAAGATGCTCATGGCGTTTGGAGACCTACTCATATAACTGAATTCTCTATGCATCAATACGACTCTAAAGGAAATAAGATAGACGGTAAAAAGATAGATATCCTTATGGGTTGGAGAGATAAAGATGAAGCAGAACATTTATTTAAAAGAATTAAGACAGCTATTAAAGATGGGACTATAGATTATGACGAGGAACTTAGAGTCGCTGCTCATAGATTAAGTTTATATGGTCATGATAAAGTTACTTCTGTATTTGATAATAAATTAGGAGTATATAAAACTAATAGTTTTATAGATAGTAAATATGGAGACCATAAAGATTTAGATAGAATAAGAAAAGGTATAGATTTCTTTTTAGATATAGGTAAGAAAACTGGTGTAGATGAACATGGTGTTCCTTTAGATGTTAAACTTATGATGCAAACAATAGCAGATGCTAATAATTTATTAAATGATAAAAATAAATATGCTATGCTTGTTGACTATAATGGTAGTATGTTTGATAAGCCTATAATAGATTCATTTGGAAATAAATTTATAGCACAACATCCTTCATTAAAAAATTTATTTGATAATGGAGAATTTTCATTGAATGCTCCTGGATATAAACATATGGATGCTCAAGGTGCTTTGCAACATTTTAGAAATAATTTTTCTACTAAAGCATTATTAGGAGATAAAGTACATGAAATAGATGAGGCTAGACTTAATAGACAAGAACATTATGTTAAAGCATTATATTCTAAACAATTTAAAGATTTAGGATTAAAACCACATGAAGCGTCTTCAGACGTTACTGCTTTATCATTCTTCTTTACTCAAGATGCAGAAGGATTAGGTATGCCTCTTATAGATTATATAGCAGAAAAGTTAAATCCAATAGCTAACTCTAAAAAAGTACATAACTTAGAAGCAGGTCAACATATCTTAAAAGCTAAAGGATATTACAATGGAACTTATGGTGGAAAGAACATGTTAAACTTTGCAGTAGATAATAGAACTAATAATATATTTACTGCTGATAACCATATGATAAGAAATGGTCAAATATTAAAACAAGATTTTAATGTGGGTGTTGGTTTAAATCAAGGAGCTTATTATCAATTAAATGGTGTTAGACAAATTAAAGCTGGAGACCCTTATCTAAAAACAATGAGCGATATATTTCCTCAATATTCTTCTAGTGATATGTATGCAGTTACATTAAACATGATGACAACAGAAGAGTTTAAAGATACTAGATTAGGTTCATTATCACAAGTTGTTTTATTTAATAGCGAAACAGAGTTACAATCTTTCATGTCTAATACTTTTGATGTTGTTGCAGAAAAAGTAGATGGAGAATTTAAAATATTAAATAGAGATGCTTTTGATATAAGAGAATATGATATGATAAATGGCAAACCTGTATTCAAAGATGTTAATAAAAACTATGCTAAATCAGATAAACAATTAATAAGTGATGCTATAAATCATTCTAATAAAAAGATAACTACATCAAGAGCTGAAAATGCTATTAATGGAGAGAATGCTTACAATAATATAAAAAGAGCATTAGAAATACAAAATATAGCTAAAGACCATTTAGGTAGATATATAAATGATAGAGAAATGAATGGTATAATGTCTCGTAATATATCTGAAGGTAAAATGGCTCTTTCTATACAAGAAGAATTAGCTAATAAAATAACTAAAGTATTAGAACATAAAAACGGTGTTTATGATTCTACAATAGACAACATGTCTACTTACATGAATACTATAAAAGATAGTAGTAATTATTATGCAAAGTTATTAGATGTATTACATAGCAATGAAAAGTTCTCTAGTCAAAAATCTATAACAGTTCAAAAAGAAATGTTTAAAAGAGTAGATAGGCATTTAAGAGAAACTTTAGCTACAAACATATATGAAGATTTTTCTCGTCAAAAGAAAAGCGTATTAGGAGATGAAGCTTTACAAGCACCTATTGAAAGATTTAAATCAATGTTTGAAATAGATTTAGCAGGGATACCTGGAGCTAAAAAGCAACAATATTTTGATTTAGTTAAAGCTAAAGAAAGTGGTTTATTAAGATTAGATTTAGATAAGAACAATGTGGAATATAGTTTAGTATCAGCTGTTAATACAATGCTTCAAGGTGATAAAAAAATAAGACCTCAAGATGAATTCGAATTAACTAATAAAAACTTTAGAAAATTTGTAGACTATATGTTACAAGATAAAGCATTTAAGAAAAGCATAAGTGAAGATTTTCGTTCTGAATTAATTAATATTGCTAATAACGATATGCAATTTAATCATATAGATGTAGCAGGTAGAATGATATCTGAATTTCGTAACATAAAGAAAGTAGACCCATTTGCAGGGATAAAATCTAAGGATTTATATATGAAAGACTTAACTTCTACTTCTGGTTTTATTAATGCTTTAAATGGAGATAAGTTCTTGAATTCAATGGACGACTTAATCAATTCTCATATCAATGATATGGATATAAGACTTATCAATGGAAATAGAAATGCGGCAGAATCTTTTGTTAAAGATAACTTATTAGATTTCTATGTTCCAAAGAATCCTACTAATATAGTTCAAACTAAAGCAAGAGAAGAAATGTCTAATTATTTAACTGACTTAGTTTATTCAGCTGATAAAATAGGGGCCAATATATCTGTAAATAATTATGGAGATATAACTCTTAATAGCAGTGGTAAAATAACTACTTTAAATTTACCTAAAATAAAAGCTGATGGAGATTCTGATGTTTGGTACATTCAAACTGGAAATATGAAAAATAAACTTATAGGAAAGCTTAACATAAATCCGATTCTAGGTGGTAAAAGTGTAGATATGAATGTATCAACTAACTTCGGTGCTGCAATTGGTTCTTATCCTATGAGTAAAACATTAGAGAAGTTTTATGAAGATAATATTTCTGGAAAAGCTACTAAAGAGTCGATGGATTACTTGGAAACAGTAGTTAATACAAGTAAAAAGAAAATAATTAAAAACTCTACTATAAATGGGTTTAACGGAAATGATTTAAATTCTAATAGATTAATAGATGTTTCTAGTATATCTAATGTTTTACAAGAGTTATTTGGTAAGAACGGTAATATGAATTATCTAGTTAAAAACAAGAATTTCCTAGATTCTAATTTACAAGAAGTCTTAGGTAAAGATGTTTCTAGATATATACAATCAGGTAAACCAATAGAAGAACTTGATGCAAATATGACTAAAGATTTAATAAAGAATATGCCACACTTACTTGAGATACTTGGAGTAAGGGCTAATGTACAAGGTACAGAAGTTGAAGAAGTTTTAAAGCAAATATCTTTTACAGGTAATGTAAAACAATCTTCTAGTATGATAGGTGTACTAGGTGATATGTCTTTATTCTCTCCTCATGCCGCTTTAAGTAATTTACAAAGACCTCCTATATTAGCAGCAGGTAATGCAATACCATTAAGAATGGATGCAGTTAAAAAGTTAGAAGGGTCAGGAGTTTTAGCTGGTAACATAGTAAGTACTGCATCAACTGATAAAGCTACTATGAGATATGTAACAGGAGTTGGAGAAACAACTACAGATGTTATGATGAATATAGCTTATGTTTCTACAGATGCATTAGATGTTATTAGAACTAATAATATAGATAAAGTACTTGCATCAAAATCTAATGTAGATAATAACTATAAAGAGCGTATGAATAGTATGTTTGCTAAGTTAAATACTTATGAACAAGAAAGACATATGGATGGTAGAATTGCTGAAAAATTATATGGATTAATGCCTTCTAAAGTTCAGAACATATCAGCATCAAAAGATATAGCATCTGCTATAGAACTTATGACTGAACAAGAAGCTAAAGAACAAGCTGATTTATTAATAGGATTAAGAGGTTCTATAAAGATAGATAAAAGTGGTCAATTATCTTATAAAAGTGCTACTGGTAAATATGTTAAAAGAGGAGACACTATAGTTCAAACATTAGGATTCGGTGATAAATTAGAAGCAATATCTCCTAAAGTGCAACAAGGTGTATTTACTCATAAGTTCATGAAAAGCAATGGTATGTCTTTAACTGATGAAGAAATCACTAAAATCATTAATCAAAATAAATCTATATTTATAGAAAATGGTAAGCTTGTAAGTAATACTAATGCTACAACTAAACTTAGTGATTTATTAGAAAGCAAGTATGAAGCTACAGGATTATATAGAATACAAGACATATCAGCAGCAGGATTTATAAAGCCAACTACATCATCTGCTGAAAAAGGTATGACTAACTTAAACTATATAAAAACAGGTACTTTAGATAAGAATGTAGATAACTTCTTTAAATCTATAGGTATGCAAGATGTATCTAGGCAATCTGTTTTATATGATGAAAGTATAGACGCTATATTAGGTCATGTAGGAAAGAATAAAGTAAAAGCTGGCTTAAAATCTAGTGGATTTAATACAGTTGATGCATTAAAACAAGCTATTAATGTAGAACGTAATAAGTTTAATGAATTCTTAATGGATGATTTATTTGGTGGAAAAGCTCATATGTTTGTTAACGATGGTGTGTTTAAACATGGTGGAGCTGGACAAGTACAATTCGGTATTCTTAATAAAGCTATAGATAATTACATCAAAGCTAATAACGGTAATGTAGAAGATACTCTTGAAAAAGTGGTCGGTATTATTAATAGCAATAAAGAGTTTCAATTCTTATCTACTAAGAACTTAAATACTAATAAAGCAGCTTATACTAAATTTAGTATGCAAAATGGTCGTATATACATGGATGATATGGCTACTAACATAGACAATCTTACTGTATCTAATATAAAAAGTTTAGAAAAACTTATTATGAAAATAGATGAGAAGATTGAAAAATTAGGTGGCGATAAAATTGTTCATAAAGAAGGGTATGTTCAAAAATGGAATAAAAAAACTAAAGAAATGGAAGTAGTTCCAATAGATAAAAATAAACCTTTATTCGGAGATTGGTTAACTCAAGAAATAGATGGTAAGAAAGTATTTGTAACTCCTGTAACAAAAGAGGATGTTAAATTACTTCCTGATGTTGAAACTCAAACAGGTACAGAATCTGAATACTTTAAACTTAAAGACCAATTAATGTCTTTAAAAAGTAGAAAGAATTCTACTGATAACCAATTAGAAAAGCAAAAACTTATAGAAGAAATCGGAGTAATAGAAGCTCAACTTAAGAACTATGAGTCAGTGTCTAAAAGAATGACTGTAGGCTCTACAGAGTTTCAATTACTTGAGAGAATAAGAGTAACTGACCAACATGCTCAACAAATGCAAGACTTAATAGCTAAAGGTGAATTATCTGATGAGATATTAGCATCAGAAGCACTTAAAGGTAAAGTCATAAGAAATAGTAAAGGACAATTACAAGTTGATGAAAAATTAAAAGAACCAGTATTAGACCACTGGTTACAAAGATTTAAAGGGCAACTTACTTTTAATCCTTTAGAAGAATTAAAACTTACTGCTGAGGATGTTGCTAAAGGAGAACCTTTAGAACACTTATCGAATGTATTTGATAGAGCAACTAAATATGGTTATGATATAGGTCAAGATAGTGCTCAAAAATTATATCAATTAGAAATGGCAGATTATGCAGTTAAGTTTAATCAAAATGGTAAAATAACTACTGATAAAATGAAAGATTTAGGTTTCGAAGTTAAGAAGATAGATGAAATCAATTTTGAAGTAGATGAAATAGCTAAAAAGAATTTACTTATAGATTTAGGACCTGAATTTGAAGGGAATAGATTTATAGCTGTAGCTGGTACTGGACATAAGTTAGGTGAAGATGATGAAATCTTAACTAATGGTCAAAAACAAATAAGAGCTTTAGCACATAGATATGATGAATATAAAGATATGCGTCATGACCTAGAAGCTCAAAGAGAAATTAAAGAAAGAGTTGTTGACCAAATAGATGAAGCTAGAACAGCTATTAAAGAAAGTATCTATGGTAAAAATGCTTATGCTGATACTTTAAATAAAATACAAGTAGATGATGTTAATTATAGATATAAAGCATCAGGTGCTGTTACTAGTGAATTCACTCCTGGATTAAATAAAGCTATAAAGAAAAGTTCTTCTGATTTAGAAATTAATAATGACTTATTAAGTACTAGAGTTATTAATGGTAAATCATTAAATGAATGGCATAAAGAAGGAGTTCATTACGATTATAAGTTTGTATCTCTTGAAGCTATGCAAGACATGGGTATGTTTAATGAAGATACTATGAAATTATATGGAGCTAAAGACCGTACTGATATGATTAATAAATTAAAGAAGTTTGGTACTATGGACATAACGGACCGTTATCCAAATAACAAAAATGACTCTATATTAATGACACATGTATTCTTAGATACGGATTTAGTAGGTAATCAGACTAAAGTTGCTGGTGCATCTGGTTTAAAAATGTTACTTGACCATGATGGAGATAGTGTTTCTAGTTTTGCTTTAAGATATAAAGCAGATGATGGTACTATGCTTGATTATGGTATGTTCTTAAATAATCCAGATATGGTTAAACAAAAAAGTCAAAAAGCATATGATACATTTGCTGATATGTTAGCAATAACTACAACTAGAGCTGCTACTGAAAATAAAAAGTGGGCAGAAGATGTTAATGACATATTAATTAAAGATGCAATAAAGAATACTGAAATGGGCGACCTTACAAAAACTGCTTTAGTTCCAGATGGTAAATCTATATTTGGTAAAATAACTCCAGCAGGTATATCTCATATGGATACTATGCAAGGTACAGAAGAAAATAGAAAGCAAATAGATAATCTTCTTACACAAGCTAAAAGTTTTTTAAGTACTAATGATGTAAAAGATATTAAGGCATCCGATTTAGATTTAACTTCAGCTAAGTCAGAAATAGTTTTAGATAAAGCTTTAACTGTAATGGAACAAGCTAAGAATCAAGGTGTAATAAATGAAGATACATTATCTTCTTTTGAGAATTCAGCTATTAAGAAAGTAGCTATTGATAGACTAGCATTACAAAACTCAGCTAATACTGGGGTTGCCACAACTGGTGCTATAAACGTTGCTACTAACTCTATAAAGAAAGCTGCTCATGATACTCTTATAAAACAAGATGCAATGAGTGTTGATATGATAAGAAGTATACTGGATATACCAGAACAGGAAGCTATATCTTCTAAAAAAATAGTATCAGCTTATAATGATACTAGAGGTAGAGAAATGTCAGAAATTCTTAATGATATGTTTGACCCTAGAAAGAATAGAACGTCTACAACTATAGATTCAGAGAATATGACTGATTTAAGAAACTGGTTCAAGGCTCATGCTAAAGATAAAATAGAGTCAGTTTATGATGAATTTGCTCCTAGAATGGATAAAGCAGTTCAAGAGCATATAACAGCTAATCCTAGTCAAAAGTTTGATTATATAATGGACCAATTTACTAATCAATTACAAAGTTTATCTGGAAACGAATATTTCCAAGCTAAGCGTATGAATTATAAGAGCAGAGGTTATGCAGGTATAGGAGCAGGAATGTCAGATGATAGTTACAGTGCTGTTGTTGGTAAAATGATAGGCAAAGCTGATGATTCATTTAATATAAGATACAATGAACAACAACAAATGGTTGAAGAAGCTATTAAAAGACAAAAGAATGCTAGTGAGTTTTATGCTAATACTCAAACAACTAAACAAGTATCAAATGCTATAAGCAATATGGTTGATAGCTTAAGTTCTAGTTCGTTTAAAGTTGGTGGAGGTTTAGCTATGGGTGCATTAGGTTTAGCAGGAGGATTAATGGCGGCAGGATATGCTTCAGGTAATCCATTAAATGATAAACAAGCATCTCAAGTTGCACAAGAGCAACAACCTACACAAACAATGAGTGTTCCAGATTTTATGGATAAACAAGGTGGATTTGTGACGGGTAACAGTCAGCAAGGCTATATAATAAATATAAAGGCCGACACGAAAAAAGGAAGAAAACACATGCAACGAATTATGAAACAAGCTGCTGAAGCTTCAGTAGGAGGAGCAGTAAGTGTTAATATGAATATCAGAAACTCTGGAGAAAAAGGTATAACTGATTCTGATATAGAAAACTTCCTAGAAAGACATTTTTAAGATTGGTGCTTTTAATAGCACCTTTCTTTTATTTATATATTTTTAATTTGAAATAGAGAGGAGAATTATATGTCTGAAATATTAAAAAAATATAAACATATGGCAAATACAAGAAGTGATTATAATACAATCAATAATATAAATTTCATGTTGCCAACTATGGGAGAAATGGTCGAAGAAGATTTAATGAGTGATTTATTAGAACAATTTGTTAACAATGATAGCAATAATGATTTTAAAGACCAAGACAGATTAGATGCCGCTTATTATGTAGAGCAACCTTTTTCTATACAACCTGGTTATCATCCAGTAGAAGCTGCTTTTGTATTAAAAGTAAGAGCATTGGCAGATGCAAAAGATAATGATACTTGGGAATTAAATAAATACGATGGAGATACAACTTCATATTTAGTTGATGATATTGATGATGGCAATGAATCTTTTACTTTTAATGATGGAATAACTTATCGCTCTTTTAAAGATTATTATAAAAAAATGAAAGGTAGTAACAAACTTACTATCAGACATGCAGGTATAAATACTCCTGAAATTCCCCATTTAGAATATCAACCAGTTGCTAAAGAATCTGAAAGAGATAGAATATCAACTATGACTTTCAAAGAACTTAAAGAATTTATGAACAAAAACAATACTGTTCATTATATAAAATATCCTGTCAATAGCGATAAAACAAAAGTTGTTTCTTGGAAAGATGATAAAGAAATAAAGCTATTAAAAGTATACGATGGTAAAAAAATTGTATATCATCAAATACTAGAAACATTAGATGATGAAGCAATAGAATTAAAGATACCTAATGCAAATGCTCAATACAGTTATCATAAAATAGTTATAACAGATGATTCGGATTATAATTCTGTAGTTGATGGATATAAAGCTCAAAATACTGTAAAAAAAATGATAGATAAAGCTAGTGAAATATTATTAGTAGTTGATGCTAATCAATTATCAGTAAATAAGACTGAAAACTATAATAAGACTTTTAACAGCTTATATTACATGACTGATGCAATAGATTATTTAGTTCAAGAATGGGGCAAATCTTACAGAGATATACCTCAAACAAGTTACACTTATAATGCATATGGTGCAGATAAATATACTCGTTCTATGGGTGTTATCTATATAAGAACTGAACACAAAGGTCAAATGGAATGGATAAATTTAAATAAATATGTAGCTTGTAAATCTAATTATGTTGAAACTAATCCAGATTATAATAGTTCTCCAGAATTACAAGAAATGAAAAATGGTATGTCTGAAGCATTTAAGTTATGGTCTTATACTAAAGACAACATAGAATGGTTAGACAGTTTCAATAAATTAACTTCTCAATCTTATAAAGAAAGGATAGAATTACATAAACAATTAACAGGTATAGATTTTACTACAGAAAGAAATTGTGCTCTTATGATAGGAGATACTATGATGTTAGTCCCTCCTGAATCTATAAGAAATGTAACTCAAGTTAATTATGAGAAATTACCTAATATGAGAAGTAAGGGTACAATGGCAAAGCAAATGGGCCAAAATGAACATATGCTTGAAGTAGTATTATACTTCTACGGAGAAAAAGGAATAAACGGTATAAAGAATACAGTTACATTCCCTAATGGTAAAAAACAAGATTATTATATGAATGGACTTAGAAGTTTAATAGCTCAATTTAAAATTGCTCCTTATCTTCCTATAGAAAATGGATATATAAATGATGTTCTAGGTATAGAAGCTGTTACTCTTATGAATATGAATATAGAAACAGTTAAAGGATTCCCTAGATTATATAGAACTGTATTAACTTTAAGAGAATTTAATTACAGAACATTTATGCCAGATTTACCTGTAGATGATGTATATGGAGAAACAGAAGGACAATTAGCTGAATTAAATCCTTTATTCGCTAAATGTTTTAACTGGGAAATATTCAGATATTATTATCAAAGAGCTATTAAAGCAGGAGATGATTTAGCTGGAATAGAAAAAAAATCAGGATATGCATCTTATGATTATAATTATAAATTCTATTCACATAAAAACACTATAATGCCTTGGGACCCATGTGGGTTAAATGAATTAAATAGTTCTAGTGTAAGTTTCTATATACCAGATGAAAATTGGTTAGAACAAGCATTATCTTTAAAGAAAGAAAGAGATGCTAATTATACTTCTAATTTTGCTAATGTATCTTTATCTGTTAATGCAGAAGAATTCTTAACTGATTTAGAAGATTTAAGTCAAGCTATTAATCAAGCTAATAATGTTATTTATTCAGACCCAGATATACAAAATAATAAATTGCAAAAAGCTGTAAGCAATTTTATATCTCAAGATGGTAAAGGAAATAAACAGATACTTGCTGATATACCTAACTTTAAATTTGCAGAAAACCCAGATGAAGACAATGGTGCTTATATAAGAAACATTGCAGATACAACTGCTAATTTCTCTTCTGTTTATATAAAAGACGGAAATAAAGATATAAAGAAATCTAATTTCCAATCACAATATATAGCTCCTATAGCAGATGCTTATTTAGATATAATTAATAACTCTAAATATATGACAGGAATGTCTGTTAATGAAGCTATAAGATGGGATAGAAATGAAGCAGCTTATAAAATAACTTGGGAGTTTAATATAAGACTTAATGCAGAAAGAATAACTGATGATGATATGTTAGATATCAGAGAAGTTTTATCTAAAGCATCTGGTCAAAAAATGGACAAGATATTTAAAGATAATATTGTAAAAGTTAATTACTCTATGTGGTTTGATGCATGTAATATAAGTTCTTTTACTGGAGAAGTAACTCTTAAAGCAGATATTTCAGGTAAAGGTGGTACTAAAGCAAAAATAAGATTAGGAGATACTGGTTCAAATAATTTATCTACTAATACTTTTAAATTTGAAGATTCATATGATACGGTTGCTTTAGGTTCTATAAATACAGCTTTAAATTCACAAGGAGATACTGTTGGAGAAGTATCAAGCAATGTACAAGATAAAGGTATAGACTTCTATATACATGACTACAAGAATCCAGCTAATATGCCTTTTGTTCCTTATGTAGAAGGAGTGCTTGCTGAAGGTATGGGTGGAACAATGGCTAATAGTTTTACTAATATATCTTTAAAAGCTATAGAAGGTGTAGGTCCTCAGTATTTAGGTGGACAAGATACAATGATAGAATTAAATCTAATAACTGATGATTTAGTGATTGTATCTGCTTTAAATAATCTTCCTATGATGGCGTCAGCTTTAGCTAAAAGATATAAAAGAATATTACCAGCTTGGCCTATTAAAGTAAGAAGTGCTTTAACTAATATGCTAGGGATATCTGAAGTATTAATAGATGCAATAGAAGTTTCTACTGTAGAAGGATATCCAGGTGTTTATTCTATAGCAATGAGATTAACATCTGTAGATAGAACTCAAAGACAAAGAGAAGCTCTTAGAAAATTAGATGTTACTCCTCAAGGAGGAAAAATAGACTATAATGGTCATTCTAATTTAGCTATGAAAAATTACTTCTCGATAGAACAACAATTAGCTCAAGCAGAACTATATCCAGATTTAGATATACCTACAATAGAAGAGTTGGCCAAGTTAGGATATAGATATGTAAAATATACTGGAACTAATAGAGTTTATCCAGACCCAGATTTTTATATAATGTATAACTATCCTTACACTTCTCTTATAATTAAGAAACTTGTTAAAGACAGTATATCTCAACAACTTATAAATACAGAAGAAAAACCTGAAGGAGAAGCATTACAAGAGTTTACTCTTAAGGATACATTAGGTGCAGAAGTTACTGCTAAAATATCTGCTTACACAGGAATGTCTATAAAAGATATACCTAATAAAGAAAATAATCCTGCGGCTACTTATGAGGAAATCTTAAAAGAAAACAAGACTAATGTAAGAGAGAAATTAAAAAATAATAAAAACTTAACAGATGCTCAAAAAAAGCAAGCAGAAGAAACTTATGATTTAATGAATATAATGAAGTATCTTACTATGTGTGATGTTAATGATGGTTGGGAAATAAAGCCTGGTTGGAAAGCAACATTATGCGATGAAAGTACTAATGAGGCAATGAGAAATGCAAATGTTAAGAACGTTTATGCAGAAGATATAAAGAAAAGAAGAAAAGATGCTCTAAGATTAATAGATAATATATTGTTACAACCATTGTCTATGTTTAATAATTTAGATAATGGATTAGAGTATAATCCTAAGATAGCAGTAGATGTAGTTAATGAATTGTTTTATAACAATAAAGACGGTAAAGCATTAATGGAATTATTATTCCCAGGATTACCAATAAAAAAAGCTAAAGTGTCAACTGGTTCTAATTATTTAGGAATAGCTGATAGTGTAAGTTTTAATAAAGACTATTTTAAAAATGTAACTCCATTAAACTTCTTAGCTGGATATACATACGCAGCTGGTTGTGCTTTATCTGGACATGAAGAATATAGGTCTAAATCAACAACAGATAAATGGGGACCTAATCATCATGGATATGGTTCAGAGGGGACATCCGCTATATATGCAGAAGATGAAAAAGTTTTAATGCCATATGCGGTTGAAGATAGAATAGCTGGTGTGTCTAAGTTATCTACTAGAATAGATTCAGCTATTAATAACGGTACTTGTTTTGGTGCATTTAGAATAACTAAATATTCAACTCCTTCAATAGTATCTGATATAGCAGAAAGAACTGATGAATCTATAATGTATGGAGGCCATTTCTACGATGCTACTTATAAAGATATAAATAATGAAAATACAGCATCTAAAAAATTAGTTAAAGCAGGTTTCTTAGACCCTTATTATAACTATAGAGAAGATGAAGAAACATTAAATGATTATAAGAGAAAAATCTTATTATCTAAAACATCTAATACAGAAGCATTCTTAAGAATAATGTTAGTTCATTTAAGAAAATTAATATTAGACGGATTGTTAATATCTGAAATAGATATAATAGCTGAAACATATAAAGAAGTAAGCAATAAAATACTTAATGGTACAGTTAATGTTGAAATAGGGCATGTTACAGATGCAATAACGTCTACTGATTACGGTAAAGCATTAGAAGAGTTAGGATTTAATAGAGAAGAAATGGCTCAATTATTAGTATCTATTAAAGAAGCAAATGAAAGAGGAATGTGTGCTAGAATGATATATCCATTCTTAACAGCTATAACTAAATGCTCTTCTGATATATATTCAACTCTTAAGTTTAGAGATTATGATAAGCTAAATGCTTTAACTGGATACATAGAAGGTGGGAACCAAAACTCTGAATCAAGAAGTACAGTTATTAAATTCTTATCTGCTTTAAGTGGTATAGAATTAACTCTACACAAAGAAGGTAAAAATGAATCTTCTGTATCTGCATCTCAAAAGTTAGTAAATAACTTAATGAAAGATGTTTATATAGCAGCATCTGACGACCCAAGAAGTTATATACTTCATTCATTCTATGATATGCTTGTAAACGATAAGAGAGGTAGATTAGTAAGAGCATTTCCTACATACTATGTAGTATTTGTAGATGAAGGTAGAAAGATAGGTTCTTGGAAGTTACATGATAACTTCTATAATATGTCTTCTATAGCAGAAATACAAGTTGTTAAATCTAGAAAGATAGCGGCAGATACTTGTACGATAACTATGAACAATATGTTTAATAGCTATACAAGAGAACCAGATATAACTACAACTCAACAGTATATGGACATATATGGTTTAAGAGATGTATTTGACTCTATATTCTCACCTCAAAGTTATTTTGAAAAAGAGAAAAGAATTAGATTAAGACAAAATGTACCAGATAAAGTTGTATTACAACCAGGTATAAGAATCCATGTAAGAATGGGTTATTCAGGAGATGGTTCTAAATTACCTGTTGTGTTCAATGGTAAAGTAGCTGAAGTAGAAGTAGGAGATGTTGCTCAAATAGTAGCTCAAGGTGATGGACATGAGCTTATGAATCCTTTAAATGCTTTTGGTGAAATGGAAGTAACAGCTTTAGACCCAGCTCAGTCAGCTATAACATGGTTTAAAGATATCCGTGGTTCATTAGCAGGAGGAGGAGAAAGTCCTCGTGATTTATTAGCTAAGCTATTAACAGCTAAATACGGTGGATGGAAAAAAGTCGCTAATAGTGCGTTTGATGGTCGTTGGTTTAATGATAACCCATTCGGTATAATGCATTTTGGAGACCCTAAGTTTAATAACATATTTGAATTAGGTGAACCTGTCCAAAATTTATATGAAGTATCTGATGAAAATTTATTAAAAGGATTTAATGAATTATATGTTGAAGATACCGCTAAGAAATCTACACCAATAATAAATACTAGTTTACAAGACAAAACTATGTGGGACTTATTACATTTAGCAGCTAATACTGGTTTAGAATATGTTGGAGCAATAAGAGATTTTGGATTTAGAAGTACTATATTCTTAGGAAGACCAAATCATTATTATGCTTATCAATATGCTTTATTAGATAATAAGATTGTTGAAAAGAGAAAGCCATTCCAACAATATCATTATTATGACTCTTATAACGATATAATCTATAACTCTATAAAAGCATCTGAAGCTCAAATGAGAACAAATGCAGTAGGTTTATGGCAATCATCATCTTTATGGTGGGGTAGAGAACAATCTACAGTTGGACCGATATATTTAGATATGAATATATATCCTGAATATCAAAAATCTATGACAGTAGATACTGGACTATTAGCAGCAGGTAACGGAGGTATAGATATACCATTTGTTGACCATTTCTCAGAAGAATGGAACTTAAATCCTAATGATGATAAAGTTAATAAGCAAACAGCTTGGAGAGTTACAGCTAATGCATTAAAGAATTCAGTTAAAGATATGTATCAAGGAGATATAGGAATAATAGGAGACCCTTCTGTTAAACCATATGATAGAGTTTATTTATATGATACATATGAAGATATGATGGGACAATTTGAAGTTGAGGCAGTTATACATACAATGTCTGTTGAAACAGGATTTACTACTTCAATAATGCCAGACGTTATAGCTAGACATGATGATAAATATGAAGCATCTGTACAATCTCTTATGAGTTCAATAGGAGCTGTAGCATCTTTAACTGTAGCAGGTAGTGTAGCAGAAACTTTATGGACATTTACATTTAATAATAAATTAGCTACTTCAATAGCTAAATCTAAATCTTTATATGGAGTAAGTTCTAAATTAAATAACTTAACAGGAACAATAGCTAAAGCTCCTGGTATGAAAGCTTATTTAGAAAAACATCCTAGTGCTAAAAATTTATTCTCAAGTTTATCTTTCAATCCAACTCAAATTGATTTAGATATAAGAAGAACAGTTGGCTTAGTAGATGAATTAAGTTCAATGACTTTAAAAGGAGGCTTAACAAATAATATTAATTTATTTGCTACAATGTTTAGTAAATATAACGATATAGATGTTTCAGGATTCCAAAATGCTGTTAATGAAGCCTTAACTAAAGATACATATGGATATAATAAAACTAGCGTTAATAATGTTAGCAATAAAAAAGATAATGCTTTTAAAGCTATGACTGAAGCTAAAAATAACTTAGATAAAAATTTATTATCTGATTTAAATGTAGATTTAGATGGTTTTAAAAATAGTATAAGAAAAAATCCAGATATCCTTAAAGAAATCAAATATGATAAGTCTATAACTAAAATATTTGAAGAATGGGATGCTCTAGACAAGATAGATATAAGCAATCCAAAAGTTATGAAACAATTCTCTGAAATATTAGATAATAAAGCAATACAAAAAGCTATAGGAAATGAAACTTTAGTTGTAAAAGGATTAGATAACTTATATGACAACTTTGCAAAAATGTTTGATGGTACAGATGCTAAACATACATTTAAAGCTATGAAAGCTGCACTTAAATGTGATGATATATTAGAAGGTATCTTAGCAGTTATAAAAGGAGTATTCAAGTTTAACTGGGCTACAATATTAGTTGATGTTGCTTTAAGTACAATAACTCATATATTCACTAAGAATACTCAATCAGTATTTACTAGATGGATGCAAGGGATACAAGCTATAGATGTTTATCCTCTTAAAAAGAATGGTAAGCCTTTAATAGCTGGAATGAATGGTCATAAAGGTTCTGTATATGGATATCCAGTTAATGATGGTTATGATTCTATACAAGGTATGGTCCTTCAATTCGTTGATACTATTAAATCTTGGGATGGTAATTTTTGCTTACAATGGGCAGATGGTCTTGTAGAAACATTTGTAGATAAAAATGTATTAGCTAATTTATCAGCTGAATGGAGAAAAGATTTAGGAATAGAAGGCTCTAATGTAACTGGAGCATTAGATGAAACAAGTGAAGAATTAAAACAGAATATATATGGTTCTGTATCTTCTGCGTATGCAGCTAATGCAAATCATGCTTATGCTATTATGACTAAATATAGAAAACAAAGTTTTGATACTAAACATAGAACGGATGAGACTTATAAGTATTATGAAATAAAAGGAGTTTCTTTATCGAATATAGCTACTAATTCTAAAGTTCAAAAATTATATTATATTGTTAGAGATGATGATATATGGAAAGCAATAGTTGATAATAGATTGGTAGTTTCTCATAGTAAAGGATACAGTAACTTAGTAACTATACCTTTTGAAGGAGGAAGTGAAAAAGTACCTGTATTAGTAGATGGTAATATAATTGAAACACCTTTACTGCAAGAAGATGCATTGTTTATATTAAAATCTTTAGTCCTTGATGAGAACTTACAAAAAGGTAAAATACATTTTAAATCAGGGGCTAGATTAAATGATGTAAATATGACATGGAAAAACACTGGATTCTCATTTACTATAGAGTATAAAGGTATAGCAGGAAGAGATAGTAAAATGGTTGAAACTCTAGATAGACTTAAAGAACAAATGCAATTAACAAATAGACCTGTATTTGCATATCAACAAGTAAAAGGATTTAATGATAAATTCGTTATTACTGTTTATCCGCCAATACAAGATACTGAAACAAAAACACAATCATAGGAGGTTAGTATGAGTAATTTCAGAAAGAACTTTAGAGATAATGTTGTTGCTCCATATAATAAATACAGCTTATCTCAAGAGAAACTTGGAGAAATTATCGACACTAATAAAAATAAAAAAACTTGTACTGTATCATATAAAAACATAGATGGTATAAAAGTTATAACTTCTGATGTACCAGTAAAAAGCTACCTGTCTTCTGCGATAGGTGGCTTCCCTAAAAAGGGAGATTTTGTAGAGATACAAGAGTCTGGTAAATCAATTAGAATAATTAGTGTTGTTAAGAAAAATCAAATAATAGAATCTGAACAAACTACAGGAGATATATATTCTAATGGTGCTAGTTTTTCAGGTAATTTAGGAATATAAGATTATAATTAAAGGAGAGTTTAATATGGCAGAAAACAAAGCAGACTTATACAATGATAATAAAGCCAAATATAATAAAGCAGATATAGCTGATGATAATGGATTTGTAAATCAAAATACAGATTCGTCAGTAGTGAGCAAAAGTGACGGTAATAATGTAATGGCAGCAGGTAAGTATGCTCAAATAAAAATGGATAAAGAAACAGGTTCTATCGTTACGCATTCTATACAAAATAAAGAAACAGCAGTTATAAAAGAATTAGAAGCAGTAGATATAAATATTAATAGACATAAGTTTAATAACCAATTAATAGAGTTAACAGATTTTAGAAATGTTAATGGAAATACTATGGGTAGTATGATGATGGACGGAACAGTTTTAGTTAAAACATGGGAGCATACATTACAAAAATGGGTTTTAATAAGAAGACCTATATCAACACCTATATTCTCTAATAGATTAAACTTAGCAACAACTCCTGAACAAATGGAAGTTGATTTAAATATATTGGAGGATATAAGAAAATATTATATAGAAAAAGAAAAGGAGAAATAGTATGAAAGATTTATTCTTAACTCCTAGAGGCGATTTAGCCATAAGAAACATAAGTAGTGATACTAAAAGATTAGAAATTAATTTTATAACATCTAATTCAAATGCTTTAAGGTTAAATTTCTATATTGAAGATACTTTTCAATATAAGCCTAATGCAAATTCATTAAGTATAAATTTCTCTATTAATAAACCAGAATATAATAAAGAAATAGAGATGATTTCTGGAGATGCTTATATGGAACAAGCTATTAAAATAAGATTATCAACTGCTTTAGGTAGCTTAGAAGGAAATAGAGATATAGGTTCAAAATTAGAGCTTATAATACATGAATTTATAGACGTTCAAGCTACTCATACTAATTTAGAAAAATTAATTAAAGAAGCTATTTATGATTTAATTCCAAATGCACAAATATTAATACAAAAACCTAAAACTAAATATACTGATTATAGCACTAACTTATCAGTAGTAATAGTTGATGGTGATAAAAAGTATAATATAAATATTTAGAAAGGAGTGATTAAATGAATAGATTCGAAGAAACTTATACTTCTCTAAAAGATAAGTTCTATAGTTTATCTAAAATAGATATAGCTAAAGGTACAGTTATGGATATGATATTTAAATCATTTGCATATGTGATATCTGAAGCTTATAAATTAATAGAGAAGAATAAAAAGCCTTATCTATTTACTTCTCAAAAAGAAGATGAATTAGATTCTACAGGTTACTTTTTACAATGTCCTAGATTAGCTGATGAAACGGATGAAAATTATCTATATAGATTAATGAAATGGACACAAAGAAATGCGACTAATAACATAGACGCAATTAATGACAAAATAAAGACTTTAAGTTTTTCATCATCTGGTAACTATGTTCCATTAACAGATGGAGTAGGTACAGCAACAGTATATTTAATTCCATATAAGTATGAAGAAGACTATATTAAAAACACATTAGCTGAAGCAGAAGAAGTATTATCTAAAATTATATCGCCAGGAACAATAGTTGAATATATGGTTCCTCAACCAATAAGTGTGAAACTTGTTTGTTATTTAGATGTAAAAGATAATTCTGATTCTAATTACATACAAAGAGAAGCTATTAAGGTTATAAAAGAATATATTAATAATATAGCACCTGGCGAAAGATTAATGCTAGGTAAAATAAATAATATGGTTTTAGACATAGACGGCGTTGAATATTTCAATGTAGTTCAAGTATATCTTAATGATAAAGAATCAACTGCTTTTGAAATATTACAAACTGTATCTAGTAAAATGTTATATGATGAAATAATATGGTGGGAGGTAGACAAGTAGAATGTTTGATTACTCTAATATGATTAAAAGAGCAATTGAATTCTTCCCAATATGGTCTGATATAAGAAAAAGAGGTACAAAGTCTATAGGAGGCATGGTAGTCAACTCAGCTCTAGAAGAAACACTAGAGCTTGAGACAGCTATCCAAGCTTACAAGGACTTTTATTTTTTAGATAAATATCAAGACAAAGAGGAAGAAGTTATAGCATATGTATATGCTGCAAATGTAGGTACACTGGAAGATTTAGATAACACTTCTGTTATATATAACAATACAGAATATCTTATCACTTTAGATATAGATGAATTTTATTCTAATGAAAACTTATCTTATTATGAAAATGGACTTATATATATACAAGAATCCTTATACAATAAAAATAATATAAATTCAATAATTCTTTCTATAGATAATTACAGATACACTTACGCTTTAGAAAGAAAACATGTATGGAATATATTCGATGAGTTTGCTTGCTTTGTTGGATTAGAAAGACATGAAAATGAATCTAATACAAGCTTAAAAGAAAGAATATTATTTTCTACTAAAAACTTAGGAAGCAATACTGAAGAAGGACTTAAGAATGCAATAATGTCTGAATTAATAGGCATGTTCCCTGATATGAAATCAGAAGAAATAGAAATAAACAAATTAACACCTGAATCTTTAATAAAACCTTATAAAGAATTTAATAGTTTATTAGATATGCTTAGTTCTATAAATAGGGATGTATTAAAAGATAAACGTTGGGATTTAGATAAATGGTCTTATGATTTTAAATCAATAGCATTCTTAGATAATGTATGGGATGACGTTGTTGAATCTTATCAAAATGGTATAGGTCATGGAGATGATTTAAAAGTAGTAATAGCAGATAATGATACTACAACTGATGCAGAAATAATTTTATATGATAAGTCTACAGTTAAGTTAGATAAATATGTAGCAGATAAAAATATTAAAAAAAATATAAACTTTAAATTAAAAAGATATGAAAATATATTAAATCCAATAAAAGCAAAATACGCTATTAAAGCATCAGAAGCAATAGATATAACTCATGAAAATATAGAGTTATCTGTATTTGAAAACAATGAGAAAAAAGAAACTAGAAAAATAGAAGAGATATATAAAATGGGTAAAGGAATTACAGCTGTAGATAATTCTAAAATAACAGATGACAAACCATACAGATTAGAATTCTATTCTGATAGTAATTTCGACGGCATGAAAATATCTAAAGCAAGAGTTATTTATAAACATAAAACTACTGGAGAAATTTTAGAATCTAGAAATTTATTAAAGTCGGCACCTGGTTTTAGTTATAATGCTTCAGCTGAATTAGTTAATACTTCTATAAAGAAAACAGTTAGGTCAGTTAATCATTTTAATCAGTATGAAAATTTAGCTGATAAAAGTACTGGTATTGTTTTAGCTCCAAATAGAAATGAAGGTAAAGCTGTACTAAATGTACATGGTCTAGGTTTAAATTTAGTTAATGTAAATATAGAAAATGAATTAGCTGATATACCTACTAGTTTAATAAAGCATAATTTATTCTGTTTCTGGAGAGAGAATGAATTAGTATTTAGAAATGACACTAATAAAGAAAGAAAATTTGAAATAGAAGTAGAAGCTAATAAGATATGTTTTACATCAGAAGGTGATGCAGATTTATTTGTAGACATAGAAGGTAAAACTAAATATCTTAAATTAACTGGTCGTAGACTTGTAGAGATATTTGATGAAGACTCAGATTTATCTCCTAAGAAAATGAAAGTTACTGTTATAAGTAATTCCATAGAAACAACTAAATTCTATAACTTTAAATATTGTTGTCATACTGTAGATTTAAAATTACAATATGGAGCTCTTATAAAAGATTCAGAAGGATATAGATTACCTAACTTCGCTGTTAATAGCTTAATAGTTTCTATGTCATCTAAGACAGCATCTAGTCCTATATTAAACTCTATATATATCGGTGCAGATATGAAACAGTTAAGATATAAGACAGAGATTATAGAACCTAGACCAAATACTAATAGGATTATAGAAATCACATCTAATTGTTTAGCTGATTTATTACATGTAGATACCGTAGGAAATACTATTAGTAGAACAGAGAATTATGTACCAGCTACTTCTTATAAAGCAGTACAAGATGACGCATGGATAAGACTTGATTTAAATGAATATGAATCAATAAAAGAAATAACTACTACTGTTGGAGCTATACATGTTATAGAAGAAAGTGGAAAGCTATATTATAATGTATCATTAAAAATGGGGCAAACAGTTAATAGTGTTATAATAAATGGAGTTAAAAATGTACCAGCTAAAACTATTACATTAGAAAAGATGATACAATCTTATATACCTCATTTTGATATAGAGACAGATAGAGTATATGCATGTAAACTATGTAAAGGATTATTAGTAGCAGATAATGACCCAGATAATCCTAAGATGATAATAGTAAATATTAAATCTAATATATTCAAAGGAGTAAATGCATCATATTATAAATTTACAAAACTGCCTAATACTTTAGGAATAGTATTTAATAATGATGCTTCTGAAATACATAGTAGTGAAACTAATTTACCTTTTAATAGCATAAGTTTTGTTCCAGGAGGAACTAAAACATATCAAGCTATAAATGAAGCTGATATATATACTGGTGAAGTAAGAGGAATAAAAATACTTAATAACTTTAGTCCTATATTAAATTCTTCTGCTTTAATGTATTATCAAGTAGAACCATTTGAATCAAATGTTAAATATGAAGTTAAATTTAGTTCTACAATAGAATCTAATAATAGCTTTGATGATTTACTTAATTGGTCTATAGGTTTAAAAGATATAGCTATTAAAACACCAATAGATTTAAGCAATACTGAAAATTATGATATATCTGAATTAGAAGTAACAGATGAAGTTCTTTTAAGTAGACATATTGAATTACAGAACAGTTATAAAATAGGTGATAATAGAGAAGTCTTTACAAATAGATATATGATTATACCTGAAAGCGGTACAGTCTTATACGAAAGATATTCAGATAATCAAAATCAAAGTTTAATAGTTCAAGAAGAAATAATAATGGAAGAAGACGGCTTCACTAAATTAGCTTATTCTAATATAGATGAAATGTTATATGCAGGTTTCTCTCCTTATACTGGTTCTAATGAGTTATTAGTAAAAGACTTTGAGATATTAAAAGACGAAGGTATTATATTATGGACTAATAAAAACTATATCAATGCTTCTAGAAAGGTTTATTTAAGATATACTATAAAAAATCCAATAGCAATATTATTAGATGAAGATTTATTATATAAAGCAATTGGATATAATGTAGATGCTTATGATGAAGTTAGCAGATTTAAAATAGCTGGAGTAGATGACGGTTATAAATTTGACTTAAGACAAATAGATAACTATAAAGATGTAGATATGGTTTATACAACATGTTCATCTCCTGCATTCCAAGCAGACGGCTTTAATGACATACTTACTTTCAAGAAGATAGTAAATAGAGATACTATATTAGTTAGAACAGGATATTATTATATCAATGGTAGAGAATATTACTTATTCCCTTCTAAAGATGAAATAGTATTAGATGAAAAAAAATATATAGACATGGAGAATGTAGAATTAAGTGGAGAAGAAATAACTCTATTTAAGAGAACAGACAACTATGTGAGAAACTCTGAAATGTTATTTAGAGGAATGAATGAACTTTATAATTTTGACGCAGGTAAATCACAAGTTAAAGGTGTATCTGCAATTAATTCAATAACTGCATGTGATTCTTTTAATAGCTGGAATGTGTTTGGTACTAAAATGATATTAAAAGATGGACTTAATCAGTTAGGTATAAGTTTCATGCCAGAGATACCTAATGGATATGCATATATAGAATTAACAGATTATCTTGCAAAGGGAGATAATTATTTAAGTTTCTGGGCTGAAAAATCTTTAGAGGTATATATAGGAGAAGAGAAAAAGTATTTAGGATTAGATTTCCCTGATTCTATATCTATAAAGTTAGGTCAAGAGATACCTTATAGAAATGATGATATTAGAACAGCTACTATAAAACAAGATGATAATAAAAAATATTATTTAATAGTAAAAGGACAAGGTACTATTGATGATATTATATTATCTGATGATATAAATTCTATGTCGGCTCATGTTAAAAATATAGACTTGTTAGGTTTAAACATAAAAGAAGGATTTAAACAAGGACAAAAACATAGAGTATTTATAAAGTCTAATAAAGAAGCTATTAATAATGGAGCTGCTTTAACTAAAGATGAATATATAAAAACAGCGTCTAATATGTATTGGGGAATATCACCTTTAAAATCATATGATTCAAAAGCAGATTTTGCTACTTGTTCTACAGAGAACATACATTTTGAAAATTCATATGTTAAAACTGGAAGAACAGAAGGATATATAGAAACGGCTCCTATATATTTAGATAATCCTATGACTATAAAAAGAATTATAGTAAAAGCAAATGAAATAGGCTTTGATGATATGAGAGGATTTAAGATACAAATATTATCTTCTAATACAAGAGAAGGTGTGTATATGCCTATAAATACTTTTAACGATAATTACGGTTATGTGTATGGCGATGCATTACTTAAATATATTAAAATTAAGATTACTATGCCAGATAATAAATTCTTAAATAATTTAAATATATATGCAGAATATAAATCTACTGAATCTAATGCACCAAAAGTATTAATGCCTAGTTCAGGAGAATTAATAACTAAAATATATGATGCACAATATTCAGCTGATTATAGAATAAGAGAAATTAGTATAGCTGACATAAGTAATATAAATGATGTAGAAATACAAGTGAGAGCATCAAAAGAAGATTATAGTGCAGATGTTTGGCACCCATGGGAAACATTAGAGTTAAAACATAATCTAACTCTTAAGAATGAATTAAAATTCTATGGTACAAGATTCTTCCAAATAAAAGTTTTATTAAAAACAAGTAATGCTTTCATTAAGATAAATAATATAGATATCGAGGTGATGTAATGTTACAACCTAATAGCCGAATCAATTTAGACAAGGGTATTAAGTTTTATGAACAAGACATCTTATTTGATAATTACATTTATACGGGCGATTTTGATATCGCCCTTACTTTAGATTATGCTTCTCCTGGATTTGGATTAGGATTAACTAATAGTGAAGGACAATCTCTTACAGATAAAGAAGAAGTATTATTATTTAAAATGGGACAAAAAAGCGTAGATGTAATTCATATGAATAAAGATGCTCAGAAAACTTTAGCTACTTTTAACAGTGCCTATGCTAAAACTTATACACAAGATTTACAATATACACTACAAAAAAGAGGAGCTGAATTTACTCTATATATAGGAGAACAAAAAGTATGCGTATTTAAAGCTCCTAATGATTTTAATACATATAACTTAATTTATTATTCTAATAAAGACAATGAAATAAAAAATATTAATATAGCTTCATCTATACCTTATGGTTGGGTTACTAATATGCAAAATACTAATGGAGGCTACATATGGTTCTATAGAGATGCTTTTGAATTTAAATATTGTAATGGTGAAGCAGAGATAGAACAACCAGATATTTATCTTAACTACGGTAAATATTATCTTAAATATGAAACAGAAGGAGATTGCGATATAATTCCTTATATTTTCTTATCTGAAGATGAAAGATTGTTAGATGAAAGAAAGAATATCTTAAATCCAATGGATAATAGTTTCAGAATAGATAAACCTCAAAAGATAAGTTTAAAATTTGAAGGAACTTCAGGTAAGATTAAAAAAATAAGAATTACTACACAAAAAGATAATGAATACATAAGAACTTCTCCAGATAAAGGAGAAAAAGTTGAAATAGGTGGTAGTAAGATTAAATTATTATTAGATTTAATAGAAACAGCTGAATGGACAGGTATAATTAAAAATGCTCCAGGAAGTACACATAATAATCCAATAGATTATTCGTTAATAGAGTTCGGTGTAAATTCTTATGGATTATTTGATTTAGATATTGCTCAATCAGTAGAATATCGTTATAAATATGCAAATAAAAAACTTACTATAGAAAGTATGTATGGCAAAGTTATAAAAGAAATAAATATAACTAATAATACATTAACTATATTTAGGAACGTGAATGCAGTTATAAAAGATTTTGTAGTAAAAGACATATACAGAAACGATACAAATATAGTAGTAGAAAATACTATTAAGAAATTTGCTCCTGGTACTATATATTCTCCAATAATAGTCTTAAATGAAAATGAACAGCCATTAGATTTATCTAGTTCATATAGAGTTTATAATAAAAATGGAAAAGATTATTATTGGTTTACTAATACAGAAAGAGAATATTTTGAACCAGCTCATATGATTAGATTAACTAAACAGCCTAGTCATAAAACAGGAACAATAATTGTCTATGGTATTAAAAAGGAATCTACAATGGATATGGATAATATTCTTCGTATACCTAAAGAAGGTCTAGATACAATAGATGCTTTTGCTAATTATTATGATATCTTATTTGAAAAAGATTTAAGATATATAAACAAAGAGTATAGAGAAATACGATTAACAGATATATCTGATTATAAGTTAATAGTTGTAGATTATTTAAAAGAAGATTCATATGCAATAAATTATCGTCATGAATTTAATAGCTATGAAATAGATATATCTATTGCAGATGATAAAGAAACAAGTGTAGTTTATAATAACGCTGCTGAAAATAAAAATGGTATAACATTCATAAATGAATACAGGTATGTTAATACAAATACTGTACCTTCAGAAGATTGTTATATTGTAATAGGGAGGTAGATATAGTGAAGATATTCCCATCAACACATAAAATAAAGTCAATAACTGAATCACATGTTGATTTAGATTTAAATGTACCTTTAGCTTATATAGAGCTTGATTATAGTAAGTATAAAATAGATAAAGTTATGGAAGATATAGCAAATACAGATGTTAAAACAGAGGTTCTTGTAAATCAAGAATTCTCTTCTCCATCTGTTAAGTTATTTAATAAATTCAATGAAGCTGTTAATATGGATAATCTATTAACTAGAGTTGGAGATAAATATTATTATAGACCAAAAGATATGATTTCTTTTGAACCACAAAAATTTAATTATACAGCTACTATTAAAACTAATATAGCTTATAAAATAGCTAATAGATATAATATTAATATAGCTTGTGTAGATGATGTAGATAGTTTAGATTTATCTAAAAGAATAGCAGCAGGGTTCTCAAATCCTTCATCAAGAGAAATAGTGCCTCCTAATATTTCTATAAATAACAATAGATTAGATGCTTATACTTTTACAGATATGAGTATAACTGATTGTGATGTTTTATTCATAGAATCTCCAGATGGCATACATTATGATGATAGTCAAAAACCTACTGAAATAGATAAAATACTATTTTTAAACAATAATACAGCTATATGGATAGCTTCAGATTATGATAGAAATTATCCTTATGAAAACACATCATCATTTAATGAGTATTCAGTAAAAACTCCATTATTAAATTCAAAGACAACTATGTTATCAGATGTTTATTTTAATATAAATGCAATGCCTTATAACCCTAACGTTATTTATCATAATATATTTAATGGAGATAAAGCACCGATATTAATTGTAGAACATATAGGTAAAGGATACGAAATAATATCACATTCTAGCATTTTAAATAACATAGAAGATAATATAAAAGTAATGTACGAAATTATAATGCACTGTTATTTAAATAGATATAAAACAACAACTAATTTAACTCAATGGATAACATCAGAAATACCTGATTATCAAATAGAGTCAGGAAAGTTAGTTAAAAAGAAATACTTTATGTCAGACATAGATTTATATAAGCATTTTAATTTAAAAGCTAGTGAATTAGTTTTATATAATGTAGACATAATAGATGAACATACAAATGCTACTCCAGATGATAATACTCAAGACTTATATGACTATGTAACAGCTATACAGTTTATAGGTATGAATGGCGGTAGATTAATGTTTGATAAAGTAACTTCTAATAATAGTTCTTATTCTACAGAACCTAAAAAACCTACTAATTGGATTTCATTATATGATGGAACCAATATAATATATTTAAGAGAACTTCATTATATAGTTGAAACAGATTTATCAAATAAAGTATTCACTGTAACAAATGAAGATGACCTTAAAGTAAAGATATTAGCTTTTAAATCTACAAGTTTAGGTGTAGATACACAAATGCCTTTTGAAAAAACTATTCCTTTTATCAAAACAGATGTAAATGGAATGGAAAGAATAAGAGAAGCAGAATATGCTTTTTATATAAATATAGATAATCAAGAAATAGGATTTGATTTCTTAGAAGATTATACTGAAGATAAAGGTGAGAAGTTATTTGTTATAAGAGTATATCAAACACCTGATTCAATACAAATAACAGATATGAGACAGTTAGGTGGAGGTTTAAAAGAAGACGCTGCTGATAATTATAATTTAATGGATATAGGTCATATAAGTGGTAGACCTTATAGACCAGCAGGGACAGTAGTATTTACACTACCTACTAAATATAAAGAACATGAAGAATTAATAGAAAAAGCTATTAAAAAATATATAGGTGCGTCCGATGTACCAGTAATATTTTTTGAAGACAAATAAAATAAAAGAGGTGAAATAATTTGAGTTTAAAGAAAATAGATTTCTCTGATGGAATTAGAGCTGAAGAAATTCAAAATAACTTTGAAGATTTACAAGCTCAAATAGATAGAGAACGTAAAAGTGTAGGAGGAGCTGGTATAGCTTCTGGTTTAGAAATAACTCCAATAGTTACTCAAAATGAATTTGCCATAGAAGTTTCTGAAGCTTCTATAATAGGTAAAGATGGACAAGAAATACATATAGATAAACAAAAAATAAATATAGAACTTCCTAAGCTAGCTAAAGAAGTAGAATATTTAACTTCTAATGCTAGTAATCAAATTAAATTAAGACATACACCTTATTCTTTAAATAGAAGAATGACTGTAGAAATGCATGGTATGTTTACTCCACAATATTCTGGTATAGATATAAAATATAGAGATTCGATAGCTCAAGATGATTATATAAGAGTTAGAGCTATTAATGGGAATACTGTATCACTTACGGGGTTGACTAGAAGAGACTTAGTAGTAACTTATCATTATACAGGAAAAAGAATAGATACAATATATATAGATAAAAATGATAAGCTTAAAGTTATATCTTCAACAACATCACCAACACCTTCTGTAATGATGCCTAATGATTATAAGTATTTAATAGCTTTTATAGAAATAGATGGAGCATATACAGATGAAGAAGGTAGAACTTATGCTAATATAGTTATGAGAAAAGATTTAAGAGATGTAAGAAATATATATACAGATTTAAATGGGGACTTATGGTTATGTGGTATACCATTTAAAGATTTACAAATAATCCATATGATTGAGCCTTTAGACCCTAAAGAATATACTATGTGGTATGATACTTATACTAATCAATTAAAGACTTGGAGAAGTACAGATGAATTAATTTATATGAATGAGTACACAGTTACAACTGATTATATAAATAATCCAGATGTGGCAAAAGATTATCCAACAGATATGTATTATTATACTGGTAAGAATCAATTATCTGTATATGTAAATGATGTACAATTAAATGAAGACCAATTTGATGAACTTATAAATGGAGTACCTGCTGACATAAAAGACGTAGATAAGAAAGTTATGTCTAATACATTTAGAATATATACTGACTTAAGAATTGGAGATAAAATAGTATATAAAATAACTAACTTTGATGAACATAAAATGTGGGTTCCAGTTAATCATAGCTCTTATGTAAATGTAAAAGATATAAAACATTTTTCACCTGATTCAGAAGAAGGCGGAGCAAATTACTTTGCATCTGAAAAAGCAATAGCTTTAGGTAAAGATGAAAATTTATATCCATATAGATATCAATATTTCTTATTTGATAGACATAAAGATTTAAATATGTTATTTACTCCAGGTAAGCATGAACTAGATGTAATGGTTAATCAAACTCCTTTACATTCAGACCAATTCGAAGAAATAACTATATATGATTTATATGGACAAGACTTACCACAATCAGTTATAGATGCAGCTGGTATACATTTTGGTTGGACTTATGCTGAATTAGAAAAGTATTCAGGAGAATATGAGAATACAGGTATAGGGTTTAAATTAGTACAGCCATTAGATGCAGATTTGGCTGAAGAAGAAAATGGTGCAATGGATTTATATGTAGAAGCTTCTGTACAAAGAAGAGTTAATGATGGACCATTAAAAAGAAAATTACAAAGAACTGCTACATTTGTTTATGAGAAAACAGTAGATGTAGAAGGAAATGGAGTAGTTGATATAGAAGATGCTTATTACTTATATGGTGAAAACCAATTAGAAGTATTTTCAAATGGTAAAAGATTAGATAGAGATATTCATTTTATAGAAGGTACAGATTTATCTGACCAAGATGATATAGATGAAGAAGGTAATATAACTGCTTTAGCTCCAAGAAGAAAAGGTGCTAAAACAAAACAATTTACAATAACTAATCCTAATCCGATAACTATAACTTATAAGATAACAACTTCTATATATTCATATGACCATGTTAATCAATTAATAGACGAATTAGATTATAATGCTTTAACAGCTGTTAAAAAAGTAGATGAGCTTTATGATAAGACAGTTGATATACAAAATAGAGTTCAAGCTACGATAGAAGATTTATCTGAGGAATTAGAAGAAATAAAAGATATAGCTAATAATTTAGATGGAAAGTATTTAACTAAAGATACAGTTATATCAATATCACAAATGCCGCCGATAATGGTTTCTAATATGGTTCAATCTTTAAATCATATATCTTCATCAATAACATTTAATGCTGGTAAAACAGAATATAGTATAAAAACAGATGTAAGAGAAGAAGACTTTGTTATGGCTATTAAAAGAGATGTAACAAATCAATTAGATAAGTTCTTTATAAGAGGAGTAGATTATTCTATATATAATACTGTTAATCAAGAAGGTGCTTATGAAGATACAATTTTATCTATATCAAGTTCAGCTGCCGCTTTAATGAATACTGGAGATATAATAATATTAACAGGAATTAAATTTGGAAAGGCAGGTAGAGAGTAATGATGGCACCAAAGACTACTTGGTATGTATTAGAAGATATAGATGGTTTATTTGAATACTCACCAAAAAGAACTCATGATATGGAAGGTTCTTATGCACCAGGAGATACTTTATCAGTAAAAATACAATTATGGAATAATAGATTAGGTATGGAAGATGTGCAAGATGCAACAAATGCAAAATTAGTAATATTCTTTAAGAATTATGAAGATAATTATTTATTAAAGCTTTGTAAAGTGAAACTTAACAATGAAGAAGCCAAACCAGTTACAATAGATATGGATAGAGGTATATTCAATTTAGGAACTATATCTGGTGGAGCTAATAATGGTTCAGATTTAAATACAGATAATTATGTTGAATTTGAATTACAAATAGGAGCAATACCTATGAATGTTAAGTCAGAATTAAAAGGCTTAATATTAGATGTAGAATATGATAATTAAAAATAAGCCAGGCTTTATGCTTGGCTTTTTTACGTAATAGTATTATAAATATGAAAGAGGTGATTATATGTCTTATAAAGATTTTTCTCCTAGGTCATCTTACACATATAAAGAAGTGAAAGATTGGGAGATAGATACTGTAAAAGAAAAAGTTAATCCTGTATATAATGATGGTAATCATGAATACTATTTATCTTTAAAAGATGTTATAGAAGGAATAAATACTTCTAAATATCCTGTTAGTGGAGAGAATGTATGGTTACCAGATGAAGATGGTAATCTAATACCTTTACCTGAATGGATAGGTAATGGAAATGGTTCAGGCGGAGGAAATGGTAGTGGAGGTGCTCAAGAAACAAAGCATTATAGAGTAGAGATGATATCTACTCAAGGTAATATAATAAAAGATAAGAACTTTACTACAACACTTAAAGCGATTGTTTATGAAAATAATGAAGACGTAACAGATAAAAAAGATAAAAAATATTTTAAGTGGGCTAGATTTAGTGGAGCTACAGAAGCAGACCAAATAGCAGATGCACAATGGAATTTAAAATGGGCAGCAGGTGCTAAAGAGATTCCAATAACAGCAGATGATGTTAATAGAAATGCAATGTTTCAAGTTCAATTTGTAACAGATAAACAAGCTAATCTTTGGATGCAAGAAGCTTATAAAGCCTATATGAATAAAATAAAAAAATAAAGGAGGAAGTTAAATGTTTTTTAACCCATTAAATAAAGCGTCAGTTGACCCTAATTATAAAGTATTAGCTACAGCTCAATTGACAGTAACAGACCAAACAGATGCTTCTAATTTAGCAGGAAATATGACAGTAGTATCTGGTTCAAAATCTCAAATGTTTTTAACAGGTTCTAGTCAACCTTATAATCCAGATTACAAAGTTAGTAATTTAGTTTTAAGACCATACATGATAGCTACAAATGTATACAGAGGCTCTCAAGATAATAGATATAATCCAGATTTATTTGACCCAAAAGAATATCCTGATTTAGAAAGACCAGGAGATGTTAATGTAAGTGTTAAATATATACACGATATAGAATGGTATATAGTAGATTCAGCTAATAATCAAAAACTTATAAATATTGAAGAAGATACAAGATTCTCTCATACTTGGACTTATAGAGATGCAGAAGGAGAAGAAACAGTATTATCTGATAAGAGAACTCTTGTTATAAAAGATAATATATTAGAAAAAGACCAAGTTGCAAGTATAATGGTTAAGTTTAGTTTCAATGACCCATTTGCTGATATAAGAATACCAGTAACTTATGAGGTGCAAATAAATAACTTATCTACTGGTGTAGGTACTTCAAAAGCAGCTATTAATTCAATGGATGGTAACTCATTCTACAATGCTGATGAAGACCAACAATTAAGATTCAAAGGAGACTATTATTCTGAAGGTGTATATGTAGATTTAGACCAAAGATTACAAGACCCAACTTCTAATACTAGAGTAGAATGGTTTATAAGAACACAAAATGGTTGGACTATATTAGATGCAGCTACACAAGATGATAATCAATGGAATCAACCAGGTAAAATGTTATATGAAATACATAGAGTAGCTGAAAAAGACCATGAAGGGAATATAATTAGAACAGAAAAAACTAAGAATCCTAAAGGAGGAACAGTGTTAATAATAACTCCTGGTTTAATAGCTGGTTCTGATATTATAAGATTTACAGTAACAGACGACCAACAATCAGATATGCAATCTAATGCTTTAGAGAATGTACATGATTATTCTGACCCAACACAATGTTATATATGGTCATCTAATGGAGATAAACTATATAAAGGTATGGAAGCACCAGGTACTAATTTAAAAGCTGTAGTTACATATAGAGGAACTTTATTAGAAGATGGAGATTCTATGTATGATACTGCTTTTGATTATTATTGGTATAGAATAGATGGTTCGGGAACTGTTGTAGAAAATATATATGAAGACCAAGGTGTTTTAAAATTTATAGATACTAAAGACCCTAACTATACAAGTGATAATGGATTCCCTAAAAAGTTAAATAGAAGTATAGATATACATCCTAATCATATAGATAATAAAGCTACATTTACAGTAGACTTATTAAATAAAAAAGAAGCGTTGGTTAAGCAATATAGAGCTAACTTATTAAGAAGTATGCCAACAGAAGAAGAATTAAAAGACGCTAAAATAATAGCTGTTAATTCTGGTTTAAGTCCATATGCTTTTGCTAATATATTGGATACCGCTATAGAAATGAGAGCATTTAAAATAGCTCAAGAAGAAAACATATTAGCTGCTTATAAACAAAGAAGAGGTGAATAACTTTGGTATTCAACAGAAGTTATAATCATAAAGACGTCCTAACTAGGGCGTCTATGACTATTCAAATAATAGAAGATGTAGCTTTATACAAAGCTCAATTATTCAGTTCTAATGGAAACATATTTAGTTCTACTGATAAATCTTCAGAATTATATGTTAGAGTGTATAAAGGATTAGATGATGTAACTGTTAAATTTTCAGATATAGTTTGGAAAAGATTCACGGCTAATTCAGAAAATATAGAAGAAGATTTAGCATGGGGAGAACAACATGCTGGTAAGTCTGATATAATAATAACTAAGGATGATATAAAAGAAAAAGCAAATATCCAAGTTGAAATATATTCATTGATAAATGGAGAGAGAACTTTAGTTGCAGCAGATTTTATATCTTTTATAGATATTAATGATATGCAAGGTAGTGATACTCCTCCTAATAATCCTAAACATGGAGACTTGTGGTTAGATACTTCTGTAACACCGCCAAGACTTATGATGTGGGATTCCGATTTAGGAATGTGGATAGAAGTTGCTATAGCAGGAAAAGACAGAAGAAATTTAATTAGACATTCTAATTTTTATAAAAAGAATTTTGATTATTGGACTAATGTTAATAATGCTACTTTAGAAATAGAATCAATGTCAGGTAAGAAATGGGCTCGTATAAAATCTAATGCTATTAAAAATGATTATTGTGGAATATCACAAATAGTTAATGCTAATGCAAAAGGTCAATATTCATTTCAAATATTATCTGAAATATACATACAATCAGAATATCCAAATGGGGATTTATTAATTGCTTTTTATTCTATCAATAGTTCTAATATAAAAACATTAATTAAAGAAGAAACATTTGATATAAAGACAGAAGCAAAAGTATTTACTTCTACATTTAATTCTTTAGCAGATACTTCAAAGATAGAAGTTATAATCAGTGGACAAGAAGATACTACTTTTGATTTTGTAGTTACAAATATAAAATTAGAAAATCATCCTATACCTACTGAATGGGAGTTAGCTATAGAAGATATGCAAGACGCTTTAGACCAAAAAGTAGGAAATACGCCAGAAGAGGTATTTGATTCTCTTACTGATGGTGGAAAAATGCAAGGTATTTATATAGATATAGATGAACATGGTCAAAAGAACTATTATGTTTCTGGTAGGTATATAGATGCTTATAATTTAGTAGTAAGAAGAAAAAAAGATAATGTAGAAACTTTAAAAATAGACGAAGAGGGGAATGTCTTACTTAGAGTTAATACTCTACAAATAGTAGGTGATACAGGTCAATTTGAAGACGCAGCTACAGAAAATGATATAGCTTGGAAATTAGAAATAATATCAAGCAATGGAAACATATTTAAAAATAATATTATAGACACAGTTTTATCTGCTAGAGTTTATAAGGGGAAAAAAGACGTAACAGATGAACTACCTGCATCTAGTTTTAGATGGAAAAGAACAAGCACTAATTCAACTAGAGATGCTAAATGGAATGATGCAGACGGAATAGGTGTCAAAAGTATTACAATTACTAGGGAAGATGTAAATCAAAGAGCTACTTTTACTTGTGAAGTAGATAATTAAATTTTAGGAGGAAAATAATAAATGGCTTTATTAGCAACATCACAGATTACAATCGTAGACTTAAATGACGCAGTCTCATTACAATCATATTTAACGGGGAATGTACCTAAAGTACAATTTGTAACAAACAATGGAATGTACACACCTGACTATACTAATTCACCAGCTACAATTACAGCGGAATTATATAGATTAGGTTCATCAGACAATTTAATAACTAACAATTCAAGATACGTTACTAAAATAGAATGGTTCTATAAAATATCACCAGCAGTAGAATGGACTAAGATAGAAACAAATGATGCTAGATTTACTTTAGGAGGAACAAGTCCTAAATTCCATTCAGTATCTATAAATCAAAACTTAATGACTTCAGAAAATCCTGGTATGGCTATTAAATGTGAAATGACTTATAAAGAAGACTGGATGCCAGAAGTACATATACAAAAATCAGAAATGGATTTCTCTTTAACTGTGCAAGGGGATGACGGTACAGATGCTTATACTGCATTATTAACTAATGCCAATCATACTATAATCTGTTCATCAGAAGGAGCACCAGAAACAGGAGAGTTAGGAGAAGACGGTAGAGCTCAATCAGATGTATTAGTTTATAAAGGTTCTAAATTATTAACAGCTGTAGCAGACACAGTTACACCTAAAGTTGGACAATTCCATTATAAAATAGTAAATCCAGTTGGATGTTCAGCAGCAAGAAAAGATAATGATACTTTCTATATATCTAATTTAACAACTAAAAAAAGAAGTGCAGGTAATAATGGTGCAAGTGTTACAATAGAAATTAATTGTGAAGGTGTACAAACTTTAAGACAAGAGATGACTATAACTAAAGTATTCCACGGAGCTGACGGTACAGACGGAGCAAGTGCTCAATATGTAATTATAAATGGAGAATCAGCTTTTAAATATGGACCTAACTATAGTGGAACACCAACTCCAAGTTCTATAACACTTACTAGACAATTATTCAATGTGTCAGGTGGTAAATGGCAACATCATAATGGAACTGCATGGACAGATTTTATTCCAGCACAAACAGGAGCAACAATAACAATAGCTCATAACATGGCTAACACTTTATTTGCTGATATATCTAATAAGCAAATGAGAGTAAGATATTATGTAAATGATAAAATATTCGATGAAATGACATTAGTTAAGTTAGCAGACGGGGCTAATGGTTCTAACGGAGCAGATGCTTACACTGTTACATTAACAAATGAATCTCATACAGTTGTATGCGAGAATAATGGTACTCCTTCTACTGGAGAGTTAGATAAAGCATTTACTGATGTAGTTGTTTATAAGGGAACTAATACAGTTACTAACTTTACAATAGCAAAAGGAGATGGAGCGGATGCACCTTCTGGTTGTACAATAAGTATAGACAACACAGCTAAGAGAGTAAATGTGACTGGTTTAACAGCAGATTCAGCTAAAGCTACTTTAGTGATAACAGTAGATGGTAAGACATTTAAGAAAGTATTTACTATAACTAAATCTAAAAAAGCTATTAATGGGGAATCAGCTAAGGTATTAACTATATCTGGCCCAATGGCATTTGCTTATAAAAGTGGTTCTACTACACCATCTGTTTCTCAAATAACTTTAACAGCTACACCTACTAATTTCAAACCATTAGATACTGAAATAATTTGGACTAATACTAAAACAGGTGCAGAGTTAGGTAAAGGACCAACTTTAAATGTGGTTCATACTAATACTGGATTTGTTAATAATATCTTAGAAGTAAAAGCACATTATTCAAAAGATACTAAAGTATTTGATACACATACAATAATAAAAGTATTTGATGGTAAGAGTACAGTATCTGGATATGTATGGGGACCACAAGGTAATATAATAAAGAACGGAGAAATGTCTACTTTACCTTTAGAGGCAGTAGTATTTAATGGTTCAGCTAATATTACTTCATCTGCTACATTTAGATGGGTTAAAGTATCATCTTCAGAAGGAGAAGTTGACTTACCAAATAACACAAAATCTACAATAACAATTAATGCTTCTGATATACCTAACTTATTAGTAGTTAAATGTTACATGACTTATTCAGGTATTACTATACAAGATACAATAGTACTTGAAGATAGAATGGACCCAATACAAGCTACAGTATTCTCTACAGCAGGAGATACATTTAAGAATGGTACAGGAGAGACTCATTTAATAGCAAGAATTATAAGAAATGGTGAAGAAATAGATTCTATATCTGTAGTACAATCTAAACCTAGTTCTGGAGGCACAGGCGAAATAATATATCTTACAACAGATAATAAATATTATAAATGGTCTGATACTGTATGGACTGTAATAGATACTCCAGAAGCAGGAGCTAATGCTCATTCTAAATTTAAATATACTTGGTATAAATACAATGAATTAGGAGTACAAGTATCAGGATGGAGTAGAAATGGTAAGGTAATTAGAGTACAGAGTTCAGAAGTAACACAAAAAGCAAGTTTTGTTGTTGAAGTTGAAGATTAGAATTTAAAATAGGACATGGGAGTATTTCCTATGTCCATTTTTTTATAGTAATAATATAAACTAAAAGGAGGTCCTCTAATGAGTACAAGGACAAGAAATTTATTGGCAACAGCTACTTACACCTTAAAAGTAATTAGTGATGGTGCACAAGGACCACAGGGTCCACAAGGTCCGCAAGGAGAAGCGAAAGATTATTATGATGCTTCCTTTATGGATGGTAAGAAATATTGGAGTACAAAATATGATTCATATATAGAACCAGGCTCTAATGTAGTAGTAACTAAAGAACCAACATCAAAGATAGGCGGTAATGTTCTACAAATTCAAAATGACACATGGTTGTACTCTAAAAACAAAATAGCTATAGAACAAAATAAAATATATAAATTTACTTTTAGAGTTAGACAAATACAAGACCCGTTAAATGGTTCAGATAAGAATAAGATTTATGCAGGTGCAACTACTTTTGGTGCAAATGGTAATAGATTATCTCCTAATAATGGTACATATTTTATAGCAAGTTCTCAAGGAATAACTGTAGCTAATGGATGGAAAGAGTATACTGCTTATATGTCTACAAGTGCTAAAAGTGCTTTAGTAGGAACAGATGGTAAGACATTATGTCCAGCGGTTAAAGCTTTTGATACAGGTACAGTAGCTATTAAACCAATGTTTATAGTAAACTATTCTAGTGGAAATGGTATAGCACAAGTTGATGCTTTAACAGTTGAAGATTATACTCAAGAATGGAATGCTTTAAATATAGCAAAAGATAAATTAAATAATAATTCTCAACAAGTATTTGACGCCTTAACAGATAATGGTAAAATACAAGGTATTTATATGGAAAATGGTCAATTATATGTTAATGGACAATATATAAATGCTAAGAATCTAAGAGTAGTTGATAAAAATAATAACTTAACTTTAGGTGTAGACGAAGATGGTAATGTAACTATAAGAGCTACTAATTTAAATATAGGTACTAAACCAGTAGCATCTCAAGAAGATGTAAATAACTCTATTAACAATATGCAAATAGGTGGACGTAACTTAACGCCAAATACTGGTTTCTATAAAGGAACGACTGGTTGGAGTGTTATGAATAACTCAACTGACTTAACTTTAACAGATGGGCGTATTTCAGAATCATCTAGAGCAGTACAAGTAACTCTTGCAAATCAAGATGGTTCAGGAGTAAAAACGCCAGAATGTGCTTGTGTTCCAGGAGTTAAATATGTAGCTTCATTCTGGGTCAAAGTAAGTGTAGCTTGTAAAGTTGGTCAATTATTAAAATTTAAAGATAGTTCAAATAATGAATCTAATCCTATAAATATGATAACAAAAAATGTATCTGCAAATACATGGACTTATATTACTCAATCATTTACAGCACCAAGTACAGCTGTTAAAATGGCATCAACTCCAAGAGTAGAATTAGCAGTAGGAACTGCTACATTTATTGTGACAGAATTTAAGATAGAAGAAGGTACAAAAGCTACAGTATGGTCAGCAGCTCCAGAAGATATAGATGATAGTAAGATAGATATAGGTGGAGCAATAGATGACGTTAATAACTCAAACGGTCAAATACAGTATCCTAAATTAAACATATCAGGGATGATACGTTTTACAGACTTTGACGCTGATTTAGCAAAACATTATTCTGTTAAAAAAGATGCTCAAGGAAATGTTATAGAAACTCTTATTAATGGAGGTACTATAGAAACAGGTTCAGTAGCAGCTGATAAGATGACAATGTATAACTTATCTGTAATCAGAAGAAAGAAAGTAAATGGAGTATGGCAAGATGTTGATACGTCATTTAACATATCTGATGAAGGACATATAAAAGCTTCTGGTACATTTAGTTCATTTAACTTTAATGAATTGACTAAAGATAAAGGTTGGCAAATAAATGAAAATGGAGATTCAGTATTTAATAATACTTTAGTTAGAGGTACGGTTGAATTACCTCAAGCAGGTATGACTGATTATGGTTCTACTGGAAATGATAACTTAATTAAAAATAGTAATTTTAGAAATGGAAATACAAACTGGACAACAAGTTCATTAGCAACTTACGATAAAAATAAAAAATGTGACGAAGCATATTCATTTAAAATATCTACTAGTGGATTAACTGAGAATAAATGGACAGGTACACGACAAACAGTAATAAATGAAACAATATCAACAGGGTCAACATACACAGTTAGTGGATACTATTTTGTAGAAAATGTTTCATTGTTAGATGGTGGATTCGCATGTGAATTAAAAGGAACAAAGGCAGATGGAAGTGGGGACGTTTCATTAGGTGCATATCCTTCTTGGAACAAGTCAACAGCTGTACAAGGGCAATGGACATATTTCAAATACACGGTTAAAACAACGGTGGAATTCTCAAGAGCATATATATTCCCATGGGTACAAAAAAATGGTACAGTATGGTTCTCTAAACTTAAGTTAGAGGAAGGTGCTGAAGCTACAGAATGGACTTGCCACTCAGATGAAAAATCTAAATCATTAAGATTCTGGTCAGGAGCTTCTTATGAAAATAGATTAGATGCGCCATTCCAAGTTTTACAAGACGGTACGGTAAAAGCAACTAGAGGTGAATTTGGAGGAACGTTCACTGGTAGAATAGAAATAGGAAATATTAAAATCTATGATACAAATGATTCTGCAGGTGTTATAGAAATTAAGAATAAAAATGACGTAGCTACTATTGTTAAAATAGGGGAAGAACAATCTTATTTTAACAGCCCAGTATATATAGGTACTCCAAACAACACTACTGGTCAATATGCTAACTCTTTTAAAATATCTCCAATAGATAAGAAAATAGAAATGTATTCAGGAAGTTCTATTGTAGTAGGAGATAAGAACAGTACTAAGTTATCATTAATGAATACTAATAATAGCGGTTGGATAAAATTCGGTACTGATATAAGAATGGAAGGACAAGAAAACAGATTAAATCTATTATCAGAAGCTGGAGGAAAGATTGCTATTAGTATAGGTAACTTTGCAGATAATTCATCTCATGATGATGCAAGTTTAACTATAGATGGTAGTGCTGAAGTTAAAAGTATGAAGATAAGTCAACTTAAAATATATGGAAATCCAGACGGAAATGGAGTAGACTTCTTTATAGAGTAATTATTATATAAGTAGTGGTGTAAAATACATCACTACTTTTTCATATATTATTTAATATAAATAAACAAATATTTAGGAAAGGAAAGATATTATTTATGGCTACATCAGGTACTATAGAGAAAAAATTTCATGGTGGTTCATCTGGTGGTTATTACTTCGGTATAGATTGGAAAGTTAATAGTCAATCTACAGCAAATAATACCTCAAATGTTACAGCCTCTGTTTTTATTAGAACTACAGGTAATGGATATACAATAAGCTCATCTGCAACAAAGAATATAACACTTACTATAAATGGTACTTCATATTCTGGAACAGCTACAGTTGGTATAGGTACTAATACTAAAAAGACGCTATTAACAAAAACAGTAGATGTTAAACATAATAGTGATGGTACTAAGACTTGTGCATTTGCTTGTTCTGGAGTATTAGGGCTTACATTATCAGGAAAATATTACGGTACTGTATCTCATTCAGGTAATGGTACATTTAATACAATAAATTTAAATACTGCACCTACTTGGACAACAGATGACACAAGGATGAAAATAGGGGATAATGAAATAAAAGCTAATGTTATTATTCCAGAGAATACATCTAGTGTTTCAGTTATTTCAGCACAGGCGACAGATGCACAGACTCCTAATGCATTAAATTACTATTTACATAGATATATAAATGGTAGTTATTCAGCACAAATAAAAGCAGGTGGTACTAGCTTAACAGGTACAGATAACATATCGTCTTGGGGGCAAGGTACTCAGATTAAATACGAAGCAAAAGTTTCAGATGGTTCTTTATGGGCATCATCTTCTAAATGGTCTTGGATTTATACAAAAAATACATTTACAAGAGCGTCTGTAACTTCTATAGGTTCAATAGGAGTAGGCTCAACTAGTGTTTCATTTACTGCTACAGGAATAAGAAACTCTGGAGGAGGAAATGGATACGTTAATACATCTTTCGGATATAGAATAGAATCTTTAACCTCTGGAGTAAATATATATGGTGAAAATACCACATATCAAAATAATCAAAATAATGTTGATTTTACATTAGGTGTTAAAAATAATGGAGGAACTCCAACTAATCCTCATTGGTTAGATGCTAATGAATTAAGAACAGCTTTTAGAAATAGTAATTATACTGGTACTTTAAAATTAAGACTTGTTTCTTGGAACTCATATGGTTCTCAAGGTTATGTTGACTTTAACGTATCAGTTGATTTAAGAAAAGCTGCACCTAGTACAACTATAAAATATGCAGCTAATAATAAGATAACTCATAATGGAACAGATTATTATATTCCTGCTCATTTGCCTTTTGTTGTATCATGGAATGCTGTTAATGATACCGTAGAAGGAAATGCTTGTACTTATGATGTATATTATCAAGTAGGTTCAGGAAGTTTGAAATACTTAGGGTCAACAACAGGAACTTCTTATACTGCTTATCTTGGTGGTACTGAGATAGGAAATAATAAAACTACTAACTTTAAGATTGTAGTTAGAGTAAAAACAAAATATGGAACTACAACGGATTGTTCGGGAGCAATTATAACACTATGGGATTATGCACCGCCTACAGTTAGAGTTAATACCGTTAATAGAACGTCCACTAATGTTACTTTAACAGGTACAATAACTATTAATACGAGTATACCTAATGTTACAACAACAAATACATATTGGAAATGGTTAGGCGGTACAAATACTAATTTTAAAGTAACAAATTCATCAACATCAACTATTAAAAACTTTACAATAACAGCACCTGCTGCACAGAATTTGACAGGTACTATACATGTTGCCTCTTCTGATACAGCTAGAGATTTAATAGCTAATATAGTTACTATGTCATTGGGTAATACAGAAGTTGCTGTTAAGGGGTACATGCCAGTTATGTCTTTAACTAAAGAAGGTGTTGGTATAAATACTAGACCTCTTAATGGTTATAAATTTAGTGTAGAAGGAAATACAAAAATCAATGGTAATTTAGCAACTAATGGATTAACATTAAGCAACTTAACTGTTAATGGCACTACTAATTTAAAAGCTACAGTTTTAAATGGCGATATTACAATGAAATCTCCTAATGGAGCTTGGACTGGTGAATTTATTAAAAGATATGAAGGCGACCAATACGGAATGGGTATTGCTATACAATCTGGAGGAACTACTATTATAGGTGGAGGAGAAAGTGCAACAAGCTATATGGCTACTATATCAAATCCTGGTTCAGAAAACTTGTATTGCACATCCGATGGATTTATAAAGTTTGTATCAGGTTGCCAAAATATGGATACTAAAAGAGAAATAACTTATGATGCCAATGGTCTTCTTACGATAAATATGGGAAGTGTAAATGCTGATGCTGGTATAAGAATAACATCTAGTGCTGGAGTTCAAGGTGCTTTATGGTCAGGTACTGGAGGAACAGTATTTCAATCTATAGGAGATTATAATTTACATTTAGGCAGAAACGGAAGTACTACAGATTTAATTATTAAACCTGATGCAATAGAAGCGAGTAAAGTTATTAGAGGTAAAAATACTATAGAAGCTAACTTTACACCTGTAACTAATGTATCTCAATTTAGAGCAGTAACTAGTGGAGATGGAAATGCACAAGGCGATGGTAACACACATATAGGATATAAGGATTCAAATGGTAATTTTCATCATTATTTTAGAGGAAAAGGTGCTTTTAATGTTAATTTATCAAATGGTGCATATATATCTGTACAAGTAAGAACTCCAAAAGTTATAACTGATAGAGGGACTTATTCATTATTAAATAACACAACTGCTTATAAAACAACCTCATCAGAAGAAAGTTTTAATGAACCTAATGATAATGAAATTATAGATTTCATAAAGAATAATTCAAAAATAATTCCTTCAGAGATAAGAACACTAAACGATGAAGCAAATGTAATCGACTATTTAACTGTCGCAATAGATGAAAATATTTACGTTTCTGAATCTAATAAAGTTGAAGCTCTGTGGAAAGCTGTTAATTACTTATTAAATAAAATAGAGAACTTAGGAGGCAACAATGTACAATAAAATAACTATAGAATTAGAAAAAGATATAATATCTAAAATAAATTCAAGTGGTTTACATATAGCTACAATAAAATTAATTTTAGAAAAAGTTTTAAGAATGGTTAATGATGCTCTTAATGAAGATTTAAAAAGAAACAATGAATTTGAGAATAATCAAAATCAAATAAATGATTTAGTTGAAATAGATGAAAATTTAATAGATTAAAAATAATTAGAAGTCTTTTATGGACTTCTTTTTATCTGTAGAGTAATAATTACATGAATAAAAATAAGGTGGTGAATCGTTAATGATTAAATCAAGTAAAGCAATAGTTTCAAATAGATGTGAAATAACTTTTGATTTTACTCCACAAGATGTTAAATATTCTAGAAGCAATTACACTGCAACTCATAAAGGAGGCGGTACTACTTCTAGACAAGGAATATGGGAAGGTATAGAATGTGTATCTGCTCAAATCAAAATAGGAAACGAAGCTTGGAAAACTTATACTATACCTGCTAATAAAAAAGTAGTAGTAACAGTTTCAAGTAATAATGTAGTTGTTCAAGCTAAAGGAAAATACAGATTGAAAACTATGGGATATTACTTTAAAGATACTACAGGTAAATTGCCTTTCTTCTGGTTTGGTAATATAGGCGGAGTAGCTCATAAATACCAAAAAGGTTCATTCAGAGATTCAATGTCTAATAAACCTGATAGTAATTTCTATAGTATAAATGCATGTGTTCCAGCAGACTGGACTTATATAAAAGCTGAATGGTCAGATTGGGCATATAAACATGCTGGTACTACTTCTGATTGGCAAATAGATAATGGTAGATATGCTCAAAGAAATGGTAAAACAACTACAGCTTCATATTCTAATGGATGGATATCTGATAGTGGTTATAAACAAATATATAGAAAATCTAGTTTATTCTGGTTTGAAAAAGATTATACTGCTTCTATAACAACTTCAGGTATAGCTGTTAATCCAAATCCTCCTACTATTAATGTTATCCCTGCTAAAGGAGATACAGGTAATGTAGCGTTTTTCTATAACTCTAATAATAGTGGAGATGGTAAAATAACAGTTGAAGCTAAATGTAATAATAAAATAGTTACTATTATGGATTATAACAATAGTCCAAATTTCGGAGAACAATGGAAGAAAACTTTATCTCCTGATTTTAATAGCATATTTGGAGAAAGTTATAGAGCTAATGATGTTTATTACAGAGCTAAAGCTAAAAACGTACATGGTTATGAATCTGCATGGACTGCTTGGACAGGTATACATAGATACAATGGTAGACCTTCTATTCCACAATACCCAGCTGTAGATGGTAAGAATGATTTGTTATACGACACAATAACATTCTCTTGGCAAGCTAGTACTGACCCAGATGGAGATAGTCTATATTATCAATTGTATTTAACAGCAAGAGATGCAAATGGCTCAATATTAAAAAATGATTTCATTAGTTATAAAGTTGTTGATACATCTTTTAATTATGATATATCTAGTTTCCCAGATAAAACATCTTTTGTATTTAAAGTTAAAGCATCAGATGGAAGAATAACAAGTGATTGGTCTAAAGAAGTATCATTCCAAAAAGGTGCTAAACCTGCTTCTACAATTGCTTTAGTTTCTCCAGTATTAGCAGATACAGATATATATGCTATAAGACCTAGATTTGCATTTTCAGGATATGATGGTGAATCAACTTGTGTAGTTGAATTAAATGGTACAACATATGATTCTATAAATAATAGTAATATGTTTACAAGGTCATCTAGTAGATTTATGTTTAAACCAAATTTTAATTTAAAAGATGGTAAAGTAACTATAAAGGCGTATTTAAAAAATGCTTATGGTGAAAGTAAACATACTCAAATATATAATTTCACTAAAAAAACAGCAAGTGAAAATATAGTTGAAGGAGAAATAATAAAAGCTATACCAGTTAAAGAAGTGCAATCTATTATAAAGAATTTATGTAAAGCTTTTAAAATAGAAACTGGAATAGTAGATGTTGATAAAAATAATTATTATAGTGCTAAAACATATAATGATTGTTTTAATAGCGTTAAACAAGTTAATGATTATATGAATAATCTAATTCCTAACAATATATTTGATTATAATTTAACTACTAGAGAAGTAATCCCAGGTGAAGTTAATGATGATTTAGTTTGGGAACAATTAGTTTTAGATATAATCAATATGTAAAGGCGACATATAAAAGATATAAGGGGAAAGTCGCCTTCCCTTTACTATTTATAAAGGAGTGATATAATGGCTAGAAAATTTATGATGGGACGTCAAAGTGAAATAGCATTAAATAAAGATATGCATGACTTATTTATGTCTCTAAAATATATTAATAACGGCGTTAACCAACCAGAACAAGATTTACAAACTCCTATCCCTGTTGGTTCTATTTGGAACGATATGAATAGAGGACAAAATATAATTAAAGTAAATACATCTAATAAAGGTTGGGAGCCAGCTTTTACAGGATATTATCATCCAGTTGATTTATTTACTAAACCTCTTAATCCAGTACACGGTCAATTATGGATAGATGGAAGTAAAGATAATACATTACATTTTTATGATGAAAATACAGGAGCTTGGATAGCTGTTAGAGCAGCTTCTACAACTTCTAATCAAATACTAGTGGATATGCATAATAACTTTTTACATATGTATCCATTAAAAGATATGGATTTAGATGAAGATAGTAAGACATTTTTAATACCTCATGAACCATATGGTAAATTAACAGATGACGGATTATTTATACATCCTTCTAGTTCTAATTATGAGGCTACTTCTGATGTATCTGTTAAAGCAGCTAATGCTTCTGACAAAATGTCTTGGGTTCATGTTAATCCTCATAAGTTATTTACTATGGAAAAGAAATTAGTTAAATTAGATGATACTTTTAAAGTATATGGTTTATTCGATAATAATACTGAATTCTTTTATCAAGATGTAGATGGATGGAAACATATGATGCCTTATGATGCATTAAATCCTTTAAATGCAGATTTTAAATCATTTGATAAAGGAATTGAAATAGTTAGTGATAGAGCAAGAGCTTCTAAATACATAATGATGTATGCTTATTCTTTCTATGATACAGCTAGACCAGGTAAGCTTATAAGAAAAGATTTTGAAGTGGGAGCAAATGCAGAAGTTCATATAGGATTATCTACTAAGCATCCTATGGTGTTTGTAGATGGCTTATATTTAGAACAACATAAATATGACTATGATAACAAAACAGGAAATATAACTATTCATGATGAAATAATAAATCCTATGGATATAATGTCTTTAGTATTTAAACATAACGAAGTTATAGATTTTGAAATAAATCAAACTATAGGAGATTCAAATGATGCTTTAGTTGGAACTCTTACTAAAGATTATAATCAACCTATGGTATTTGTATCAGGTATAATGGGAGCTGAATTCTTTAATCCTGAACAAATAGTTTATGATAGAGTCGGTAAAACAATCACTATAAAGAATTGGGGGCCACATCAACCTGAAGATATATCTTATGCTATGGTAGTGGAATCAGAGAATTCATATGTCTGTCATGGTCATTTTGACAATACTAAAACAATAAGTAATGAAAATATTACAGGTAATCATGAAGATTATATGTTATGGGCCGATGGTATTCTTGTATCTTCTAGACATTTAGAAATAGGAGAAGGAACTGTTAGAGTAAACAATGCTATAGAAGGAGTGGAGTATTTATTACTAAAAATAAATGACCAATCAGAAACAGCTGTATTGTTTGATAGTAAAGCAATGAATTATACAGTAGCTATTAAGAATGAAGATGGTTCTTTATATAATGAATGTAACAATGCTTGTGTCTTTGTAGACGGTAAAGCTCTTATGATGAAAGATACTGTAGAGAAAGATGCACTACCAGTTAAAGGTGCTCATGGTCAAATAGTAAAAATAAAAGACTCAGAGAGTAGTGAAATATATAGTTATCATATATATGATGATTCTACTGCTACATGGAGTCAATTAACTTCTGAAGAAATATTAGAAATAGAAGAGTTGATAAAAGCAGATTATTCATCTGGTTCTATAATGGTAGATGCCCCAGAAGGTTCAACAACAGGTACTTATTATGCTTATACTTATGCTAATAGTGTAGAAGAACCTTTATTAAAAGGTAAACGTGCTTTAATAGCTGATAAAACAGAATATGCTGTTAATGTACAACATAAATTTAATAATGGGCAAGGTGCATTAACTGTATTCACTAATAAGCTTTACAATAGTGATGCTAGTGAAGAAGCAAGTAATACAGGAAAATTTATAGTACCTACAATGGAGAACTGTAACAAAGACATGTTTTCTCCATATGAAAATGGTGAAATATTATACTATATAGAAAGACCTGAGAAAAATGAATCATCTTCTTGTATAAAAGAAGTGCTAACAGCAGCTAATAGAAATATACAATATCAAAATGGATATACGACAACTATATCTTTAATGCCAGGAATTGTATCTATTTATTTAAATGGTGTTAGATTAGAGAGAAGAGACTTTACAGTAATAGATGACCATACAATTATGCTTCATGTTAATACAGTAGGAGGTCAAAGAAATTATGACCCTGATAATAAAGAAACTTGGAATAAGTATTTATACTTTAATTCTCAAGGAGAACATGAAATAACATCTTTAAGGGATGATATTATAGTAATAGAAGTAAGACAAGATTTTAATCTAAAAACACAAACAGTGCCAGTAAGATATCCAGGACAGAGAATATTCTATTTAGAGGATGATGGTCTACCTAAGAGTTTAATGTTATCTCAAGATTTAATAAAGATATTCATTAACGGAGTTATCTATGACGGAGAATATACTATAAATAGAGACAATGGTTCGATAACATTATTAGATTCTGAATTAGAGTCAATGTTAAATGTGGACCCAATTGCAAGATATTTTGAAACACATCCTGTAGAATACGATGAGTATTTACAAGAATACGGTAAGCCATATGTGGCTAAACCACAAACTGATAAAATCACATTTGAATGGAGGTAATTAAATGTCACAAAATTATATCTCTCCTGCTATGTTACCATTAGGTAGTATAGCGGAGTATATGGATAAAGTTGAAGGTTTCTCAAAGAAGAAAGAATCAGCTGAAGATACAAAACAAGTTAATGGAATAAAATCTGATTTAATAGCTATAGCAGCAACAGATGAAAATGGTGAATTAATAGAAGACAGAGAAACAGTTAAAAACGCTTTAAAGTTAGGTGGAATACCTGCTAAAGATTATGTAACTACAGAAGGAGCTAATGCTTTATTATCTGATACATATCAAGTTTCTGTTAATAGCGGAAATGAAACTAAAAATTTAAGAGATGAATTATATCAATTAAAAGCAGAATTAGCTAAAGCAGGATTAATAAAAAATACTTCTTGTTACAATGGTTACATAGATGCTTTTAAAGAAGGACAAGAATCTTATCTTAAAGAAGCTATAACTGTAACATCTACAGACATGTCTCAAGTACAAGTAGGATATATATCTGTAGAAGATACATCTGAATTTACAGTTGGTGAATATATAGTAGTAGAAACTGATACACCACAAATAGTTAAGATACAAGATATATCTGGTTCAGACAGAATAGATTTAGTTAATAATATAAAAGGACCAATACCAGTTGGAACTAAAATATCTAAATCATATGGTACTTATAATCAAGGTATGTATGTATTCGGTAAAAGAAAAGATGTATCAGTAGCAACTCAAGAGAAATACATAATATTAAATGATGATGCTCAACCAATGCTATTAACTAAAAAATATACACCAAACTCTGGTTATGCAGCACAAATAAATATACCTTCTACAGCAAGAGGTGCTATAAGAAGAATAGGAGTTCAAGCTAAAGTAACAGGATTCCCAGGTGGATTAAGATGTTATGTAATAGACCAAACTTCTAACGTAGAAGATGTATTTACAATGCCTACTATAAAAGATATGAAAGAACAAGGAAAGATAATAGCAGAGTCTGATTTAATTTATGCTTCTCAAGCTACTCAATCTTTCAATGAATTATATTTTGAATTCCCTTCGGTAGTTAATTTAGAAAAACAAAACTATATATTCTTATTTGTACAAACTGATGCAGATACTCAAAATTATTGGGAATTAAGAGGGTTAAGAGGAGAGCAATCTATAGACCTTCAAACTAACTCTAAATTATATAGTTTTACAGAAGGTGCTGGTTTAAAAACTGAAGACGGTGACTTATATATAGTAGTTGTTACTTCTGATATAGTACATAATCAAATAGAATATTCTAAACAAGGTTTATATTCTAATAAAGTACAATTAACTGATTTAACTAAAGCTACTAGAATAAGAGTAGAGTTAAAAGTAAATAGAGAAGGTAGATTTAAAGTAATAGATAATCCTAATACATTAATCCCTGGTGTAGGTAATGCTCTTAATACTTACAATGAAGATAATAAGGCTTATGGTACTTCTATATTTAATGTAGGTCAAAAAATAGCTATAGGAACTCAAATAGCTGAAGTAGGAAATTCTAGAACAGATAATACATCTTTTAACTTAGCAGAAACTGCTTATGCACCTGCTGGAGCTCCTGTTTATAGAATAGGATATAAAGTACAAGCAAAAGCTTGTGTTAAATCTTTAGACTTTGCTAATGCTAAAAATCCTATAAAAACAGAAAATGTAACTTTAGTAGAATTACCTTTAGTTGCAATAATACCAGGTAAAGAAGCTGGTAAAGAAGAAATATCTTCAGACAGATTAATATTTGAAGCAGATATAAAAGCTAATGATACAGGATATGTTCTTGAACAATTCAATGAAATAGAAACTCAAATCTACTGGGAGAATCAAGGAGCTACTATAGTAGACTTAAATAACTCTCCAGAATTAGCTGGTAAGATATTAGATATAACTGTATCTACGGATAATACTTATAACAAAATAAAATAATATAACATTGACCGTGACCGTTCATAAAAGAGCGGTCAATACGGTTAATAAGAAAGGGGAACAATATGGCTGACGGAATTAAAAAAGTAAGTGAAAATGTCATAATAGATAGAAGAGCTTTAGTAATAACAGACCCAAGTGTTAAAGATAATGATGCAATATCTATAGGAGCATTACAATCTAATCCAAATACTAGAGGATTGAAAATAAAAACAGCTAAAAATACATATTCATTATTTGATGCTTCTCAATTTATAATGCCAGGTTCTATAACTACAGAATTATTAAAAGACAAATGTGTTACATCTTTAAAATTAGATGATAAATCTGTAACTGAACCTAAACTAGCAGATGATGCAGTTAGTGAAAGAACTATAATGGACTTAAATGTAACTGAAAATAAAATAGCTTTAAATGCAGTTACTGAATCTAAAATAGGAGACTTAGCAGTAGCTACTAGACACTATCAAAACAATAGCATCGTCAACTCAAAGATAGCAGACAATACTATAGAGAATGTAAAACTTGTTAATAAAACTATAACTAATCTTAAGATAGCAGATGGAACTATAATAAATAGTTTATTAGCTCCTAACTCTGTTAAAGAATTGAATATAGCTGAAGATTCTATAAAACATGAACACTTAAAGGACGGAAGTGTTTACGGTTCTAAAATCAAGGATTCAGCTATTCAAAATAAACATCTAAGTATAAATTGTGTTAATTCTCAAAACATATTAAATGGAGCTATTAATAGCGATAAAATTGCAGATAATCAAGTTATGGGTAATCACATAGCTCCAAATGAAATTGAAACAATTCATTTAGTTAATCAAGCTGTTACTAAAGATAAATTAGGTAAAGATTCTGTTAGTACAGAAGCAGTAATAGATAAAGCTATTACTAAAGACAAGCTAGCAGGTGATGTAGTTGATTTTATAGGAGACCCAGTTCAATATGATAAAGATAATAATGTTGAACTTAGAAAGAATCTAGCTGTTAATGGAGATGTTAATGTTGTTGGTAGTTTAACAGCTAATAAAGTTTATAATGCGGTATTCATGGATATAGCTGAAGCATATATACCAGGTGAAGAATTAGAACCAGGTGATATAGTAGAAATAAGAGAAGATAATAAAGTTTACAAATGTAAAGAATTTTCTTCTTCTGTAGTAGGAGTTGTATCTAACCAATATGCTGTATGTTACGGAGCAACAGAAAAAGATTTAGAAGAAGGTCTAAAAGTTGCCGTAGGTTTAATAGGTAAAGTTCCTGTTAAAGTAGCAGGTACAGTATATCCTGGTGATAGAATATTAGCAGGAGCTGATGGTATAGGATATGTAGTGCCAAGTAGTGAATATTCTGAAATGACAAATTCTAAAAATAAATATGCTCCAATAGGTAAGGCTATAGAGTATAAAGAAGCAAATAAAGTACAAAAAGCTTTATGCTTAATATATCCTAATTAATATATAACTAGAGGTGGATTAATGTCCATCTCTTTTTATGTAATATAATAAAAGATATAACTAATAAATAGAGAGGTGATTATATTGGATAAAACAAATATAGATTTTGAATACTCTATAGAACAAATAAAAAGAGAAATACCAAGTATATCTTTTCCTCAAGATAAGATACTTGATAGCGATAAAATAAATACCACTTTTAAAAACATGGAAGATAGTTTAAATACTTTATATGAAAATACAAGATATTTAGAAGACGCTATAGATTATTGCCATGCTTTTTTAAATCTAAGAATAGAAGAGTATTCTCAAGACATAAAAAGTACTTTGAAATCAATAGAAGATATAAGAGATATAAATAAAAATGCATCTTACTTAGAATATGCAATACCATTTAGAGATGATTCATCAACTAAAAAAGATAGAGATAATACTATAATATCTACAGTTATAAATAAAAATGATTATTTAATGTTAGGCATCAAAAATCAAAAAGATATAGAATGGGCTGATATAGCTAAAAAATCTGCTTATGTTCATTATAAATCTAACTTAGAAAGTATATCTAACGAAGTATATAGAACTTTTTATATAGAAGAACAAGTTGCTAATAAAGGAGTAGTAGAAACAATAACTATTACATTAAGTGAACCAACTAATATAAACTATATAGATATAAAACCTGTTAATGCTGATATACAAAATTTTAGATTAGTTTATGCTAATGGTATAGAAGAATATAAAGAATATAAATCAGGAATAATGAAGGACGAAATAGTTGCTCAAATTAAATTTGAATTAGTAAATAAAACTTATACAAATGCAAAATATTATATGCAAAAGTCTAAAGTAACAGATGATATATGGAATCAAATAAAAGACTTTGAATATAAATATGCTTTAGATGTAAGTTCTAAATTAGAAATGGAAGAAGTTATAGCTAGAGTACAGGGTGAAAAAGTAGATATATATCAAACTAACATATCTAATCAATCTGATGTTATAGAGAAGAATATGTATACTTATATGTTTGGTATAGATTCGATATCTATTAAACATATAGAGCAAGAAAAAGATAGTTGTTTTATATCAGAACCTATTAATATAGGAGATTTAAAAGCTGGAGAATATATTCAATTGCATACAGAACAAGTGTTATCTGAAACTTGTACAGTAGAATATAGTTTATTAGATGGAGATATGGAAATAGATATACTTCCTTATGGACAAGACTTTGTTAAAAATGAAAGATTATTCGCCGCATTACCTTTAAGATTTTTAGGACATGAATCTGAAACATATATAATTAAAAAAGACGGCATGATTTCAGACATAAGTTTAGACGATGCAAAACTTCAAGTATTATCTAGATTTAGTGTGGATTATTTCCCAGTAGAGAAATATAATTATACAGCTATTAATAGCAATATAAGAGTTAAAGCTACAATAAGAAATTATTCTAATGAAATAGATTCATCTTATATAAGAAATATAAAGATAAGAAAATATGGAGGTGATACACCATGGACAGATATGTAGAAGATATAACTAAATCATTAACAACTAATATGGTGTATGAAAAAACATTTATACATCCAGAGGAGTATGGAAATGAAAAGATAAATAATGCTTTTGATAAAGGTTTTACAGATGTATCTAATATAGATATACAATTAAAAGAATTAGCTATTAAAACAGAAGACGTATTAAGTCGTACTATAAAAAGATTAGATGTAGTTAAAGATACAATAAATGCAGAGAAAGAAAGACTGCAAGATATAAGTATGTTATGCAATGCAAAAACTGATTACGACAATGTCATACCATTAAAAGATAACAGTTTTATTGGAACGTATACATATGAAGACGGTGTATTTTATTCAGGATTAAATACTTCATCTTCAGTTAAATTCGCAGTAGATGATATAACTGGAAATGGATATGAAGGCAATAAGTATGTTATAAAAGATAATAGTTATTTAGAAGATGTTTTAAGCACTAAAACAAGAAGTGCATTATATGATAACAATATATCTTCTTATTGGGAATATTCAAGAATAACTGCTTCTTCATCAGAACCTTATTTAATAGCTGATTTTAATATAGACGATGCTGAAGCTAAATCAACAGTTACTTTAAGATTTGCATCTGTTGCTAATGAAGTTGTTATAAAAACTACTTCTCAAAATATAAGAGTAACAGGGATAAGATATTCTTCAGATGGAGTTAATTATAAAGATGTGGCTATGTTGCCTTTTACTATAAATAATAAAGATGACTCATATAAGAATGAAGGTTATGTATATGGTAGTAACATAATATCTTTCCCTAGTTCAAAGTATCTAAAGATAACTTTTGAATCTATAGGATACACAAACGATGTTATAGCATTTGAAAGAACTGAAACTGATTCAAATGAATCTATACAAAGAATAACCACTATAGTACCAACAGCTAAAAGACATGCTATTAAAATAAATGATATATATGTTAGAAATAAAAGCTTTGTATCTGAATCTACTATGAAGACAAATGAGTTAATAACTCAAGATACAGATGTATATGCTATCTCTGTATTTGCTAATGTATATTATCCTACAGGATTATCTACTGATAGTGTTAAATTCATATTAACTGTTAATGGGACTGATTATGAAGTTAAACCAGTTAATTCATATGATAATGGAATAAAGATAATAAGATTCTCACAAGGCAAAATGCCTACAGAATATACTCAATATATAGGAGAAAAAATACAATCAGCTTATTTAACTGTTGTAATGAAAACAAAGAATCATTTAACTCCTTATATGAATAATGTAAAGATATTACTAGGAGGTGAAATATAATGTTATATAAAGATATGCTATTAAAACTAGAATATCATAGGAATCAGATACTTAAATCTTTTATTAAGCAAGGATACTTTCCTAAGAAAGATGAGATTAATGCTAAACTTAGTTTAATAGATGAACGTATAGCGTTATTTAAATCATATACATTTATGCCAGGAGAATTATTTAATCATAAAGAAATTAATCATGCTCTTGAAATGTTATATAACGATATAGCTTTCTTATATAAAGTATTAGAAGTTATTTATATAGAAAAGTATAATTCAATGCTATTAAATATAGAAACACATATGGTTCATTTAGAATCATTAGCTGAACATTTTAAGAAAAGAGCAGATGAAGAAATAAAAGGCACGGCTTTCGGTAAAACATTATTATTTAAAACAAATGACTTTGAAGTAGATGTAAAAGATGAATCATTAGAAGTATTTGTTGGAGCCTTAGATTTAACACAAGGTTCTGAGATAGCTTGTTTTGCTAATATAAATAATACAGATAAAAGAAATATAGTATTTAAATTTAAAGCAGAAGATAGCTCTAATGATTTTATTGCTTTACCTTATAATTATAATAATGATACATATCTAGTTCCTGGAGAGATAAGCACAAAAGACCATGAACTTAATTTATCTGTAGATTTTAACATTAATAGCGAAATAGTTATACCTTTTGAATCTGTTAATCTAGACAACCAGTATAAGATATTAGGTGGTAAAGATAAGATAGTAGTTACAGATAAACAAACAGGATATATAACTGTTATGGATTTCCCTACAGTAGATAAACCATTTACTGCAACATCTAATTGTTATATCTCATTCTATACAGAAGGTATAGGTACCCTTGAATACAATTTCAGTAAAAGGCCTTTTCATACTAATTTTTCTATACAAGACGGAACAATAAAATTAACTGAAAATATACAAAAGATATTCTTAGATGTTGAAGAAGGATTCATTTGTTATTTTAATTTAGATGATAACACTAATGTATGGTGTACTAAAGAAGATGCAATTGTTGATAATAAACAATTAATATATGACGGTTTATTATTAGTAAGAGACTTTAAGATAAAAGAATATGTAAGAGATAAATCTACTAAATATAATGTGTATGTGTCTATTACAGAAATGGATAATGATGAAGTTATAGATTGTATATATATCAAGGAGGTAAATTAATATGAAATTTGAATTGGAAGTAGAATCTAAAGGACAAATAAGTGATGGATATCACACATTTGATGAATTATATAATCATAGAATGATATTATTTTCTATAATATGTAACACTTATAAAAATAAAGCATGGAAGTCATGGTTACATGATGACGGTACAATGTTTGATGATTACTTTATAGTAGGAATAGAAACATTAGAAGGAATGTTTACATACCATTATCATAAAGACCACTGGAATAAATTCAATGTAAAAGAATTAGATAAAGCACCTACATGGGACGGACATACAGCTGACGATATAATAAGATTATATTCGCTATTAAATAAGAAGGAGGACTAATATGAAGTTTTTAAAAAGAATGATATGCAAACATAAAAATCAGAGAACTGTTACTAATATAGGTGGAGATTTTATTAATTTATTAGATGCAAGAAGCGTAAGAATATGTAAAGATTGCGGGAAATCAATATTCTCGCCTTACTTAGATATAGAATGTACTAAAGTAAATGAGTTTATTGCTACAGAGGAGGATTAAAATGATACATTACAATATGAGATATAGAGGTCCATATGAATATGAAAAGTTTATATTAAATGTATTACAGTATTCTAATAATGCTCATGATTTTTCTTCAGAAGTTAATGGGCTTGAAGAATATGAAACATTAAAAGAGATACAAGATAACGTAACAGATTTATATAATAAATCTACAGGAGCATATGGCACTTCTGAACAATGCTATAAAAAACTAATAATGTTTAAGGAGGCAAAATAATGACTATACCAGTTATGAATTCTAAAGAGCTTAACAATATATTTGCTAACGCTCAAAAAGAAACACTTAAGTTTGAAGAGAAAATACAAGCTATTAAAAATGATACTAATAAGAAGATAATGATAATAAAGTATGAGAATGAATTTATCAATAAGAAATTGGATGCAATAAATACTGGTTTAATAGCTAATGATAAAATAGTTTCATTTGACCATAATTCATATGGTGTATTTAATGATTATGGATATATGGTACATCCTAAATTTAAAAAGACACCTATAGATATAATAAATTTAAAACTACCTAATGGAGATAACTTCTTTAGAGAAGGAGTAATAGCTAAAGTTAATGGAGTAGAAAGACCTGAATATACAAATATATTAATGTCTGATAATCACGTATCTAAAACAATAGTATTCGAAGAATTCGATACAGATAACATATCTTTAGAATATACTTTATCTAATGAATATACTTTAGGAGTTATGAGATTTAATACAATAGAGATAGACCCATATCTTTATGGAGCATATGATTTACTATCAGTAGAAATATATACTCTAGATAAAACTAATAATATGTCTGCTGAACCTACTCATATATTTGATGGATTTAGTAATATAGGTAGAACAAGAATAGTTCTTCCAGAAAAAATAAAATTCGCTAAAGTAGTTTTAAATTTTAAAGCTAACTTCAAAACAGAAAGAAATTCATTAGATATATATCCATTTGGATTAAAACATGTTCATTTTTTAGAATCAGATTTTGTTGAAGACAGTTTTATAATAACTCAATTTATAACAGATAAGTTTATAGAATACGTAATGGATGATATGACTTTATATACTACTCAAGGAAAACATGAGATAGATGCACATGAATACAATATAGAAGTATATACAGATTATGAAAATAATACTTTAATGGGTAAAGTTAATCTTTCATCAGATGCAGGAATATATAGAATACCTAAAAATACTAAAACACTATATGTTAAAATCCCGCTATTAAGAAAAAATATAAAAGATAATTCAACTGAATATCTTTGTTTAAATGGAGTTGGTTTAAACTTTACAACAGAAGAACAAATAATTTTATAAAATTAAGGCAATTTAGTATTGCCTTTTTTGTTTTCTTAATATATAATAATATTAAAGTTATACGTATGGTACGTACAAGGAGGATAAAAAATGGAGAAAATGATAAATGATTATTTGGCTACAAGGTTAGGCATGGAGCCAAGTGAAACAAGATATAAAGAGTTATTAGCTACTGTAAATTATCTTAAAGATAATGGAAAGACAAATAAAGAAATATTTAAAATATTAATGAATAGCAATATAGATTTACCAGAAGATTGTGAGATGTCTGCTGTAGATAAGGCAATAGTTAGACAATCTGATTTACCTGAATACTTATGGAAAGATTCTTTATTAGAAAAGGGAGTATATTATTACAATAATAGATTACATATATGTTCTAAACCGCCTACATGGAATCCTAAAACATTCCAAGAAGAGTGTGAGCCATTCTATATGGAAATGATAATAAGTTTTACAATAGAAGATTTATTAGAAATGTATTATATGGAATGTAGAGTACCATTAGGATTAAGAGATAAAGTAAGAGATACAGGAGCATTAAAACACTTATTAGGAAAGTATAATAACTTAAAGGCACCAGGTTTAGATTATGTAATGTATATGATAGATTTAGCTAGTAAAGATACAGATACAGAATTCTTAGCTAATCCTTTTGAATTAGAGAATTATTCAAAACAAGCTTTTATGGAATTAGAAAGTATGGTAGAGGAAGCTACTTTAAATAATAGTAACAAAATAACATGGAGGAATGAAAATGCAATGTAATTATATAGAGCTTGGTGGAAAAGACGGTAATATATTCAGAAGAAAGATAATTATAGATATAAAAGATAAAGAACAAGTTTTAAAAAAACAAAACTTTACCGATACTTATTCAACTGTTTATAGATATGATAATAAAAATCAAGACATAGCTAATATCATCGGTCCTCTTTACATAGACTTAGATATAAATGATTTAAAACAAGATTTTGAAAAACTAAGAAGAGATGTATTGTTATTATGTAGAAAATTGAAAACAATGTTTCATCTTACAGATGATAACTTACAAATATTCTTTTCTGGTTCTAAAGGGTTTCATATATTAGTTCCACATACTGTCTTTGGAATTAAACCTTGTAGAGATTTAAATGATAAATATAAACTTATAGCTTTAGAATTAAAAAGTTATACAATAACTAAATCAGTAGATACAAGAATATATGATTCTAAAAGATTGTTTAGAGAGCCTAATACAATAAATACAAAAACTAATTTATATAAAGTCCAAATGGATTTAAAACAAATAAGAGAGATAAGTTATGAAGAGCTATTAAAATACGCATCAACTCCTAAAGAGTTAAAAGAGATAAATAGTACATACAATATAGATGCAGACGCTTCTTTTAATAGCTTAATAGAAGAAATTAAAGAAAGACAAAAGAAAACAGTTAATCATAAGGTAGCTAGACAAATGCTAGAAAATAAAGAGCTGTTACCTTGTGTTAAGTACATATTACAGCATGGAGCTCAAAAAGGAGGCCGTAATAATACAGCTATGGCATTAGCTTCAGCATTATATCAGAGAGAACCTGATAATCAACAAGGAGTATTAGAAGTAATGCAAATTTGGAATTATAAAAAATTAGATGAACCATTATCTGATAAAGAATTAGAAAAAACAGTATTAAGTGCATATAGAAATGTACAAGATGGAAGAAGATATGGTTGTGGTGCTTTTATGGACATGGGGATATGTGTTAAAGGATGTCCAGTTAGAATTAAGAGATAAATACATATGAATTAGAGGAGAGATATTATTATGAGTACAGATATAAATAAGATATTAAATGAAGAAGTAGAAGAAGTAGAATTACATGAAGAGAGAGTAGCAATAGTAGATACTGAAGATTTCTTTAGTGCTATGGAAGAAGATTTAGATGAATTTGAAGAGATATCTTGGAATAAAGGAGACGGATATTCTACACCAAGATTCCCAATGCTTACTCAACATTTAGAAGGATTTGATAATGGGCTTATATTATTACCAGCTGAATCAAATGCAGGTAAATCAGCAATAATGATGAACATAGTAGAAGATATGGTTATGCATGAGCCTAACAAATTATTTGGTATATACTTCTCATTAGATGATAGTAAACATGAAATAATACCAAGGGTTATAGCAATGAGAGAAGGTATACAAATATCTACAGTAGCAAAGCCACAAAGAGTTCAAAATATGATAGATAAAGGTGCGGAAAATGCAGATGAATTACAAATAGAATTACAAAAGAGACAACAAGGTATAGATAATCTTAGAGCTAATGCTAATAAAATGATGATAGTGGATTCTAATAAAGTTAAAACTTTAGATGAAATGAAAGCATATATAGAAAGAGTTATAAATTATGTAAAAGCATTAGACCCTGAAATGAATGTAGTAGTAGCAATAGACTCTATAAAAGATATATTATTAGACGACCATTATAATATAAAAACTACAAATGAAGCATCTGATTTTATAGCAAGAGCTGTTAAGCATTGGACAGTAGAATTTAATATATTAGTATTTTCATCAGTACACTTAAGAAAACTAAATGGAAATAGACGTCCTACTCTAGATGACTTAAAGGATTCAAACGTATTAGTTTATGAAGCGTCTGTAATATGGTTATTATTCAATGACGTATCTAAGAATAAACAAGGTGCTAAGTTATTCTATAGAGAAGAAGGAGTAGATGATAAACTACCTGTAATAGAGTTTGACTGGGCAAAGAATAAAAAGTCTAGTTTTAAAGGTAGAACATTTGCATACTTTGCTCCACAGATGTCAAGAGCAACAGAATGTGGTATAGATGCTAGTAGAAGATTTAATGCATTATTATATGAAGCTTAGGAAATTTCCTAGGCTTTTTTTGTTGTTTAAATTTTATTATCCTAGTAATATATATTCTGAGGTGATATTAATGTCTAGATACATGCGTCTTAGAGATTATATCTTATATACTTCTACTGTAAATACGATAGTCCAATCAGTATTTATACATGATAAGGATAACGCAGATATTGTACTTGAAGATGGAAGTTCTTTAAAAGATATACTCGGAACAATATTAAAGCCGTCAAATACGGATTTAACAGCTATTGTTAATCAAGCTATAGTTAACCAAGCTATAGCAATATAAAAAAATAAAAAAGGGAGATGTTTTATATGACTACATTTACTAAAATCACTTATGTACCAAATAAGACTAAAATAACTGCTGATAACTTAAATGCAATACAAGATGAGTTAATCAGATTAGGTTCATCTACTGGTGAAGGTGGAATAGCTGGACCTGCTGGACCTGCTGGGCCAACTGGACCTATAGGGCCACAAGGACCTGCTGGTGCTAAAGGTGAACAAGGACCAGTTGGACCAAAAGGAGACCAAGGTATACAAGGTCTTCAAGGGCCTCAAGGTGTTCCTGGTGAAAAAGGTGAACGTGGAGAAGCTGGACCACAAGGACCTCAAGGTATACAAGGACCTGTTGGACCTATAGGACCTCAAGGACCTAAAGGTGATGCAGGAGCTCCATTTGCTATTAAGAAAACATATGTGTCTATAGAAGCAATGAATGCTGATTATTCTAATGAAGAAATAAAAGAAGGCGAATTTGTAATTATAAACACAGGAAATGTATCAGATGAAGATAACGGTAAGTTATTTATAAAAGGTACAACTAAATTTGATTTCTTAGTAGACTTATCTGGAATACAAGGTATACAAGGACCTAAAGGAGACACTGGTCTTCAAGGTGAGCGTGGTGAGCAAGGACCTGCTGGTCAAAACGGTGCTCCAGGACTTCAAGGACCTATAGGACCAGCTGGGCCTCAAGGTGAAAGAGGTTTAACTGGTGAACAGGGTATACCTGGGCCTAAAGGAGAAACAGGAGCTCCAGGACCACAAGGTATACAAGGACAAAAAGGTGAAGCTTTTAGATACGAAGACTTTACTGAAGAACAATTAGAAGCACTTAAAGGACCACAAGGACCTGCTGGTGCTATTGGACCACAAGGGCCTAAAGGTGATGCATTCACTTATAATGATTTCACACAAGACCAACTTAATGCATTAAAAGGACCTAAGGGTGATAAAGGAGAACAAGGGGATGTAGGACCAGCAGGACCTGCTGGTATACAAGGGCCACAAGGTGTTCCTGGTGAGAAAGGTGAAACTGGATTACAAGGACCTGCTGGACCACAAGGTGTAAATGGTAGAGATGGTAGAGACTTTACTTATGACATGTTTACTCCTGAACAATTAGAGAAATTAAAAGGACCTAAAGGAGACCAAGGGGATATAGGACCTGCTGGACCAACTGGACCTGCTGGACCAACTGGACCTGCTGGAGAGCAAGGACCAATAGGACCACAAGGGCTTCAAGGTGAAAAAGGTTTAACTGGTGCTACTGGACAAAAAGGTGCAGATGGTAGAGATATAGAATTACAAAAATCATCTACACATATCCAATGGAAGTATACTACAGAAGCTTCAAGTGCTTGGAAAGATTTAGTAGCTTTAGCTGATATAACTGGACCAGCTGGTTCTGGTGGAATAGATGGAGTTATACCAGTAGCTGATAAACACATTAGAAGATATCAATTACCTGGATTAGGTAAAGATGGATGGGTAGTTGCAGACGGTGATGGTGTAGACGCTACTAAGTCTGGAACATTAATAACTGTAACTTGTCCAGAAGATGTTCAAATATTTGCTCTTCAAGTTAGATACTCTGGTTCTGAAATAAGTTCAGGAGGTAAATGTCAAATAAAACATGGTATGGGTAAATCTTATGATGATTTTGTTTTACCACATGTACAAGTTTTAAATGATGTAGCTGGTAATAGAGCATTAAAAACTACAGTTGGAGCTAACTTCAATGTAACACATGACCAAATAGAAATAACAGGTATGTCTACTAATCAAAATGCTTGGGTTAATTTAAGACTTATATAATTAATAGCTATTAAAGGAGTTGATAACATGAACTATTTCAATGGTAGATTTGACGTTGAAGATGGTGGATATCATGATGAAACTCATTATAGAATAGTTGGTGGATTTGTAGATAATTCAGGAACATATTTTGCAACTGATGCAAAAGTAGGAGATATCATCTATTTAGATGGTTCTCCTATAGGAGTTCCTTTATTAAGATACAAAATAGCTGAAGTAAACTATGATGAAACTAATGGTTCTACTTTAAGTGTTTTAGCAACATGGGATATGGTAGAGGGAATAGAACCTCAAGAGCCATTTGGCGGTATGGAAGGAATAATAGGAGCATTACATTCTAATGGAATAACTGCTAATATAACACCTCAATCATACAATAGTGCAAATGAGCTATTAATAGCAAATGCTAACTCTTATCAATCTATGTTATTAGGACTTAATTCTGGTGGTGGAGATGGTACTTCTCCTGATTTAACAGATGTAAATAAAAGAATAAAGGCTTTAGAAAGTAAAGTAGAGTCTGTGCAGTTAGAGTGGGAAGACTTAGTAAAATTAACTTTTGAATAAAATATTTTTTTATTTTAAAGTGTAATTTATAAAAAAAGGTTAGTAATCTGAGAATAGAGGAGATGAGAGAGAATCATCTCTTCATCATCTCCTTTAAATAAACTTATAGGAGGACACCTACATGTCACAATTCGAAAAAGAATTAAGAGAAGAATTAACAATCAGAAAAGCCAAGTATAGAGTTAAAAACTCTGAAGGTAAATATGAAGTTGTTTACTTAGAAACTTCTGCTGACCAAGTTGAGGAAACTTCTGATAGAGTATTCGTTACTCCTGCAGAAAAATCTCAAATAACTTCTAATAAAGAAGCTATAGCTGCTGAAACTCAAGCTAGAGAAGCAGCTGTTAATGGTTTATCTGGAAGATTAGATGTTGTTGAAGGAGATGGCGAAGGTTCTATAAATAAAGCTTTACAAGACGCTAAATCTTACGCTGATACTAAAGTATCAGAAGTAAATGGTGCTAACGAAGCTTTAAGTGGAAGAGTTAATACTTTAGAAGGTGAAATGGCTAAAGTAGATGGTAAAATATCTACTGCTAAAACAGGAGCTGTTGAAGATGCTAAGACTTACACTGATGCAGAAATAACTAAAATAGACACTGCTTATAAAGCTGCTGACGCTCAAGTATTATCTGATGCTAAAGCTCATGCTGAAGCTAAGGTTCAAGAAGCTAAGACTGCTTTAGAAGGTTCTATATCTGTTGTTGACGGTAAAGTTGCTTCTGCTAAGACTGAGTTACAAGGTAACATAGATATTTTAGCTGGTAGAGTTTCTACTAATGAGTCTGAAATATCTAAGTTAAAAGATGCTGTATCTAACAAAAACTCTAATACTATAGTTGTTGAAACAGAAGATGAAATAGCTACAGCTAACGCTAATCCTAAAGTTGGAGATATGGCTTACGTTATATCTACTAAGAGAGCTTACATCTATAAAGGTGTAGATGCTTTATCTGCTAAAGCAGTACCTCAAGGATGGGTAGTATTTGACGAAATAACTTCTGAGTTAGACTTAGTTAATTACTTAAAGAAATCAGAAGCTGAAGCTACTTACAGAAAGTTATCTGCTAAGATAGCTGAAAGTGACTTAGCTACTGAATTAGTAAATAAGATAGATGCTAAAGCTGATAAATCTTATGTTGATGGTGAATTAGCTGGTAAGACTGATGAGGCTTACGTTAATTCTAAAGTAGAAGAAGTTGTTGCTCCAGTTAGAACTGAATCTGCTCAAAACAAAGCTAACATAACTAAAGAAGTTGAAGACAGAAAAGCTGAAATAACTAGAGTTGAAGGTGTTATAACTTCTTCAGTTAATGCAGCTAAACAAGAATTAACTTCTTCTTTAACTGAAAAGGAAACTGCTTTAAAAGCTGAAGACACTAGGTTAAACAATAGAATAAACAAATTTGTTCCAGTTGTTGCTGAAGAAGAGCCAACTGAAACTGAAGAAGGACATGTTTGGTTACAATTAGTTTAGTGGTTAAGAGGGTAGACAGTATTTTGTCTATCCTTTTTTCTTTTTAAAACTAATATAAAATTGTAATAAAATTTTAGTAATTAAATTATAGACAAAAAAATTTTTTGTTTGTCAAATTAATACAGAAAGGAAAATGTGGTAATGGCTATTAAGACAAGATATCGTATCAAAAACTCGAGGGGTGAATATGAGATTGTCCATTTTCAGACTTCTGCTGACCAGATAATAACTGATGAAAACTTTCAGTTTGTTACGTTAGAAGAAAAAGAACAAATAGCAAAACCAAAGCATTATGTTCATAATCAAATAGCGTCAACTGATGTTTGGAAAATTAATCATAACCTTGGCAAAATTCCTTCAGTATCTATAGTGGATAGTGCAGGAACAGTTGTTATTGGAGATGTTTCTCATACAGACATTAATAATCTAACAATCAGTTTTGCATCAGGTTTTGCAGGAACTGCTTATCTAAATTAAGGGGGAATAAAATTATATGAAGTATTTAGTTAATCTTGACTTAAGTCAAAATGAATTACAAAATGCCAAAATCCAAAACTTAGCTACTGCTCCTTCAACTCCAGTTGCTGGACAAATATACTTTAATACAGCTAGTAACAAGTATTTTGGATACAATGGAACTAAATGGGTTGATTTAGGATATGAACATCCATCTACTCATACAATAGCTCAAATATCTGGTTTACAATCAGCATTAGATGGTAAAGCTGCTGTTAACCACAACCATGACAATGCTTACAAGCCTGCTAGTTATGTACCTGCTTGGAGTGAAGTAACAGGGAAACCTTCTACATTTACACCAGCATCACATACACATAACGAATATGTAAACCAAAATGCATTCTCAAATGTTAAAGTAGGAACTACTACTGTAGCTGCTGATAGTGCAACTGACACATTAGAATTCGTAGCTGGTTCTAATATAGTTTTAACTCCAGATGCTACTACTGATAAAATAACAATAGCTGTTAGTGGTGAAACTGTTAGTGCTTCTGAAAAGTCTACTTGGAATGCTAAAGAAACTACTTCTGGTGCTCAAGCTAAAGCTGACAAAGCTCTTGCAGATGCAAAAACATATGCCAATAAAAAAGTAGCAGATTTAGTTGGTACTGCTCCAGAGGCTCTTGATACATTACAAGAATTAGCTAGTGCTGTTCAAGGAAACCAAGCTGGTGTTACTGACTTATTACAAAAAGTTGGAACTAAGGCTGAAAAATCTTATGTAGATACAGAGTTAGCTAAGAAGGCTAATAGCTCACATACACATACAGGAGCTCAAGTTAACTTAACAGGATATGTTAAACCAACTGCAACTGGTGTTTTAGCTGCTTCTGATACATTAAATGCAGCTTTAGGTAAGTTAGAAAAAGCTTTAGATGGTAAACAAGCAGCTGGTTCTTACGCTCCTGCATCACATACAAGCGATACTACAGTTCATATAACTGCTTCTGAAAGAAATGCTTGGAATGCTAAATCTAACTTAGCTTTAGGTACAACTTCAGCTACAGCATTTAGAGGGGACCAAGGTTTAATAGCTTATAACCATTCTCAAGCTGCTCACGCTCCTGCTAATGCTCAAAAGAACAGTGATATAACTAAAGCTGAAATAGAAGCTAAGTTAACAGGTGCTATAACATCACATACTCATAACTACGCTGCTTCTAACCATAACCATAATGGTGTATATGCTAGAAAATATGCTGCTAATATAGGAAATGGTTCAGCTACTACTATAAGAGTTGCTCATAACTTAGGAACTGAAGATGTTACTATAACTGTTAAAGAGGTTGCTACTAAGCAAGTAGTAATGGCAGACGTTCAAATATTTGACTCTAATAATATAGATATATTATTTGCTTCTGCTCCTGCTTCTGGTGCTTACAGAGTAGTGGTAACTGGATAATTTAAACTATTACGCAGGATAGAGAAATAACGAATTTTTCTATCCTGTTATTCTTTGCAACAAAACTATAAAATAGCATCTAAAATCTTTATCTAAGAAATGGTGTTTTGATAATAAAAGGGGGAAAATATTTATGAAAATAGTTGGCAAAAATTTAACATTCAATGGTAAAAACATTTATCATGGGGGAAATAAACTAGTTGCTTCAGATGTTTTATTTACAGATGGTAAAACACTACAACAAAAATTAGATGACGGTTCTCTTAAAGGGGAAAAAGGAGATACTGGTACATTTGATTCTACTACAATTTTTAATTCATTAAACACTTCTAATAAAACAGTTATTGGAGCTATTAATGAGTTATTAAATTTAATAAATAAAGGTGATAATAGTGGTGGCGATAATGGTGAAGAAACTATTATACCAGTTAAAGGTATAACAGTTGATGATTGGAATATTGCATTAACTGTAGGACAAACAAGACAAATGATAGCATCTGTTATTCCGAGTAATGCTACTAATCAGATTATTTATTGGTATTCTGATTACCCAAATGTTGCTACTGTTAATGAAACAGGTTTAATTACTGCAATAAATCCAGGATATGCAAAAATTACAGCTACGACAGATGATGGTGGATTTAAATACGATGTCCATGTTAATATATCTGAAAAAGTTGTTGAGCCTAACCCAGAACCAGAACAACCGCCTATACTAAATCCAAGCAATAGTATGACTGTTGATAGTTCTTATACTATAAAACATGCTGAAATGCTAGAAATAAGTTATACAACAAACGTTAATATCCCTTCTTATTGTGCTTGGGAATTAAGACAAAATGGAACTTATCTTGTAAGTGCTTACAGAGATACAAGCTCTGGAAAAGTAGTATGTTATACTGGTAACTTAAGTGTTGGTACACATGATAACATAACTTTAATAGCTAAAAACTATGTTGGTAATGAGTATGTGGATATAGCAACATCAAATACATTTAGTATAATAGTAAGTAGTTATTCTGGTGGAGGTTCAGACTCTGGTGGAAGTGGAGGTACAACTACTTCTGGAATAAAAGTAGAACCTGCAAGTATTTCAATAGAAACTGGTAAAACTGCTGACGTAACAATATCATTTGGAAGTAATGTTACAAACAAAAATATTGAGTATATGAGCAGCAGTGGAGCTATTGCTAGTGTATCTGATTTAGAAAGTTACAGATACAGAATAACAGGAGTAGGTCAAGGACAAACTTCAATAAGATTTAGAACTTCTGATGGGAAATTTGAGACTTCTTGTTCTGTAACAGTTACTGCATCCTCAAGTGGAGGTGGTGGTATTAGTCCTGAACCTTCTAATGAATATACTAAATCTTGTACTCCTGAGTATATACTTGACAAAATGTACCCAATGGGTCAAGCACACGAAGCCATACCTAATGGTAATATAACAGGTTGGAAACACAATAGTAGATGGGAAAACCAATATAGACCTACTGCTATGGCTCACAGTTGTGGTCAAAGTGGATGTCCAGGAACAGGTGCGTTTCAAGCACTAGGTTGTTGGTCTAATGTATATAGAGTTGAAGGAACACCTTTTACTCAAAATACAGGTGTTGAGATGAAGGATATAAAAGTTTATGGTTGGTATAATGGAAAGTGGGAATTAGTTCAACATCTACCTGTACCAAATGGTAACTTTTATGCAGAGTCATTTAATGGAGACAGCAATAGATATTTTGGAGACAGTGTTAAACAATCTAGCACATCAAAAACTATAATACTTAGAGAAGCAAACAAGATTAATTCAGAAAACTGTATGTATCACCCATTTTCAAATATAAAGGCTTTTGATACTAAATACCAATACATTTATACTTGTATAGATTTGAGAAAAGTTAAATGGGATGAAAATGGTGTAGATGATAGAGACCAAACTCATTATTGCAGTAATTGTGGTGGAGACTGGTGGTTAGCAGAAGGATTAATGTTCCACGATAGTTGGCAACATAATAAAGGTGTATGTCAACCTAAAATGGTAGAAATTACTAATGAGTGGAGAAGATTCTCTATGACAACTGTGCCACAAGGTTGGAGTAATGGATTCCCTAAATAATAATATACAGTAACATATATAGGAGAGGTATTTACCTCTCTTTTTTATTTTTAATACACCTTCGACACTGTTCACCATAAATAGTGCCAGTATAATCAATAAAAAGAAGTAATTATAAAGAAATGAAGAGGTAATTTATATAGAGAAAGGGGTTGAAAATATGAAATTATTTGGGAAAGAGCTAACTTTCAATGGAAATAAGGTATATCATGTTGGCAATAAGCCAACAGTAAATGAAATAGGTGCAGCAACATCAAATCACAATCATGATTCAACTTATATAAAAACATCAGCTATTAATGATGGAGCTATATCTAGAACTACATTGTGGAGTGCTGATTATATAGCAAATACATATTTAGATTATACATCCACAGCAGCAAAAGCAACTAAATTAGCGACAGCAAGAAAAATTAATGGAGTTGACTTTGATGGAACAAAGGATATAACAATATCCACTACTATTCCAAGTAAGATAACTGGATTAAGAGAATTAAGATTTTCTGAAGGAGCTGTATTGTCACAGTCATCTGGTTTTGCAGGTTTAACTATATCTGCTAATCCTTTAAAGTTAAATGTTAGTGAGTTTATCATATCATCTCCTAATTTTAATCTTACAAGTGCAGGGGCTCTATCTTCTAAAAGCTTCAACTCTTCATCTATAGTTACAAATGCTTTAGAGTGTTATGGTAGTGCGACAGTGACTAGCAATTTAAGAGTTGACAATTCTATAACTTCAGGAGGTGGTATAACAACAAAAGGTGCTATATATGGTGTTAATAATATAGCTCTAGCTAACGGTTCTTTATATTGTGGAACAATTGGTAATATGATGACTTGTGATTACTTAAGATTCAATGAAAATATACTTGCAGGTGATAATAATAAAAAGATACATTTAATAGATACAGCAGGTAATGGTGCTAGTGTATATGCAGGTTCTGTATGGGCTAATAGCGGTAGTTGGTCAGATATGAGTCTAAAAGAAAATATTAGACGTGTAGCAAATTCTGAAGAAAAAACAGCTAACTTAGATATAATCAATGAGAATCAAAAAACATTAGATACATCTTATGATGTAACAAGACCTGAAATGTTTGATTTTATAAAAGATAAGTTATTATTATACTTATTTAACTATAAGCAACTAAATGAAAATGATGAATATGAAAAAAGTTCTTTTGATAATAAAATAGGTTTCATAGCTAATGAAATATCAGAAGACAGAGTAGGTAAAACTTTTGTTGGAGAACAAGATGGGAAGCTTGCTTATAGTTTAAACAATTATGTATTCTTATTAACTGGTGCTCTTCAAGAAGAAATAAAGAGAAGAGAGCTATTAGAAGAAAAAGTTTCAAAATTAGAAAAAATTATTAAACAGGAAAAAGATGGGGATTTCTAGTCCCTATTTTTTTATTTATTTAATAGAAAAAAATTTGTCGATTATTGGCGTAGTCCAACACTATATAGTATATATATAATGTAATAAAAAATATAAATATAATTTAAATTAAAGGAGTTGAAAATATGAAAATACTAGGAAAGGAATTAACCTTTAATGGTAACAAAGTGTATCATGCTGGGGATAAACCAACAGTATCTGAAATAGGTGCGGCAGCAATTTCACATACACATAATTACGCTGGTTCTTCTAGTGCAGGAGGCAATGCAGATGCAGCTGTTAAATTGGCAACTGCTAGAACTATATCTCTTGGAGGAATACTTTCTGGGTCTGCTTCATTTGATGGTTCTGGAAATGTAACTATAAAAGCAACAGCTAATGATATAACTACTATAACAAAATTATTAAATGTCACTACTTCTTGGGTAGATACAGGAATAGCTGGCTCTAACTTAGAATCAGGAACTTATGCAGTTCAAATGTATGTAAATGATGGGACTAACGTAGGCCAATATCAAGAATTCTATTCTGGAATAATGTCTTGGTATAGTGGAACTAGTAACTCTGGTGAAGCTGACGAAATATTACTTCATAAAGCAGGTCATGCAAGCAATGGAAAGCATGTATATTTAAGAACTATAAGAACAACAGGTGGTGGATATTTAAAATTACAAATATCTTGTACACATGCTTTTTCAGCAGCTTCAAATATAACATTTAAATTTAAAAAGCTTATATAGAAAGATATACCGACATTTAGCTATTAAAAATGTAGGTATATAATAGAAAGGATGGAAATTATGTTTTTAAAAGACGTATCTAATTTTAATGTAAATTCAGCTAAGATTTTAACAACTGCTAGAGCTATAAACGGTACGAATTTCGATGGTACAGGAAATATCACAACAGCAAACTGGGGTACTGCAAGAAGTCTAAACGGTGTTTCAGTAAATGGCTCTACTAACTACACTATACCAGTAGAAAACTATTGCTGTAATGTTAATGATAATAATACTAACTTATATCATAGAATTTTAACAACTGATATAGCTAATGCAAAATATGTTGATAAATCTATAATAATAGTAATGCATTCAGGTTATCATGGTGGTGGATTTGGTATTGCCAAAATAGCATTTAGAACTAATGAGATAGCGAATGCAAATAGTTCAGATGGAGAAATAAAATGGCTTGTTAGACATGGATTCGCTGCAGATGCTTTAGTATTTAACTTAATGAGTCAACCAAGAAGTGCATGTATGGATGTATTTTATAAGTCACCTGGTGCTTATGCAGGTATGACATGGTATGTGTTATCAGAAAATGGTAGAAGTCAAGCACATTCAGAAATATGGACTAAATACAATACAAATGCTTCTGGTACAAATGCATATACTGAAGCTAATATGAGAAATTTAAGAACATATGCATCTACTTTAGTTAGAGCTACAGATGCAGGACATGTATCAACGGCTAACTCTGCAAATACTTTAACAACTGCTAGAACAATAAACGGTACTTCATTTAACGGTTCTGCGAATATAACAACTGCTAAATGGGGAACAGCTAGAAGTATTACAATAGGTAACACAACTAAGACAGTTGATGGGTCTGGGAATGTAACTTGGACGTTAGCTGAAATAGGTGCAACTGGAGGAGTTTCTGGAAACTATCTTCCACTTACAGGTGGCACTTTAACTGGTGATTTAACTATTAAAAAATCAGATGGAGCTGTTAGTAAGATAAATGTTCATAGAACTTTAAGTTCTAAAGATATGAGAGGTTCTATGGATGTATATTCTTATGGTGGAGGCTCTGTTGCATTATCAACATATAATATGACAGATAACAAACAAACAAGTAGTTATGTGTTTGGTGGGGAAGCGTTCTGGTCTCCTAGAAATGCAGATGAAACTATACCAGATATAGGAACATCTTCTTATAGATTTAAGAAAGCTTGGTTAACAAATATAGATGTTGCAGGTGATTCTAATTTAAAAGGTATTATATATGGTATGAATAATATAGCTTTAGCTAGAGGAAACTTATGGATACAAGGAGCTGGTGGTAATTTAACTTGTGACTATTTAAGATTTGGAACTAGCATAATGGCTTCAAGTGATAATAATTTAATATACTTAATAGACAGAACTGGAGCAAGAGCAACTGTTGACTGTGGTGATTTAAGAGCTATTGGTTTAAAATTAACAAACACAAGTTATCCTAGCATAAGATTCTCAGATAACGTTCGTATAGAATACGATGTTGCTGGAGATGCTTTATATGCTGCTGGTACTAATTCTACTTCTAGTGGACTTAGAGAGTTTAGAGCTACTCAATGTAATAGTACAGTTAACGCTATAATAGCTGGTAAAAGATTATTTATACAATCTGGTACTCCATCAGGAGTTGCTACTGGAGATGTATGGATTCAAGCTTAAAAGCTATTAATATAATAAAGACTGAGCAATATTAGTTCGGTCTTTATTATTAATTTAAAGGAGGAATATATAATGGCAGTTTATACAAAAAAATGGAACGGTTCTGCTTGGGTTACTGCACCAGTTAAAAAATGGAATGGGAGTGCTTGGGTAGATGCTAAAGTACAAAAATGGAATGGTTCAGCTTGGACACAATTGTATCCAGAAACAGCTGTTACAACAAGTAAAACTATATCTTCAACTTCATTTAATACATATAGAGATTCAAAATGGTTAAATACAAATACTGCTAGACAAGGTGTGTATAGTTCTTATGGTTCTTGTATGGGATACTTAGGCTTAAATGCTGCTAACTTTCCAGGTTCAGGAAGTATTACTTCAATTGGCTCAGCTACTTTTACAGGAGTAAGAGGTGGAGCAGGTTCTTATAACAATAATCAAACTCTTAGATTCCATAGAAATAATGGAGCTCCAAGTTCAACACCAGGAACACCTACTGGACAATTCAATGCAACAACAGGAGGACCAGGTTCAGGAAAGACTATGTCTAATAGAGCAATAACTATGAGTTCTGAAGTTGTCAATTGGGCAAATCAAGTTGGCTCAAAACCTTATCTATATGTTTATTCTACTTCAACAAGTGATTATGCAGATATACAAACTTCATGTTCTATAACATTAAATAACTATATTTATACTGCTAAAACAATAGCATTTGAATCTGAAAAAGCAATACCGCTATTAATGACAGCAGATATGTATAAAGCTACAAAAAATAAAGAACCATATCATTCAATGACTGTTTACGAAGATGAAGTTAACATGACATTAGAAGAGATAATACAAAGAAGAATAGACGGAATAGTAGAAGATATACCTTATGAATCTGTAATACAAGCTCCAGATATAAAACCATGGACTAGAAATTATGAAGTATATGAGTCTAATACTTTTTCACTAGATAAACATCTATTCGTTAAAGTAGAAGTATTTAATATGGGAATGGATGATGAAGCTCAGTATTCCCTTGATGGGGAAGAGTGGTTTACTCTTACAGGAGAAGATGCAGAAGATGACTATCTATACGGAGAACTACCGTCAGATTTCAATAAATATAAAGATTTTATATTTGTAAGAATAATAGATAAGAAAAAAGAATTAATACATAACACTCTTACTATAGAGCCTAAAATATATATACCAGACCAATCAGGAATCATAATCGTTCCTGGAGATGTAGATTTAGATTCAATAGTTAAAGGCTAAGCATAAAGCTTAGTCTTTTTTCATATATAAAATAATATAAGAATTAAAAGGAGGGCTATTAAAGATGGCTATATTTGAAAAAACAATAGTAGATGGAATACAATTAGCAAATGGATTAGATTATTGCTATAAATGTGTTAAGCCAGGACAAACTATAGGACCTGAGCATAATATAGAATATCAAGAAGTATTTAAAATAAATGTAAATGGTTTATCTTACTGTATATGTTTAGACCACTTACAAGAAATGTTAGGTGATTATGTATTAGTACATAAAGACACATTAACAGAAGATGAAGTATTAGAGTTACCTAAAGAATTAGTAGATAATGGGACACATGAAGAAGTTATAGCTTATATAGAGAAAGCTATTAAGAAATAATGAATGTAAAACAACCTTCTTCAGTTAGAGGAAATAAGATAGCATGTATTAACTATCAAATGTGTCCAGCATGTTATGGATGTAGAGCTTATGATTCTAGAGATGAAGACTGTAGAATATGTAAAGCTGAAGATACTCAAAGAGGAAAAAGATATAACCTTTGTAATAAAGAATTACATGAGGAATGGAAAATTAATAAATTAATAAGTAAAACAACAATAAATGTACCTAATGTACAATTCGAAGATGGAGGAAAATAATATGAACGAAAATATAATACAAGGAATGATAACTAACTTAGGAAACACTATAGCACAATTAAATATAGATTTAGCAGCTGAAAGAGCTCAATCAAGATTATTAGCTGAAGAATTAGAACAACTTAGAGAAGAAGTGCAAAAACATAGAGGAATTGAAGCTATGGAAGCGAAGGAGTTAAATATAAATGAATAAGGAAAAATTTATGTCTGTTAAAGAGATGTTTCCTGTATTAGCAGATGAATCAAATATAAATAGATATTTAAACTTTATAAAAGTAGATGATTTAAGATTATTTACAGAAGAATGCTTAAAGAAAGCTGATTATAAAATAACTGAATATGAAAATAAAGTAGCAGAAATAGCTATGGATTTCTTAATAAGAAAAGAGCTATTAACTCCAGATAATCATCAAACATACGTAGATGCATTATTAGTAGCTGCTATGTTACACAATGTATACTTTGATGAAAAACATTTAATGACTTCTTTATTTAAAGCTAGAGAAGAATTTGATGAAATAGCTGGTAGAGAAGGAATATATCAATATGGTCCATTACCAGAACAAATGAGAGAAATGGTATGGGATACAATAGAAGGACAATTAGGAGATTGTACTCCAATGTCTAAAACTAAACCAAGTCCAAACTCTCCACAAGACTTATTCGCTACATCAGTTTGGATAGTAAGGAACGCTAAACACTGGTTCCATTAATTTAGAGAGGTAATCCTCTCTTTTTTATTTTAATTTTCTTATTGACTTATACGTACGATACGTATATAATAAATTTAAAGGAGTTGATAATAAATGGAATTAAAAGAAAAAGAGTTCTTTGAATATATAAAATGCCCATTAAGATATCAATTAATAAAAAAGGGACATGTTTTAGAAGAACAAAAGACATTTAATCAGATATGTTATGAAGCTATTAACAGCAATATAAATGCAAGAGTTAATGGAATGAAATCTGACTTTAGTACATTTAAAAGAAAATGGGATTCATTAGCTAAAGAAAATGAATTCTTAGGTGCTAAGAAAATATTAGATGGATGGGGATATGTATATAGAACATATGAATACATAGAAATGTTTAATATAAAATTCCTAGATTGTAACACTTCTTATAAGATAGAAATACCAGGCACACAAGTTTGTTTAACAGGTGTTTTAAATCCTATAATAGATAAAGGAACTCATATAGAAGTATTTGTTCCACATTTTAATAGGAGTTTACCAGAGAGAATAGATATAGATACTAAATTAAAACATACAATAGACGCATATGCTATTAAACAAATGTTTAAAAAAGATGCAGTATTTACTTATTATTCTCCAGCTACAGGCAAGACAATAGAAACAATAAGAGGCACAAGAGACTTTAAAAAACTAGAATCTATGCTTACAATGGTAAGTAAAGCTATTAAGTCTAATATAATATATCCAAGAGAAACTTTTATGTGTAGTTCATGTATAGCAAGAGGAATATGTAAATCATGGACAGGACAAGAGGAGGTGTAATATATGGCTAAGAAAGGTATTTACTTATCAGAAGAAGTAGGATTTAAAGCAGAAATGCCTAAATCTAAAAAGACAGTTAAAGTAAAGACTAACATAAGTTCAGCTAAAAGAGTTGAACCAAAAATAAAAAAATAATGACAATATGGGGGAAATGATAAATGGCTAGATACAAGAGAAAGAAGAGCGAAGGAAAGATAGCTCATAAGAAAACTACAATAGATGGAATAACATTTGATTCAAAAATGGAATCAGATTATTATGTTTATTTAAAAGCTGAACAAAAAGCAGGGAGAATATTAAAATTTGAAACACAACCTGAATTCGTATTACAAGAAAGATTTATAATAGTTGAAGGTAAATCTATACCTGATAGTCATCCTGATTTTGATAAGCTAAAAAGAAAACATAAAGCTCCAATAAATAGAGCTATTAAGTACATAGCAGATTTTCTTGTAATCTACGCAGATAAGTCAGTGAAGGTTATAGACGTAAAAGGAATTAAGACAGCAGACTTTAAAATTAAAGAAAAAATGTTTAACTTTAAATACCCTGACATGAATTTTGAATGTGTTATATGGGACGGACCATCAAAAGCATGGCTAGAGTATTCAGAATATGAGAAGGCTAAGAAGGCTCGTAAAAAATCAAAATCTAAAAAATAGAGGAGAAGAAATATGCAACCCACAACTAACTTTAATTTAGAAGAAGAATCTAAAAGAAAGGAAGAGTGGGACGAGATAGAAAACTTAGTACTTGATTTTCAAAAGCAGTTTACAGAAGACTCTACTAAAGAGGAGAAAGAATATGCAAAAGTATGTGGTGATTTACTAATTGCTAAATTCTCTCCTTTATTTAAAAAATATTTAACGCTATTAAAATATACACATATAGATTTTACAGATAAAGAGATGAAAGAATTCATAGTTTTATTTATAGATGACTATGAATTAAAGAAAGCTTTATATAGAAAGAAAATTAATGCTGCTAATAGAGCAGAAGTATATGCTAAATTTAATTTCGTTATAGAGACTTATGGTAAAGTAGCTGAAGAAGATATAGTAGCAGATTTAAATATGTGTTTTTTAACATTAGCTAAAAGATATAAAGCTATAGGCAAAAACTTTTGTGCTTATGTTTATAACACTTATAGACATGAAGTAGCTAGACATATAAAGAAATTTATAAATAATCCATTAAGTATACAATATAAAAATTATCAGTATGAAGATTGTATTAATGGAAATAAAGATGTACATATAGATATATCATATGAAGATAACTATTATGAAAGTTCAACAGGATTACCTGATTTAACTTGGATATCGGGACAATCTTGTTCTGACATATTTAATAAATTAACTCCATTCCAAAGAAAAATACTTATAAAGTATTATTTAGAAGACTGGAATGATAGACAAATAGCAGAAAACATGGGTGCTCATATCAATACAGTAAATCAAAAAAGAAGAGATGCTATAGATTTATTATGTACTGAAATGGGTATAAGTAAAGAAATGCTTAAGCGTAGTAGAAAGTCTGGTAAAAAAGCCAGTCTTCCTATGATTTAAATTCATATTAATGATATACCTAAAGGAAGGAAAGGTGGATAATGGTGATAACTATAGGAGCCATGATAGGTGCTGGTAAAAGCAGTTTAGCAAAATTATTAGGAGAAGAATTAGGGACAGAAGTATTTTATGAATCAGTAGATAATAACCCAATACTTCCTCTATTCTATACAGCTAGTGAAGAAGAAATACAAACAAAAAGATACCCATTCTTATTACAGTTATATTTCTTAAAAACAAGATATCAAAGTATAAAACAATCTTTATCTAATGATAATAATGTATTAGATAGAAGTATATACGAAGACTGGTATTTCGCTAAAATAAATCATGACTTAGGAAGAATATCTGATTTAGAATTCAATATATATGAAGGGCTATTAAATGAAATGATGCAGGAGCTAGATGAATTAAATTATAAAAAAGCTCCAGATTTAATGATATATCTTTCTGGTTCTTTTGAAACTATACTTAATAGAATAAATAATAGAGGTAGAGGATATGAATTAGACCCTGAACTATATGATTACTATAAGAGGTTATGGGAAGGATATGATAATTGGGTTTATAATCATTATAAAGCTAGTCCAATACTAACTATAGATATAGATAAATATGATTACGTTAATAATGAAGAACATAAAAAAGAAGTACTTAATATGATAAAAGAAAAATTAAAGGAAATAAGAAACTAGGAGGCACATTTTAAAATGAATATAATGAATATATTATTTGGTATTATAACTTTAACAGTTATAATAGGATTATCGTACATAATATCAGAAGATAAGAAAGCTATTAAATGGAGAACAGTAATAGCTGGTTTATTAGGACAATTTGTTTTAATATTCTTTGTAATAAAAGTTCCTATAGGACAAAAGATATTAGAAGCTTTAGCTATAGGTGTAAACAATATAATACAAATGGGTATGGAAGGTGTTACATTTGTATTTGGTGAATTAACATCAGGACCAATGATATTTGCTATTAGTGTATTATCTTTAATAGTATTTACATCTGCTTTAATATCAGTATTATATTTCTTAAAAGTAATACCTTTCTTTGTTAAAATAATAGGAACTGCTGTAGCTAAGTATATGGGTACTGGTAAAGTAGAAACTTTTTCTACAGTTGGTAATGCATTTTTAAGTGGTACAGAAGCACCGCTATTAATAAAACCATATATAAGTAAATTAACTAAATCAGAATTATTTGCAGTTATGTGTGGAGGATTTGGTTCAGCATCTGGAGCAATATTAGCTGGATACTCAATGATGGGTGTAGATATGAAGTATCTTTTAATAGCTGTATTTACTGTTCCATTTAGTTGCTTAATGATATCTAAGTTATTTATACCAGAAACAGAAAAATCTCAAGTAGCTGACGGTGAAATAGTTGAATCAGAACACGATAACATATTCTCTGCTATAGGAGAGGGAGCAACAGTAGGTAAAGATTTAGCAATAAGTGTTGGTGCTATGTTAATAGCTTTTGTTGGTTTAGTTGCTGTTATCAACGGAATACTTAGTATGTTTGGTACTAATTTAAATGAATTACTAGGATTAATATTATCTCCTATAGGATATTTACTACATATACCTAATCATGAAATACAAGCTTTTAGTAGCTTAATAGGAATAAAGACAGCTGTTAATGAGTTTAGTGCTTATTCATCAATGATGGAAATAGCTAATACTTTATCTCCAAGAACAGTAGTAATACTTTCAGTTATATTATGTAACTTTGCTAACTTCTCTGTTATAGGAATACAAATTGGAGGATTCTCTATAATAGCTCCTGAAAGAAAAGATGAAGTTGCTAAAATGGGATTAAAAGCTTTATTAGTTGGATTATTCGCTACTTTAACAACTGGTGCAATAGTAGGAATGTTCTTCTAATTAATATACATATAGGACAAGTTGAAAAACTTGTTCTTTTTTTGCATATTTTTATTGACTTATACGTACAATACGTATATAATTAAATCATAAGAAAACATAAGGAGGACAATTCAATATGAGTAAAGTATCGAGAGAGAAATTTACAACTACACTTGACCCTAACGTGGTAACAAGATTGGGAATAATAAAAGCTATTAATAAAAATAAAGGGTTAAATGAAGTCATAGAAGAATTAGTAAATAAGAAATATAAGGAGATGGGTTTTGATGATACAAATAATAAAGAGAGACAAGCAAGTAAGTAATGAATTATTAAATAAATTAGCAAAGAAACATAAGACTACTAAAGAGATAGTGGCATTATTATTAAACAGAGGATATAATGAAACGGACTTAGATTTATATATACAAAATGATGGTTTCTATACAGCACCATTTAATAGCATAAAGAATGTAGATGAAGCGGCTGAAACAATAGTATCTTATTTAGAAGATGATAAAGCAGAGATATACGTATTTGCAGATTATGATGCGGATGGAGTAAATGCAGGATATGTAATGACTGATAGTCTAATGGCTGTTAAAGAGTCAATAGAAAGTAAATGTAAAGTATCTGTTTATTATCCTAATAGATGTGAAGGTTACGGATTATCAATGTCTTTCTGTAAAGCATTAGTGCCAAGAAAAACTAAAAAGAGAATATTAGTAATAACAGTAGATAACGGAATAACTAAAAAAGAAGAAGTAGCATATTTACAATCTAAAGGAGTAGAAGTTATAATAACAGACCATCATGCTCCTAAAGCTGGTCATACTCCAGAATGTTTAGTAGTAGACCCATGGTTAAATGATTTAGACGATATAAATGCTAAAGGTTTATGTGGAACAGCAGTAGCATATAAAATAGCAGGAAGAGTATTAGAAATGTATGGAGATAATGCTTTTATAATGAATTACTTACCTAATGTTGCAATAGCCACTATAACAGATATGATGCCTGCTACTCCAGAAAATATAGGATTAGTTGGATATGGATTATGGTTAATAGATAACGGTTGTGCTAATGAAGGTATTAAACACTACATATCATATAAAAATTTAAAAGAGATAACAGTTAAAGATATAGCTTTTGAAATAGGACCACAAATAAATGCTTGTGGAAGAATGGGGAATATACATAAAGCTACAGACTTCATGTTTGGTAATGGAGATGTAGAAGAAATATATAATGAAATGATAGCTTTAAATGATTCAAGAAAAGCTTTAGAAAAAGAAATAATGGAATCTATAGCTAAACAAGCTGATAACTATAAGAATGACTTAATGGTTATAATACATGTACCTAATCTAGGAGGACTTGGAGGAACAGTTGCTTCTAAAGTAGTAGAGATGTTTGGTAAGCCTTGTATATTATTAAGTGGTGACGGAGAAGAATTACATGGTTCTGCTAGAACTTATGGAGGATTAGACTTACTCGCTATATTTACTTATGAAGTTAAAAAAGGTAACTTAAAAGATTTCGGAGGACATAAAGTAGCTGCTGGTGTTACAGTAGAAAAGTCTAAATTAGAGCTATTAAGACAATCAATAAATAGCACATTAGCTCAATTATTTGTAGAAGCTGATGAAGAAGTTGAAGAAGATGTAACTATAGAAGTTGATGAAATAATATCTTTAGCAGATATAAAGAAGAATACTATACAACCATATGAAGGATTATTATGTTTTGGTGATTTAAAAGAACCTGTATTTGCTTTAACTAACGTAGAAGTATTAGAAGCAAGAAGTTCTTCTAACAATGCTAATCATTTATGTTTAAACCTTCAAGATAATACTTGTATAGGAACTAAAAATAGATACGGTAAAGTAGTAGGTAAAGAATTATGGATATGGAACAAGATGCCTGACTATAAGAGATTAGGAGAACCTAAAAAAGTACACTTATTAGGTAAAATAGTACCAGACTTTAGAAATCCAAGATTCTATACGTTTGATGTAACTAATATAATACCAGCTTAATAAGGAGGCTATTAAAATGATAAACTGTTTAATGGATAGAATGAGGATTGTAGATAATGTTCTTCATTCTTCTAATAAGAAATTATTAGATATAAATATAAACTTTGATACAGATTATCCTATAATAACTTATACATATTTTGATAAAGAAAAGAGAGAAGAAATAATAGAAACATATTGTGCATATTCAATGAGTATTAGAGATGATTTTAATGATGATGAATACCTTATATTACAAGGAAGAAAAAGATTCTTTGATAGAACTTTTGAAATGAAAGATATGTCTTTAATATCAAAAGATATAAATAAATTATAATAGTCGGCTTAAATAGTCGACTTTTTCTATGTAATATTTTAATAGCTAAAAGCTAATAACAAAAAATATAAGGAGGATTCAAATATGAAACCAACTAATACTGAAAAGATAGTAGCTAAGTCTACTAACGAATACAAAGATTATCCAACTAAGGATATCGCAAAATGGAAGAAAGTTTATCAAGCTCAAACTACTTCATATGCTTACGAGCCAGAATTACCTAATAGACCATACGGAACTACTAAAAAGTAATTCATTTCTAGAGAGAATTTTTTTATTCTCTCTTTTTTTAATTTCTTATTGACACTTATACGTATGATACGTATAATAATATATATAAAGATAAGTTATAATTTTAGGAGGAAAAATAGATTGAGTAATTTAACACATTTACATGTACATACATTCTACTCTTTATTAGATGGAATGGGTTCACCAGAGGAAAGAGTAATAAGAGCAAAAGAATTAGGAATGAAAGCATTAGCTATAACTGACCATAATCACTTAGGAGGAGTTTTAGAATTCCAAGCAGCTTGTAAAAAGCATGGTATCAAACCACTTTTAGGTGTAGAGTTATATTGGACATGGGATAAAGATAAAATATCTTCACCTAAAGAAGATAGAGATAAAATAGCATTAGAAAAAGCTAAAGAAGCAGGAATAGAAATACCAGCTAAAACAAAGAAATCAGAAATAACTTCTTTAATAGCTCCGTATCAATATGATACAAGAGGATATCACATAATCTTATTTGCTAAAAACCAAAAGGGTTGGGAGAATATAGTTAAAATACAATCTGAAGCAAGTCAATATGGATTATTTAATGGAAGATACCATTGTGATAATGAATTAATAAAGAAGTATTCAGAAGGTGTTATAATAACAACAGCTTGTATAGGTTCAGTAATGGGAAGACATTTTAGAGATAACAAAGATGAAATAAGTTATTCTGTATTTAAAGAATGGGTAGATATAGTAGGAAAAGAGAATGTCTTTGTAGAAATACAAGGATTAGAATGGGAAGAACAAGGAAGAGTAAATGAAAAGTTAATAGAAATGGCTGATACATTTGATGTAAAAGTAGTTTGTACTAATGACGTTCATTATACATATGAAAACGACCATGATGACCATGATACATTATTATGTATAGGTACAGGTAAATTTAAAGATGAAGAAGATAGAATGAAATACGATTATGAATTCTGGTTAAGAAGTTATGATGAAATGGTAACAGCTTTTGAGAGATATACTCCAGTTACTATGAGTAAAGAAGAATATATGAATAGAGTTATAGAAGGACTAGAAAATACTAATTATGTAGCTGATTTAATAGATGAAGATATACTATTAGGAAGTCCAGTACCTTTATTTACAAAAACTGATTTACCAGAAGGATATACTAATGAGAAATACTTAACTATGGAATGTTGGAAAGCTTTATATAAGTATTTAGCTAAGAATCCTGAATTTGATAGAAGAGAATATGAAGAAAGACTAGCTTGGGAATTACATGTTATTAATAGCAAAGGGTATGCTCCATACATGTTAACAGTTGAAGAATTTATAACTTGGGCTAATGCTAATGGTTGTCCTACAGGACCAGGTAGAGGTTCAGCAGCAGGTTCTTTAGTACTATTCTTATTAGGTATAACTAAAGTAATAGACCCAATACAAAATGGTTTACTATTCTCACGTTTTCTTACTCTGGATAGAACTGCGTTACCAGATGTTGATGTTGACTTCTGTTACTACGGTAGAGATTCAGTTATAAAACATTTAGAAGACAAATACGGTGAAGAATGTGTATCACATATAGGAACATATACAGAAATGGGTGTTAAGTCTGGACTTAAAGATGTAGGTAGAGTATTAAGATTAGATTTTGCAACTATGAATACTGTATCTAAATTAATCACTGAATTAACAGATGATGCTCCTGGTATAAAGTTTAAAGATTTAGATAAACTTGAAACAGAAGACCCTGCTAAGTACAAAGCATTCAAGAAGATAGAAGAACAATATCCTGAATTATTTAGATTAGCTAGAAGATTTGAAGGAACAAAGAGAAACTTTGGTGTACATGCATCAGGAATATTAGTAACTCCTACTCCAGTAAATGATACGTTCCCTACTCGTTTTGACCCTAAGTCTGGTGTTAAAGTTACTTTATATACAGGACCACAAGTTGAAAATTGTAATGGAGTTAAATATGACTTTTTAGGATTAAAAACTGTATCTGTAATAGATAGAGCTTTAAAATCAATAGATGAAGAATTAACTTGGGAAGATTTATATCAAGCTGTTGAATTAGATGATGCAGGTGTATTTGATATGATATGTGATAGAAAAACAGATGCTATGTTCCAAATAGAGTCTGACTTATTCAAAGGTATAATAAAAGATATGCAACCTACTCATATGAATGATATAGTAGTTCTTACTTCATTAGGTAGACCAGGTCCTTTACAAGCAGGAATGCATACTAAATATAACAACAGAAAGAACGGGTTAGAAGATATTGTTATGCCTGTACATAGTATAGAAGATATCGTAGGAGATACATTCGGTACTATAGTATACCAAGAACAAGTAATGGCTATTGCTAAAAAGATAGCTGGGTTCGACGATAACCAAGCAGACTCATACCTTAGAAAAGCATTAGCGAAAAAGAAAAGAGATGTAATGGATTTATGTAAGAGATGGTTAATCTACGGTAAAGTAAACGCAGAAATACCAGCAGATTACAATAATGAAAATCCAAATAGTACAATGTATGACCCAACAGGAAAATATGGTGCAGAAATAAAAGGTGCATTACTGAATAACTATAACAAGAAAGACTTAGAAGTTTTCTGGGATGACATGGAAGGATATGCTTCATACTTATTCAATAAATCACATGCCGCTTGTTATTCGTATATCACATTATTAACAGCTTATTTAAAAAGATATTATCCAGTTGAATTTTTCTCAGCAATCTTCTCTATACAAGATGATGAAGAGAAAAGAGCTAAGTATATATCTGTAGCAGAAGAAATGGGTATAACAATACAAACTCCTGATATAAATTTATCAGGTAAAGATTTTACACCTATAGCTGAAGAGAATAGAATACTATATGGATTAGGTTCTATAAAAGGTGTTGGTGAATCAGCTATACCTGAAATAATAGCTAATAGACCATATACTTCAATAGAAGATATGATAACTAAAATACCTAAAAAAGCTATTAATAAAAGAGTTGGTTTAGCATTAATTAAATCTGGTGCTTGTAAAGCTTTCGATGATAATAGATATGCTTTAATAAATCAATTCCATACAATAAGAAAAGATAAAGATGAACTATATGAAATTGACTCATATGATGAACAAGTATGTATGGAAATGGAAACAAAGACTTTAGGTGCTCCTATAACATATAAACCATGGTGGTCAAATGTTGAGCAAGATGCAACTGTTCAATTTACAGCTACTGTTGAGAAAGTCTTTGAAAAGACAGACAGAAATGGTAATATGATGGGATTTGTAACTTTATCTGCTGACGGATGCATAATAGATGCAGTAGTGTTTGCTAGAACATACTGTGCACATTCAGATAAGTTTGAAATATATAACGATATACATCCTAGAGTTCTTATAAAAGGTAAGAAAGACTCTAAAGGAAAATTAATCGTATCTTCTGTAAAATCTGCATAAATAATATAACAAAAAAAGCGAGGATTAATTCCTCGCTTTCTCTATATACTATTTATTTGTTTTTTAAAGTGATTGTAGTATCTAATAAAGCTTCAAAATGTCTACCCCATGGTAATACAACATGTTTATTTTTATTAGATTCTGTTACTGTTATTGGCTTATTTATTCCTCTAGTTCCATAGTCAGTTGGATTATTATAATAAGTATACATAGTAGCATTAGTAAATGCATCTACAAGTCTATTTATGTTATAATTAGCACTAGAAGTGTCTGTTAAAGATAGATAATATTTTATATGTTTTTCATATTCTTTAACTAAAGATTTTTTATAAACAAAAGAATATTTAACTAAGTTACTTACTATATTATCTATTTCTTCTCCAGAAGTAGGTACTCCACAAGATTCTGCTATTTTTCTTTTAGCATATGCACTAGCACCTATTTTATAACACATATCTTTAGCATATTCGTGGAATAATAAATCAACTTGTCCTTGAGCGGCTCTAGTAGTTATTATACCTCTATCACCTAGTCCCATAAAGCAAGCTCTACCTATTGCGTGACCTAAACATAAGCCTACAGCATTACCTACTGTATTCCAAGAAGAATAAGCTAATAATATAGGCAATGTTTTTTGACCATTGTTTATTAAACTTAACAACTCTTTTTGTAAAGTACCTCTATTTATAGAACCATCTACTATAGCTGTTAACTTACCAGCATTTATGTTAGCTTTTAAATGATTCATTAAAGCAGAAACATGAGTATTTGTGTAACCAGAAGTTAATATTAATATTTCTAATGTTTCACCATTAGTTACTGCATTACATTTAGTAGCTTCTAAATGTTTATTCACATTCTGTGCTAAAGTATCGTAGTCGAATTCATCTGCTTTTATATTTTCTCCTCCTCCAAAATAAGTTACTTTAACTTTTGGAGCAGTTCCTATATTAGTCCATCTAGCAAATTGGTCTATAGATATCCTAGCTAATGCTGTCATAGCTAATTCATCTGTACCAGCCATTACTTTTCCTCTTTGAGCAGGTAAAGTATCTTGTATATAGTTTATTTCATTAGTTTGTATGTTCTTATCACTTGAACTATCATCAACTCCATAGAAGACATAAACATTTTCTTTGTCTTTAATAGCTTGTATTAACTTAGAAGAAAATCTTATTTTTCTTTCTCTAGCTGCTATATATTTGTCTACTTGAGCCGATGTTAAACCTGGATGACTTATTACATTTCTTTTTTCATCATATCTCATACAATCTATAACAGATTGAACACTAAAAACAGACGCTGTTTTTCTTTTAACTTTACCATATGCTCTAGTAGCATTATATTCAGATGTTTCATATCCATTGAAACCTACTGTAGCAGCTAATCTCATAACTGTATCTATTATATATACTGGCTTAGTTGTAGAATTTAAGAAGTCTAATATTCTATTTAAAACTTCTGTATCTGAACTTGCACTAAACTTACTATCTCTTGAACCTACTAAACCTCCAGAGTATAGCATATCCATAGATAATAAATATGCATCTATTTCATCATTATGGTCTATATGATAAGCATTTAACCAGTTTAATAATGCGTTTCTGTCACCAACATTAAGTGTGTCCCCTTCAAACATTTGGTTATCTAATTTAGTAGCAACCAAACTTTTTGGAGGCATTATTAGTTCTAATCCCATAGCTTCTCCGCCTAATTTAACTCTTTCATAATTACAAGGTCTATTATCTAAAGGAATGTAAACTACTTTTCTTAATAGCTTTTTAGGTGTTACACATTCTTGTCTTATAGCATCTGATATAACACTTGCATAAACTTTAGCACCTTCATTTGTTAAATGTAATTTATCATATGTATGTATAGATAAATATTTAGATTCAGCATCCGCTCTTATACCTGATAAATGAAAAGTATCTATAACTTTTGCACGATTACCATATGATGCTGTTTCTTCTACAGCTTCTATATAATCTCTAACCCAATGTCCTAAGCAGTTTGGATTATTAACTGTCCCTTCTAAGTGTGTTGGATTATAATCTGTATCTGCGTTTTCATGAGAGTTTGTAAAAAATATTTTAGCGTTTGGTGCTTTTGATTTTAATTTTTTCATTAATAGATGTAATGCCCCATAGAATGTATCAGAAGTTGTATCAAACATTTTTCCTACTGGTGTACAAACTCTGAAGTCATTCATTATACATTCTACTATTATGATGTCTGCATCAGCTCCTACTTTATTAGCTGCATTTAATATTGCTAATGGATTTCCCCCATGAAGTGCTTTACCTAATGTACCCCCTGAAGTACCTAGATTAACTACTTCTGCTCCAAATTCTCTAGCTAAAAAATCTGGATACTTATCATATCCTGCTGAGCCCGCTGTTATTGATGTCCCTAAAGTGTAAATTTTCATGATTGTAATCTCCCCTTAATTTATATTATATTTTTATGCCTTTATTTAAAGACATAGAACAAATATCATGCTATAATGTCTCTTCTAAATCTTTAAATAATAAAGCAAGGAATAATTCCTTGCTTTATATATTGCCTATTGAGTAATAAGATAAATTATAGATTTCTATATTAATAGCTTTTTGAAGTTGTTTTTTATTAATTAACTTGCCTTCTGTATAGTAAAGCAAACGTCCACTATTTGCTCTTGTGCCTACTTTAACAGTTTTAAGTTTATCGTAATTTTCTATAACATATCTTTGAGCTTCTTTTACTGGTATAACATGAACTTCTTTAGTCTTCTCAAAGTAATACATAAGTAAATCTGCTTTTGTTTTTAACCAGCAACCTAATGTATTTTTAGTTGTATTAGATATAGTTTCAGCAAAATAATTACTTGACTCATAAGTATCTGATTTAACTTCTATAAGCACTTGAGAGTCCACGTTCCCATCTTTATATGCTATTAAATCAATATCTTTTGCTTGATAACCTTTCATATTAGATACATCTAATACTAACCAATCATTATCTTTATACCATTTTTTAATAAGTAGCTCTGTTTTTTTAGTGGCATTATTCTTTTCATTAAAACTATAAGTTTTTATTGCTGTCATATTTTTATTTAGTAGTTTCCTTTATTTTTTTAATTAAGTATTTCATATCTTCATACTTTTCTTCTACTAAATCTTCTTTTAAATCATCTATAGCCTTTTCTAAAGTTTCTATAGAACAGAATTTATATGGGCTTAAATAATTATTAATTGTATAAGTTTCTCCACTTAATAGAGAAACAGCCTCATATTTTAAATATTGATGTTCTTTAGTACCGCCTTTTACTGGTGTAATATCTGTTATTTTGCAGAATCTATTATCAATTAGCTCTTGTTTAACAGCTAATACAGGTAGTAAATCAATTATGTATAAATAAACTATATCTCCTATTTGCATATGCCACACTCCTTAGCAAGGTTTCTTTTTACAAGATGAACTTTTTGATGTCTTTTTAGTTGTTGTTTTCTTCGCAGAAGATTTCTTTGTTTTGCAAGCCATCTGTCCAACACCTCTTTTCGATTTTGTTTTTACTTTAGGAGGACCTAAACTAGGGTCACTACTAAAACTAATTGGGTATATTGCCATTATATCATCTCCTTTAAAATATGAAAAGACGCCAACGGGGCGTCTAGTCAACTTAATCAATTATATATATTAGGAAGGAGGTTTTTATTATGTCATGCTAAACTAAAAGCATGTAACCATAGTAAAAAGAGTTATTAAAGAGATTAAAAAGAAAGAATATATGAGTTTGTATCTAGAAGGCTCTTTCTTACCTTCTTGATTTTACTATATGTATATTCTTTCCTTTAATTCACTATTTATAAAAAAATCTTCCTAATTACCTATAGGAGATACAGGATGTTTAACTTGAGCCTGTTTATCTTCTTGATTAAACTGATGGAAATGAATTAACTTACCATTCATCTTTTGATAAGTATTCCATGCAGATACTAGTTTTGGCCACTGTCCTTTTTTCTTATAATAGTTTGCTATATAAGTATAAGAAGCAGTTACTCCAGCATCTTTTGCTGTACCAGTACCAGGTCTTAATATATAAACATCATGGTTACCCTTTCCTATTTTACTTGCATATGCATTAGGTACATGTATATCAAAGTCAAAGAAATGTCCTCCAGTATCTACTACTGTAAATATACCATCTCCTATTCCCTTTTGAGCTAAGTCAGGTATATAAATTTGTGTACCATAAGGTAAGTTATGAGAAGCACAATATCTCATTTGATTTTTACCTTCTGTAGCTGTAGGAACTTTAACTGTTTTATTATTTCTAATATCAACATAGCTCATTGAATTTGATTTAGCATAATTACCGTTATCATAATATGCTGTTACAACTGCTTGTTGTATTTTAGCAGCTTTATATGTTGTACCGTTAACAGTTATTTCATCTTTCATATCCATGTTTATAGTAGTACTCATTTGTGCAGCCGTTGCATCTGCTTCGATAAGGTCTTTTGGTCTAGCAAATATAGGATTATTATTAAAACTATATTTTAATACATGAGATAAATCTTCTATCTTAATATCCTTACCTTTTGGGTAATTCTTATTAGCAGCATGTGCTACTTTATTATCTCCTATATAAATACCAACATGACCAGGATGCCATATTAAATCTCCAGGTAGTGCATCTTTAACCGATTCTGTAGTAGCCGACCATGTTTTACCGCCGTTCTTATCTAATTCTTCTTTAATAGCAGTAGTATTCTTTCCGTAAATACTTTTCAATCCTGCATAGTTATAACAGCAAGAAGTAAATGAAGAACAGTCATATATAGCTATTTTTTCATTAGGATTAACTCTTGGAACAGATTTATAAACTTTGTTTTCATAGTTTATCGTACGATTACCGTTATTTTGGTCATATGAAGCTTTTAAGTTGTCATGGTCTTGTACTATCATCTTAGCCATTTCAACTATTTTATTTCTACATTCAGCTCCAAACATGCCGCCAACTGCTCCTTCTATATATAAGCTATCCTTATTAAAGTCTTCAAAATAGAAGTTCTCTGAAGAATATTTATTTTCTTCATATGTGTCCGCTTCTTCTCTTGTATCTACCCATTCTCCTTGGTTAAGTTTATTTAACTTATCTACGTCGTCTGTATAATCTTTATCAGTATCATCTAATAAAGTATCAGGAGCTTGTGGTTTTTCAGATACATTATCTTCGATATCAGTATTTTTATATTTTGCTTTAATACCTTCAGTAGGATAAGCTTTAACATCTGGTTCTTGTAAGTCTAAATCTTGTTCATACCAATTCATCATGAAGGCATAGTCTTCTTTTTTGATATTATTAACAGCCTCTTCATATTCTTTAGTGTCTGTTATTTTAGATTTTAAACTTTCTAGATATTTTTCTTTATCAGCTTGTTCCCATTCTTCAGTAATTAAACTAGGTTTATCTGTTTTATTTGTATGTACATAAGCAAATTTTTGTTTTGTACTACGTTTTTCTACTCTATTAAGAGCTTTATATTGTTCTAAATCCATGTAAGACATTTGCATTTGGTCTAACATAACAGAGCCATTCATACCTGTATCATCAAGTATTTCATATATCTGTCCTATAACTGGTTCATATCTAGTACAAGATAAACATTGGTCCAGAGTTACAGAACACGCATCATGTATTCTGTCGTCTCTAAGACATCTTATAGTTTTATATTTTCCAAAGACATCTTGTCCGCCGTAATAAACGCAGTTTATATTTACCCTAGAACCAACTCTACCTAAACTTCTTAATACAAAAGCTAATGTGTTTTCAAGTCTTACTAGTCTAGATTCAACTTTTTTAGATTGATTAATTAAAGCATCATTTATCATAGCAAAGTTTTTAGCTACTGGATGTGGCATTGGGTCCCCTGGATGATTACTTTCGTATAGTCTTGCTTCTATTTCATCTATTTTAACTTTAGGTGAATGTTTCTCAAGTTCAAATACTTTATCATCAAACGGATAAGGGTCCAAATAATTTATTGGCTTACCTTTAGATTTCTTATTCATTTCAGCTAACAAATCAAAATCAAAAGATAAATCATTATTATCGAAGTCTTTTCCTTCTTTTATTAAACCTTCTCCTAATGCAACCATAGGTATAGGATTTTTACTTCCTACACTATTGTCAGCAGTAGAATAATTAGGTGGCACAATTAAATCTGGATATATTGGGTCAACCTTGAATGGGTCTGGTTTATATAGCATACTTAATTCACCTGCTGGTCTAACACAATGGCCATCTCCTCCTGGTGAACCTTCTACAACAGAATAGTATATTGTATTTTCATTATCAGTTTTAAGCTCTTTAGTTAACGCAGTTAATCTATCATCATTTGTGATAGGAGCTTCTAATATCTCTGGTAATCCTTTATCATATGGTTCACATGACCCTGCAAATTCATCTATTATTTTTGGGTCAGTATATGATTTCCATATTAAATATTCTTCATGTGTCATAGTAGGTATTATTTCAGGTTGAGGTATACCATTATCTTTACTTCTAACAGTATAGACAGCACTTTCTGCATTTGATACTTTAACAGATTTATATACTATCCAACCAACAGATTTTGCAGCTCCAGCTTCTACTTTATAATAACCTTTTTGATAATCTATTATTTTTACAGGTGTACCTTCATCCAATACTTTAACATGAGGGCCCGTCATATTAGGTTGTTGTCTTAAAGTACATCTTCTATTACAGTTACCAGTTGAACCGATATGAGTCATTAATACTTCATTATCAGCATTCAAAGGTTCTTCTTCAGGTAGTTCTGGTTCTCCGAAGTTTGCATATCTCCATTCAACTTGTTTATCTACTTCTCTTAATAGCAATTTCCATTGCTCTCTATCTAAATACATAAAAGGAGATGGAGCTCTGTTAAGGTCAAATTCTCTCCATAAGTTTTTAGTCTTTAAGTTATTCTCATAAAGAATTTTAGATAATTCTTCTATCATCTTCTTTTCTGTAACAGTATAATCTTCTAACATTTCAGAAGTAAATAGACCCATATTTAATGTATACTTATAAGATTTGTTTCCAAATAAAGCTCTATCTATATAAGTATGTCTATCATTAGGTTGTAGAGACATAGCAACAAGATTTTTATCTTTACTTAAAGTCATTCCTGTAGAATCTAATAGGTAATGAAAATCTTTACTATATCCATCTTTTGACCACGCATTTTCTTTATTTTCTATAGAATAGAAATGATATGGTGGCATATGAACTAATACAACACCTTTTATTTCAGCTATATTAGTTTTATCTTCTCTATTGTCGAAATTAGGTAAAGTACTATCATAACTTCCTAGAGTTCCTCCAGAAGTAGATGCTCCACTAGAGTCTAAAGTGGAAGAATCAAAATTAATAGGTACTTGTTCTTCATTTCTTCTTTTTATTTCTTGTTTTATATAGTCCCATTTATTATTGGCTCTTATCCATTTAGGACAATCTTTACCACTAACATGATTATGTTGTATAACATTATCTACTGGAACACTATGTTTTTTACAAAGATATCTTGCTAGCTCTATAGTCAACTCAACTGCTTTGTTTTTATCACATTTAGGTCCATCACAAACTTCTATACCTATTGAGTTACTATTACTAGCTCCTCTATCAGCACCGTAGTTTCCTTTTCTAACAGGACCGCAGTGTGAACAAGACCAATTATCTTCAAGCATTTGAAGTATAGTCGTATCATCAATTGCATATTGAGTAGCAGTATAAGCACCGTCAGCTCCTTGTGAAAAGTGATTATATGGAGAGCTAACTTTATTAGCTCCATCTGTATTATGGATAACTATCCATTCTACTTTCATATTGTTTTTCTTATAGCTTTTACCAGCTAAACTGTCAGGCAGTAGTTTCTTTTCTACTTTACCTGTATATTCTTGTTGATTAGGCATTTGGGCTTCCTCCTCCTTTAGGAGCGTAAGTCTTACCATTTACTTTACGGTCAAGAAGCCCTCTGTCTAAATATTTTCTTTCTGCTTGTAACATTGCCATTTTATAAGACATAACATCTTGTGGAATGTTAAGCTCAGGATTCATTAAAGCTTCATCATACTTTTCTTGCATCTTTCTATTATGATAGTAATCTGCACATACTATAAGACCGTCTTCATCGTCTTCATAGTAATAGTCCCCATAAGCTAATAATTTTCTAGTTATATCACATTTTACGCAGTCATAAGGCCACGTTATTCTTTTTAATTGTAAAGCCATTTCTCTTTCTCCTCCTTGAATATAGCATTATTGTTATTATATATAATACTATATTCAAGTATTTTATAGGAATAAAGAAATTGGATTCTTTAATAGCTCTAAGTCTATAACCTTATCAACCTTTCTTGACGGTACCAATTCCAATTCAGGTCTTGAGAATATTGTTTTATTTCCTAAGCTATTAAGTTTAACTTTTAGTCTACTTGGCAATACAGGATGTGGTCTTCTTCTAGATTCACTAGATTTTATAAAAGCAGTTGCTTTAAATATATCTTCATTAACTGTATCCTTAATTCCCTCAACAACATTATTAGCTATTTGAGTTAATAAGTCTTCGTTATTAGACATTGCTCTTAGACCTTCTTCACTAAACTTACCTTCTATAGCCATAGCAGCTTGTAGCTTTGTAGCCATTAAAGATAAAGCTTGTTCCTGTATTGAATTTTGGTAGTACATAAAGTATACCTTTACATCGTTAGATTGAGATAATCTCCAACTTCTTCTTGAAGCTTGTCTCATTGTGAATAAGTTATATCCCATTTGATAGAATATTATAGAAGTAAATTCAAGTAAATCAAGTCCAGTTTCAACTAGGCTAGGGTTACATATCATAACTTCCATTCCTTTTTCTAAATGTTTCTCAACCCATTCTTCTCTTTTGTCTGGAGCAACATTTGATTTCATTTCAAATGCTGTTATTCCATTATCCTCTAACATCTTTAATAAGCTAGAACCAGTGTCTGTTTTATTTATAAACGAATAATAAACTAAAACTTTCTCCCCTGCTTCCAATCTCTCTTGTACTAGACTTAAAAGCCTTTCTTCCTTATTTCTTTCTTCTTTAGGTAATTCAGTAGGCATGTAAATTAGCTCACCATTTTCAGGATTAACAATTGGAGATATCATATGAGGACAATCTGGGTAAGCTGTTAAAGCTTGTAAGAATGGTCCCATGCTTTTTCTAGACTGTCCACGTCTAGGAGCTGCATATTCTCTAAATGCATTTTCAAAAGCATTATATCCAGCTGTTAAATTAGCATCCATTAATACTGGTACTGGTATCTCTTCATATCCTGGAAGTCCATTAGACATATCACTTAAAGATAAGAATACTGCATTCTCTAATAAGAATTTAGTAAATACTAATGGAGATACTCCTGGTAATCTTTTTTCTTTCATGCTTCCTATTTGTCTTGCTCTTTGTCCTCCTGCACCTAAAGCATATCTTCTTTCTCTAGAATGAACTCCATACAATCTAGCAAATTCACCTTCATCTGAAAAACTAAATCCTTCTTTTCTCATAATATGAGGAACAGTTCTCCATAATAAATAGTATAACCCGTCGGCATAACCATTTAATAAAGTACCTGTTAATAAGACTGATTTCTTAGAAGCACCGATTAAATCGGCTACTGCTTGTCCTTGTTCTGAAAGTCCTTTTGCTTGATGTGCTTCATCAACTAAACAATAGTCAAATACACCATTCATTCTTTCTCTTATATACTTTGCTATAGAGTACTTCTTAGGTCCTTTATAAGTTGAAGTTGGCTCTTCTCCTGCAAGCATCTCATTATAAGGTTCCATTAGTCGTCTTAATAGAGTAGACTCTTTTTTATTAAGTCTTTCCTTATTTAATAGCCTTTCTGTTTGAGGTATTATATGAGCTTTTTGTATCCAACCTTCTGCACCTAATTTAAACCATTTATGGTCTTGGTCATCTCTATTTAAAGGACCCCATAAACTAGCATTACATTTAACTGTATCATATTTTCTTTCTGCTTCATTCCACTTAGAAATTTCGTTCATACATCTAGCATTAGCAACTAAAGGTTTAGACATGCTTAATTCATCAAAAAATATTCTTTTTGCACGTCTATGTCTACCTGTACCTTCGTATTCTATAGTGTATAATGGCTGTCCACATTCAGGACAAACAAAAGTCTTTTTAGACTTTGACCATATAGCAGCAGGTCTTTTATCATATGACATTTTAGCTCTTTCTTTAGAAAGTATAACATAAGAATTTTCTGCTTTATTTTTATTTCTCAATTTAGATTCTAAAGCTTTTAATTCTTTAAAATCTTCAACTATATAAGCTCTAGCATTAGGTATTCTTTCTTCTACTTCACGCTTCCACTTTATAGTTAAATGAGAAGGACAAACTACACATGCATTAAAACCTCTGCTTCTACTTGAATTATGAGCATAAGGTATTGCTGCACCCATAGAGGTCTTACCAGAACCCATTTCTGCTATTACAAAAGTAGCATCATTTTTCTTTAGGTTATTAACAACCGCTTGGATTACTGACTTCTGTGCCTCAAATAATTCTATATCTGCCTCGTGATACATGAAGTCATCTACAAAATTTGTAAATTCATCATACGAATCTTCACCAGGCACAAATTTAGGTTTAAATGATGTTTGTATTTTCTCTGCTAATATCTCACCAAAATTAGCTAGATAGTCATTTAAACCAGTTATAGTATCTAATACTGGAGATGGATTATTGTTACCCATTATTTTTATTTCTCCAGCACTTAAACCAGATTTAACTATATTCTTTACATCATTTTTATTAAAGAAAGCTCTATATGCTTTAAAAGGAGCTTCCTCATATTTATGGAATACATATAACTCTCTTATCTTACCGTTATTTTTTAATTGAGTAAGTAAGTAGTCTTTCCATTCTTCTAAAACAGGTACTGAAGAATACTTAGCCACTTTAGCATATAACTTTTCTCTAAGTTCTTCTTCATTATTACAATAGATATATATTTCTATTTGTTCTGTACCATCTTCTCTATAAGTTACTTTATCTTTTGCATAAAATATAGTGTGAGTATAGTCACTACTAGCATCTCTCTTAGATTCTATTGAATAACCAGTTCTTCCTGTTCTGTAATTACCAGCGTTAGGTATATAGCAATTTAGATTCGGAGTTTTTAATTCCTTTAAAGAAATCTGCATTGTTGTAGCATATCCAATTACAGAACCATATATTAATTCACTTTGGGCTCTATCTATTACTATTGTATCTGCCATAAGGCTTGTTGTATTCCCTATACTTATTCTTTTAAAGCTCATTTACTCTCTCCTCCTCTTAATTATTAAGCTAATTCTATAAACTTACCGTCTGGTGTTAATAGATTAATTTGAACTTTATTTGATATTGTTTCTATACTTGTTTCGTCATTGTCTTCTCTTGAGTTATTAAAGTCTCTTACTTTTGTAACCATACCTTTAATAGCATGGTATTGACCTTCATATTCTTCAACAACTCCATCAAGACATCCTGATGTTAATACAAGTCCTATTTGTCCCATATTAAATGGTAATAATGGTCTCATACTTGTATCCTTTTCTTCTATTTCGTGTTGTTTCCAGAATGAACTCATTAACCCACTATTAGCTATTAAGTGTTCTAATTCTGATTCATCTAATACGCTTCCTCTAAATAATTCAGGAACTGTTATTCCTCCTGAAGCTAAATCATAATTAAAGTCTAGTTCAGTTGGTAATTGAGTTATTCTTGGTAAATTAGATAAGTAAGCATATATATCTTGTTTAGCCTCTTTAGTTATTTCTTTTTTTCCGATTATATGAACATAGTTTAAACTATTTCTAGTTAAAGAAGCTGATATAACTTGTACATCATTTAAAAATCTAGAGAATATACAAGCCATATCTTTAGTACATCTAGTTACTGGTATAGTAAATATAAATATACCATCTTTTCTTAAATACTTTATAGTATTTCTTAACCAAGCTTTTTCTTTTTTCTCTATTAGATTTCCTGTTGGTCCTAGTTCTGCTATCCAAGAAACTGGTGGACATACATGCATTATATCAAAACAATCATTTGATATTTTTGAACCACTCATTTCTCCTTTAATAGCTCTAGTTATATTTTCTTTTGCTCTAGCATGACAACTATCTCTACCTTCAAGTCCATATGTAGTACAATCACCATGAGCAGCTATTAATTCAAGTCCTTTACCCCTACCGCATCGTGGAGAGAATACATTATAAGGTCTATTTAAATTTATATGATTCATTATTTGATAAACATCTGTCGCAGACAGCTCTTCTCTATCTTCATCATATATATTTTCAGCTATATAGTCTACCCATCTTTCTGATTCATAGTTACCTATCTTTTGAAATTCCCATTCTTTATACATTTCTAATGGTGCAACTATTTGTTTTAATTCTTCTTGTTGTTCTTCTTGTAAGTTTCTTATTCTATGTGTCATATCTTTTAATTGCATTTGTAACATACTTATTTCTCTATGTGATACAGGTAAATCACGATTAGTTCTAGTAGTTAAAAGTAATTCATCTGTCATAGTTATTATTAGATTTAAATCTGTTGTAAATCTATTCTTAGCTTTAATCATATCTGTTTTATGATTAATTGATTTTGCATATGCCGATAGTAAAGTTAATGTGTTTTTAATTGTATGTGCTGAATATAATGTTGCCATTTTATTTTCTCCTTTTCTTCTCTTTAATTTATTTTTATTATAAAAGGGGCTTATGCAGCCCCTATTAGTTTACAATTCTCATCATCATCTTTCTCTGCTTTTATAAATAACAGAGCATCTTTCTTTAATAGCTTTTTATATTTTTCATATACATTAGAAAATACTACTACTTCTAATGCACCGTCTCCTGTTTCTATAGTCATAAAGGCCATCATTTCATTTGTTTTCTTGACTCTTTGTTTCTTAACTCTAGTAACTAAAGCACGGCATTCAAATTTTGCTCTTTTCTTTAGTTGTTTATATCCTATAGCTGGTAACTGATTAGTTATAGCATGTATATAATTAAATCCTAAAAGACCTTCCTCTATTTCTCTATCATCATCATATATATTTATCTTTAGGTTTTTATGGAATGTGATGACATCTTGAGGTTCTTCTTCTCTAAGTTCACAATATTTATAATATGCTTTAGTTCTGTCACCAAATGCTCCTGCAAATATTAAAGCATTAAATGCTTTTTTATTACAAGTTGTTTTATTTACTTCTTCATATATATCTTCTAAAGTTGGTTCACATTCTTGAGCTAAGCAATATTCTATAGAATCATATGCTTTTTCTCCAAAAGAAGATATAGCACATAAACCTATTCTTATTGTATCATTCTCAACAGTAAATTTCCACTTTGATTTACCTACTTGTGGTTCAGCAAATTTTATACCTAGTCTTCTACATTCTTTAACTGTTTCTGCGACTCTTTCTTTTCTTTTATCAGCAGCTACATTTATATATATATTCGATAATTCTGCTGCCATATATTCTAATGGATAATTAACTTTATAATAAGCAGTCATATAACACATTATTGCATAAGCAACAGCATGTGATTTATTAAATGAATAAAGACCACTGTCAACTATCATTTGGAATATTTCTTCGAATATATTTTCTGGAACTTTTATACCTTGAGATAAAGTATGCAGTTCATCTTTATAAGATTCTATTTTGTCCATTTTCTTTTTAGCTGAAGCCTTCATTAAGTCATATCCTTCATGAAGAGGTAGACCAAAGTTTTTACAACATTCCATTAACTGCTCTTGATATATCATTATCCCATTTGTTTCTGCTGTAGCATTATCGTAAACAGGATGAAGATGTTTTACATTTGCTTTACCTTCTTGTATATCCATATATAATTTATCAGTACCTGCTGATATACATGGTCCCCTTACTAAAGCAAGACAAGCAGCTAATTCTTCTATCGTTTTAGGTGATAGTCTAGGCATTCTATCTTTATAAGTTTTAGAAGCTATCTGGAATAAACCAGTAGTATTTCTAGACCCTATTAAATCCCATATTCTCTGGTCATCATATTTATCAAATTCTACATCAAAAATATCACCAGTTTGTTCTTGAACATCTGCTAATACATCTAAAGTTGATAAACCTAAGAAGTCATATTTAACTAACATCATTTTTTCTGCTTGTGATAAATCAAATGAAGTTGCATTTAATTCTCCTCCATCCTTCTTTATCATAGGGATTAAATCATGTAAAGGTGTTTTGGCTATTAAAGTACCAGCAGCATGTATTGAACTTGCTCTAGGTAGTCCTTCTAGTTTCATAGCCATTGCAAACATCTCTGGATATATAACATGATATTCTCTTAGTTCTGGTACAACTTCTAATGATTCTTTTATAGAAAGGTCCGTCATCTTGTCCCCTTCCTCGTCATAGTGCGTCATCGGTATGAGCTTCGCAATTGCGTCCCCGTCATCTATATCCATGATGCGAGAAGCATCTTTTATAGCTGATTTAGCTTTTCTTATTTGGAAAGTAGAAACAGCTGCACAATAGTCTGCTCCGTATTTGTCTACAGTATAGTCAAACATCATATGACGTTTAGCTGAAGCTATATCCATGTCTACGTCTGGAATGGAATTAACCCTATGAACTGAAAGGAATCTATCAAATAACAGATTATATTTAATAGCATCTACTTTAGTAAGTCCTGCTAGATAAGCAACTAAAGAACCACATACAGAACCTCTACCTGGTCCACAAAGTATATTATTTTCTTTAGCATATTCCATAAAGTCTCTAACTATTAAGAAATAAGATACAAACCCTAGTTTCTCTATAACATCTAGTTCCATATACATACGGTCCATATATTCAGAGACATCTTTGATTTTATGTTTTATTTTATCTAATTTCTTTAAACAAACATATTCAAGATAAGTTTTTGGTGTAAATTTTTCCGGACATTTGAAAGTAGGTAAATTTAGTCCATCTATTTCAATACTAACATTACATTTTTCTGCTAGTAGAATCGTATTGTCCATAGCTATTTTAGCATTATCTTTTCCTATTGAAGCTGCTAAACTATTGAACAATTCACTATACGACATAACATAATAACACTTATCTGGATAAGCAAGAGCATCAGTTAATTTAGCTTTTCTATGAACTTTAACATGTCCATCGTGAGCTAAATAATCTTCTGCATCTAAATAATGAACGTCGTTAGAAGCTATTAAAGGGATGTTTAATTTATTAGAGAATTCTACTAACTGTTTATTAACAGTTATTTGGTCTTCAAATTCCCCTGGTTGAACTTCTAGATAAAAGTCCTCAAATATATTATTAAGTCGAAGCAATAAAGTCTCCGCTTCTTCTAGTTTGCCATCTAATATTAATTGATTAACTTCACTACCCACACATGCAGTTGTAGCTGCAATTCCTGTTGTATCTATTGATTCTAAAAAGTTTAAATCTGTTCTAGGTCTATAATACTTACCAACTAATTCTGCATCTGCACATATAGTTAATAAGTTCTTTAAACCTATTTCGTTTTGAGCAAGTAATATTAAGTGATTAGTTGCTTTATTATCTTTTTCTTTTAATTCTCTATCTTCTACTGTATATACTTCACAACCTATTATAGGTTTTATTCCATTACTAACACATTCAAAATAGAAATCATACATATCTGCCATAGAACCATGATTAGTCATAGCTATTGCAGGAATGTTTAATTTCTTTGCTTTTTTAACTAAGTCTTTTATTTTTAATATTGAATCACCTATACTGCCAGAAGCAGTATGTAAATGAATAATTGCATATAATTCTTCTAATGTTTTCAATTCATTTTCTCCTTTATTAATTTTCTAAAAATAAGCACAAAAAAAGATAGTCCGAAGACTATCCCTTTATAATGATTATTTTATAGTGGTTTAGTATATTCCATATGGATATATCCTGTTTTACCATTACAAGAACAAGAACCCCATAGAGAACCATCTTTAGCTTTATCTATATACCAAACATTCACTACAGTATTTTTAGCGAATTGACCTATTTTATCAAATTCAGCTCCTCTGCCGCTTCTTACATTTAAAACGTCAGCAGTAACAACAACATCTTTTTGGTAAGTTCCAACAGAATAATTTGAATCAGATTGAGTAGGAACTGATATAGTTCTTCCTACTATACCTTCAGCTATTAATTTAGCTATTGCGTCCTTATTTGCATTGTAGATATCAGTATCTGCTTTTGAATCAACAAAACAAGTTTCGATAAGGATTGTTGGTGCTACACAATTATTTAACCAATATAAATTAGTTCTTTTCTTAGTACCTCTGTTTTTAAACTTAGTAGCTAATTTGTTATTAACTCTATCTGCAAATTCTTTACCTTTAGTAGAAACATAAAGTGTTTCTGTTCCCATTGGAGAACTAGTAGTAGTATTTGCATTAAAGTGTATTTGTACAGCAACGTCAACAGTTTGCTTATTAGCTAATGCTACTTGTTGTTGTAAATAGTTGTCTGCTTTATCAACATTACAAGCATATACAGTATGACCGTCTGCTACTAACCACTTTTTAACTAAATCAAACATAACTCTGTTTTCTTTAGATTCATTGATGTAACCAACTGCTCCTGTACCTTTGCCAGATAATGTATGTCCAGCTGATAATGCTATTTTCATATAGAAACTCCTCCTTTGTAATAGTGTTCATATAATTTATTACTTCTAGAGGGTTTCTATATAAACCATGTTATTTATTAGTTTTATTTATTTTATTAATTTTGTTATCACTATATCCTGTTCCTATACTAGGATTAGATATAACACCTAAAGCTATTAAGATATACATTATTAACTCAACGTATTCTCCATAGCTTTCTGGTAATAGGCTCATATCTCTTAAGATTAAACCTGCTAAAGAAAATAAAGCTAACCATAAACCATAGTTTTTAAATTTATTATTCATAATAATTCCCCCTTAAAGAAGTTAGTATGTTACATACTTTTATTACTTCTATAAGAGGGCTGTAATTAATATTTAAAATCTTGATTATTTACATTTTCAAAATCTATTTCTCTTGGAAGCTTTATACCTCCGTATTTTTCAATTTGACAATGTCTACATTCTACTTCTTTTTCTACAGCTTCTTCAAACATAGAACAATCTAATTGACATATTTCTGAATCTATTTCTAATTTAATAGTTTCTTTTGTACAATAACATTCTTTACTGTCAGCTGGACTTGTACAACAACTGCTGTTATACTTACAACCAGTTAATTCACAAATAACTTTCGTCATCTAACTCACCTCTTCTGTCATATATTCCTTCCACGGAATATTAAATTTTTCTGATATAAATTGTGCTAATACACTTCTATGGCAATCATGTGCTGCTTTTTCATAGCATATTAAATATACATTCTTGCCTTCTTTAACTTCTTCAGCTAACTGATAACATAGTTCATTAACAGCTAATGAATTATCTAGATATTCTTTATATTTAGATAACATTTCTGATTTAGTCATAATTCCATTCTTATATGAAGCTAATAAACTATCTGCAGGAGCTAATATTGATTCCCAACAGGCATCATTAAATTTAGATAAATCTAAACTCTTAGGAGTCCATCTAGTTATCAATACCATTTTACCTTCGGGCAGGTTTTTCATGTTTGATATATATGAAGTATATAGCATGTTAGATTCCTACCTTTCTTATATAGTCTAGTATTCCGTCATAAATTCCAAGCTTACTATATAAGTATTGCATTTGTGATATTAAATTATCTATTTTATATGAATTGCTATTTTGTCTACCTATAGTTCTAGGTAAATGATGTATTAAATACTGAATCATTCTTCTTTTCTTTAGCATTACCATGTGTTTCAATCTCCCAGTATAAAATTAAATATTATTTCTTTTCTGTTCCAGTAGAACCGTATCCGCCTTCTCCTCTAGCAGTATTTGTTTCTACTGTATCTACTTCTTCAAATTCACAATAGAATACTTGTCTAAGAACTCCTTGTGCTATTTTTGTTTGAGCAGGTATAGTTATTTTATGTTTAGAATCATTTCTAACCATTATGCCTATATCTCCTCTATAGTCCATATCTACTGTTCCTTCAAATACAGTTATGTGTGCTCTTTCTCCTTTATTAACTAACTCAATTTCAAAAGGGTTAAAACCATGTTCTTCTGTGTAGACAGGAACTCCTTTTACAGTTATCCCAGATTTATTTTTAATTTGAACGCCCCAACCTTTTGGTATTTCAAATCTTAAACCTGTAGGAACTATTACAGTTTCCCCTGGATATATACTTGTATCCTCACAAGTGAATAAATCAAATCCACTATCTGTTGGATGTGCAAATTCAGGTATAACTGCATCTTCATGTGTTCTTTCTACTTTGATTTTTAACATATAATCACTTCCTTCCTAAGCTTATTATATATGAAAAAGAGAGCTATTAACAGCCCTCTAATTCTACTATAAATTCATTTAAAAACAAACTGTATCCACAAGACAAAGCAGATACTTTTAAAGTTTCTTTTATATCGATGACTCTTTGATTAGTAGAACCTCTATATTTCAAGTTTAAATCTTTTTTAGATTCAACAAATCTACCATCAATAACAACATCACATTCTCTTAGTATTTTATTTGCTAAGATTTTTTCTTCAATTTCTTTATCTATAACATATCCAGTCCATAACCATATTGGTTTTTGAACTTCTTTTCTTATTCTTTTTAATAGCTTAAGAAGAGTTTCATCTTGTTGTAATGGTTCTCCTCCTAAGATATTCACACCTACTATTTCTGGTTTTTTTAGATGTTCTATAAATTTATTTTCTGTTTGAGTATCCCATTTATCTCCGTAATTGAAATCCCAAGTAACTTCATTAAAACATCCTTTACATTTATGAGTACAACCAGAAACAAAAAGGCTGGCTCTTACGCCTGGGACCATTGCTTATGTCATACCATTTTATTCTTGAATAGTTCATTATATCATCTTCTTTCTATAAATGACAAACACGACTCTTTATTTCTCGTGTTTTTCCAGTATTCCAAAAATTATCGCCTAAATCAATCGGCTCTATTATTTCTAATAGGATTGGACTATCTCTTTACCATATCTATTTCTAGACTTAGGTACTTCGCACTTCGCAATAAGGAATTTCACCTTAAAGCTACGAGGATGTCTCCTTCTAGTCTCTACACCTTTCTTAATTATATTAAGACTTGGCACGGTATTGTCATATTAATTTACAATTAAATTAGATTCCGCCGTTAGCAGCTATTAAAGCCACACCCTATATTTATAGGTTCACGAAGTTATCATCATAATGTTTCCATTATGAGGAGCATTTTAGTTTACCCACATGTTCTTCTAGTAACATTCATCTTAGACTCATCTTTGTTTCCACATTGAGGACATTCCCATTCAAGATTATCATTTATTAATATCTCTTGGTCAAATCCACATTCATGACAATAGTCTGATTTAGTATTAAATTCAGCATATTGTATATTTTCATATATGAATGTTATCATTTGCTCTAATGCCTCAACATTTTTATTCATATTAGGTATCTCAACATAAGATATACATCCTCCAGTTGATATTGGTTGGAATTGAGATTCAAATTTTAATTTACTAAATGCATCTATTTCCTCTCTAACATCAACATGATATGAATTAGTATAATATTCTTTATCTGTTATATCTTCTATTTCACCATATCTAGCTTTATCTAGTCTAGCAAATCTATAACATAAACTTTCTGCTGGAGTTCCATATAAACCGAAGCCTAAACCTGTTTCTGCTTTCCATTGTTGAGTAGCAGATTTTAATTTTTCCATTACTTTAACAGCAAATTTAGTTCCTATTTCTGTAGTATGAGATTCTCCAGTCATTAATTTAGTTAATTCATATAAACCTATATATCCTAATGATATAGTAGCATATCCATTAACTAATAATTTATCTATTGTTTCACCTTTTTCTAGTCTAGCTATTCCTCCATATTGCCAATGCATTGGAGATACATCTGATGGAGTATTTTTTAATAACTCATATCTACACATAAGAGCTTCTTTACATAATTGTAATCTCTTATCGAATAGTTCCCAGAATGCTTCTTCATTGCCTCTTGCTATTATACCCATTTGAGGTAAGTTAAGTGAAACAACACCCATATTAAATCTACCTTCAAATTGATAGTTACCATTTTCGTCAGTCCATGGTGATAAGAATGAACGACATCCCATTGGTGAGAATACATTTCCTTCGTATATTTGTCTCATTCTTTTAGCAGATATGTAGTCAGGATATAATCTTTTAGCAGTACATTTTGCAGCTATTTTAGTTATATCATAATATTTTCTTCCTTCATAAGCATTGTGTTCATCTAATACATACACTAATTTAGGGAATGAAGGAGTAACATAAACACCTTTTTCATTCTTTATACCTTGTATTCTTTGTATAAGTATTTCTCTAATTATGTCAGCTATTTCTTGTTCATATTCATGACCTTCTTCTATTTCTAAAAATAAAGTAACGAATGGAGCTTGACCGTTAGTTGTCATTAATGTATTTATTTGATATTGTATAGTTTGAACTCCTGCTTTTAATTCTTTCTTAGTAAGTTCATCTACTGCTTTATTTAACTCTGCTTCATCTGACATAACATTCTTTAGCATATCATAATACTTATTCTTACTTTTAGCTAAGTATTTACCTAAATGTTTTATGTTAACAGATTGTCCTCCGTATTGACCAGAAGATATTTGAGCTATTATTTGAGTTAATATAGTACAAGCAGTTTGGAATGATTTTGGTGATTCAACCATTTTACCATTTATAACTGTACCATTGTCTAACATATCTTTTATATTAACTAGACAACAGTTAAATATTTTTTGCATAGCATAGTCCATATCATGATAATGAAGAACACCATCGTCATGAGCTTTAACTATATGAGCAGGTAATAATTTTCTTCTAGCTAAATCTTTAGAAGTTTCTCCTGCAACTAAATCTCTTTGAGTAGAAGCAAGAACAGCATCTTTATTAGAATTTTCTTTCATAACATCTTCATTAGTTCTATTTAATAAAGATAATATAGATTTATCTGTTGTATTAGATTGTCTTTTAAAAGATTGTATAGCTTTAAATTCTGTATAACTTTTGGCTAATATTTCTTCTTTGTATTTTAATAATTTATAAAATACTGCATCTTCAATCTCGTAAATAGTAACTTGAGATTTATTTTTAAATTGTTCTTGTATTTCTTGAGCTATAGTATGAGCTAAGGAATCATTTGAGATTCCTTGCTCGTATTTCATTGTTTTTATTATAGCTTTTTCTATTTTAGTCACATCAAATGATTTTATAGAACCATTTCTTTTGATAACTTTTTGCATATCATTTCCCCCTTATAATAAAAATCAAAGTTTATTATTTATCTGTCAAATATAAAGTCTTTATCTGTTAAAGGCTCATAAGTACCTTTTTGATATCCATTACCTTTAGTAGAAAAGAAATCATGTGTTTTTGTTTCTGTACTAAGACCATTTAATACTATAGGATTTATACTAACTTCTGGATATATTTTTTCATATCCTAAATTCTCTAACGCTCTATTTGCATTATATTTTAAAAAGTCTATTACATCTTGTTCAAGACCTGTGTTTTTATATATTGTATTAGTATAATTTATTTCATTTTGCATTAATAATTCTAAAATAGATATTACCTTTTTCTTTAGCTCTATTTTTTTATCGTCAGAAAAAGTAGCAAAAATTTCTTGTGCTAAAAGTCCTATATATTTTCCATGTAGAGATTCATCACGAAGTATTAAAGATATAATTTCTCCACTTGCTGTCATTTTACCTTGACCTGCTAAATAAAGAGGATAATAAAAACCTGAATAAAATAAAAAGCTTTCTAAAAATACACTAGTAGCCATTGATAAGTATAAACCTTCGTTGTCATTAGTATTTTCATATTGAGCTAATACTAATTCAGCTTTTCTTTGTAGTGTTGGTTCAGTTTCTATCCAATTAAATATTTCATCTATTTCTGGTATAGAAAGTAAAGTAGTAAATATAGATGAATAACTTTTAGCATGTATTTCTTCCATAGTACCCATAAAAGATAAAACTGCTTTTCTTTGAAGATTATCAGTTAAACTCATCATAGAAGGTATACCATTATTAGCTTGTTTAGTATCTAATAAAGTTAATCCTCCTAATACTTTCTTATAAAGATTTTTTTCTGCTTCTTCTAATTGATTCCATATTTTAAGGTCTTTAGATACAGATATTTCTTCTGGTAACCAGAATTGTTTTACATTCTGCTCCCAAAATGCTTGAGTGAAATTATCATCTTCTTTATTCCAGTTAACTGCTTTATGTCTAAATGTCATTTTTCATTTACCTCCTTTTATACTGAACACACTAAGCATTCATTATTTCTTTCCATTTTAGTTCTTGTATAGTAAAGACTTTTAAGTCCTTTTTTGTGAGCATATATATAATATCTAGCTATATCTCTAGTTGTTTTATCATCTGTAACAAATAATGTAGTAGATATACCTTGGTCAACATGTTCTTGTATTGTAGCAACCATATCTATTACATCTAACATATCCATTCTATAAGCAGATTGATACCATAACATATTTTCATTAGTTAAGAAAGGCATAGGATATATAGTAGTACTATCTCCATATGTTCTTACTTCTATTTGTTCTGTTATTGGCATTACACTAGATGTTGCATTTTGTACATAACTTATAGATTGTGTAGGTGCTATAGCTGTTAAATAAGCATTATGAATTCCATATTTTTTTACATCTGTTAATAAATTATACCAATCTTCTTTTGTAGGCACTGCTATACCATCAAATAAATTTTTAACTTTATCTGATTTAGGAGTATAGTCATTTAGATAGTATTTTCTTAATACGTCACTTTCTATACCTTTAGCATATTCAGATTGCTTGAAACCTTTGAAAGCACCTCTTTGTTTAGCTATATTCATAGAAGATTTAATAGCATAGTATCTTATCATAGCAAAGAATACATTAGCGAATTCTCTTGCTTCTTGTGAAGTATATACTATACCTTCTCTTACTAAGTAACCATGTAAATTCATAGCTCCTAAACCTATTGCGTTAGATGCATTATTGCCATTTTGTATAGTAGGTACTTCACGTATATTTGTAACATTAGATACATAAGTTAAAGCATTTATAGCTATATCTACAGTTCTTTCTATATCTTTATTATCCATAACGTTTGCTATATTTAAAGAGCCTAAATTACAACTTATATCTTGGCCCCAATTATTATTACCACTGTACCCTTTTATGTCTGATGGTGTTTGATATTGGAATATCTCACAACATAGGTTAGACATTTTTATCTTACCGACATCTTTAAGAGTATGTTCTCTATTAGCTGTATCTATATACATAACGTATGGATAGCCTGATTCTTGTTGGGTTTGTGCTATTCTAGTTAATAGCTCTCTTGGGTTTATTTCTTTTTTTTGGATATCTTTATCATTAGCTAATAAATCATACCATTTAGTCATATCAATTTCATCTAAATGTACATTATATTTTTTATATACAGAGTAAGGATAAAAAGCATATCCTAATTCATTTTTTTCTGCTAATTCCATAAACTTGTCTGGTATTATTGCACCTATAGATAATGTTGCTAATCTTATTTTCTCATCTGCATTTATTTTTTTACTATCTAATAACATTTCAAAGTCTGGATGTAATACATTTAAATAAACTGCTCCTGCTCCTTGTCTAGCACCCATTTGATTAAAATATGAGAATGATTGTTCTAACATTTTAGCAACTCCCATTACTCCTCCAGAAGCATTTTTTATATTTTTTATTGGTTCGTTAGATGCTCTTAATCTTGTAAGATTTAAAGCAACTCCTCCTCCTATTTTAGATAGATGATTTGATGCAGCTACTGCATAAGATATACCTTCACAACTATCTTCTACGTTTAATAAGAAACAAGATACCATCTTACCTGCTCTTTTTCTACCAGCATTTAAGAAAGTAGGAGTAGCTGGTTGGAATTCTTGATTTATTAATTTTTCAGCAATATCTTTAGCAGATTTTATATCTCCTGCTCCTAATTCTAAGGCTACTATTAACACTTTATCTTCGTAAGTTTCTAATATTTCTTTTCCGTCATTACTTTTTAATGCATAATTTTCATAAAATTTACTTGCACTCATATAAGATTGAAATTTAAAGTTCTTTGATTTTATAAATTCATATATTGATTTTATATCTTCTATAGAATACATAAAGCCTTGGAAGCATTTGTAATAATCATGTTTCACTAAATACTCTAATCTTTCTTCAATACTATTGAATTTACGTAGTCTTTTTGCAACTGGACCATTTAAGTATGCTTCTAATGCCTCTTTATCTTTATGTAATTGTAATTGTCCATTATCATCTTTTATGATGACTTGGTTATTTAACTCTATGTGTTTCATTTAATTTTCCTCCTATCAATTTTATTTAGTAATATTATTATATTACAATATTGCACTGGTTTTTAAAATAAGAGGAAAATGAATATTTAAAAAGTATTTTCTACCAAATAATTTGTGATATGTTTAGCCCATGTTTCTAGTTTACCATAGTGTTCAATCAACTGTTCTTTTGTAAGCCAATCTCCAGCTAATTTATCTGTTTCTCTAATATTTGTTTCTTTGCTATTTACATTATCTATTAAAAAAACACAACCTAAATGGTCATTTATATTACTACGCATGTCTCTTACATATCCTAAGAATTTCATAGGACTATAATGTGATAAAGCTACTTCTTCTAATAATTCTCTTACTGCTCCTTGGAATAATACTTGTCTTGTTCCATCGCAAGGATTTATGTGTCCTCCAAATCCTATTGATATAGTATTATGCCATCTAGTTTCTGATGTTTTATCAGTTCTTCTAGCTACTAAATATTTCCCTTCATCGCTTCTAATAAGTATATAAGGGATTATCTGTTGAAGTTCTGGTTTTCCTTCTACTTCATCTCTATAGATATATTTACCTATATGGTCAAATTTAGTCCAGATATGTGGTTCTTTTTCAACTCTTGTAAAACCATCTTCTATATGCAAAGTATTATGATATGGGACAACATAAACTTCTTCGTTGCCATATTTTGATATCTTCTTCATATTATCACCTCAAATAAAAAAATCAGGCTATTAAAGCCTGACTTATTTAATTAGTTTAATTTATCTTTTAATTTCTTACCTGCTTTAAAACCAACGCTCTTAGAAGCAGCTATTTGTATTTTTGGTCCTTTAGGGTCTCTTGGATTAACACCTTCTCTAGCAGCTCTTTCTCTAACTTCGAAAGTACCGAATCCTACAAAAGTTATTTTACCATCTTCTAATAAAGAAGTTTCTATTCCTTTTAATACTGATTCTAAAGCTGCTTCAGCTTCCTTCTTAGTTATTTCAGCATCCACTGCTATTTGGTCTATTAATTCTTTTTTAGTCATTTTAAAAATCCTCCTTATAAAGTTCCATTTTTAATCATTTCTATACATTTAAGATGACATTTAACACATTGTTCATCATCCTGTCTATCATTATATGTTTCTATCTTACGTCTTATGCGATAACAATCTTTTTCGCCTAATTTATGATATTCTCCTACGCAGCCAAGGTATACATTCTTACCTTTAGATTTGTCATGTAGTAAGATAAAGTCTTGATTTATTATTCTTGTTTTAAGATGTTTATATTCTTTATGAGGTCCTGGCATAAGTAATAAATTTTGAAGGTCGCTTATATTTATTCCATTTATACTTGCCCTGGCCTCAAGATATTCAAACACTTCTATTTCATTCTTAGCCATTATATCCTCCTATTTTTCTGTTAATACTTGAGATATGCCTTCTAATATCTCTTCTCCAACAGTATTCTTTAATTCTACATTAAAGCCTTTAGATGTAGGTACATAAGTATCACTATCTTTAGCTTTCTTATGTATTCTTACATCTAAATAGTCTTTATTATTTCTTGAACAATAACTTATAACTATATTTTCACTTTTGTTTTTAGTTATTGTTTTAACTTCTTTCTGCTTATCCCAAAAGTCTGACATGTTATGCCTCCTTTATTTGAGCTGTTAAACGAGATATCGCTCCTGCTATATCTTCATTAGTAGCAAATTCAGGTTGATAGTATTCTATAGATGCCCAATCTCCTTGTGTTATCATAACAGTAAAACAAGGGTCTTCATCTGTAGATACTTCTGCTTTTATAGCATTATAACTCTCCATTAAATCATGCATATAGTCTTCTTCAAAGTCTACACCTATAAAGATTAAACAGTGAGTATTCAATTCTACTTTACCGTCTTCTTCTTTAAAGATTGCATCTTTAACAGCTTGAGTATTTTTTTGAAGATATTTTTCTCCAAACATAACTACAGATGGAGCTATCTTACCTTTACATTCACATTTAAGCATAGATAAAGTATTAAGCATGTCTTGTGTATAGAAATCTTCTTTATCACAAGACATACATCTGTAACGGTCCATATTTCCTTTTAACTCTATAAGTTCATATTTAACTGGAGCTAATACAGGTGATAACCTAGATGGGTCATCTATACCTCCTGTATAATTTAAGTTAACAGCTGTTTTTATAGTACCTGTTCTTAACAATCCTTCTATTGCTTTTTCTGCTTCAGAATAAGTGATTCTTTTATCACCTATTACATTTTCTCTATAATATTTCCAGAAGTATTTAGGTTCTCTAACCATTTTCTTTTTATTAAGCATTTTCTTAGATGCTTCATCAATAGGATATAGTTCTAGTTCTTTAACAGCTTTATCTCCTATGATTATAACAGCATCTTTATTTTTTCTTAGATTTTCTAGTAGGTTTTCCATTTTCCACTTGTTCTTTTTGCTCATCTTTTTTCTCCTCCTTTTTATCTTCATTTTCGATAAAATCTTCTATATCCCATTCTTTCTTTTCTTCTCCATAAGTTATAACAACTTCTTCTATAGAATTAGGGTCTGGGTCTGGAGTTCCTGACCAACATTTTTCACAAGTAAACTCTGGCTTACCATCGTTTAAAGCACCAACTCCACAGTCTCTGCATACTGGTCGTCCACATTCAACACAATTATCTATTTCTGTACTTGGTACTTCTTTTTTACATCTATCACAAACTACTTTAGATATCTCTATTGGAGTAGCAATTTCTTTTACTGAAACATTAGGTACATATTCCTCTTTTAAATCAGGATATACCTTACCACTAAGTAAAGCTATGTTGTCATTAGATGTAGTTGTATATGCTGATTTTGGTGATATATGTTCACTTGATACAGCACTACTTACACTTCCGCCTGCCCAACTATTAGGATTATTAGGCATAGTTTTAGTAGACAAATCTTCTAATACTTGTTTAGTTTTACTTTTGTAATTATCACATTCTTTTAAATCTATAGTTAAACAATGATTATTAACTATATAGTCATAATGCTTACAAAAGCTTTTATGAACGCATTTGTCACATAACATAATATTCCCTCCAATATTACAAATTAATATTTAGTTCATCTTTTATATATGATTTTAACACACGTTCCTCTGTTTTGGGAACTAATTTCATAACTTCTTCTATTCTAGGAATGAATTCAAGTCTTATTGTATATAAAGAAGATTGGTATTCTTTTACTAAATCACTAATTTGTAAGAAACCAGCTGTTACTGCATTTCTTCTTATATAAGTTTCTATTCCAAACTTTAAATCTAGAGAGAGGTCTGCTAAGTCCTTACCTGATGGTAATTTAACTATTTTACAATACACTCCTAATGATTCAAAATAACTTAAAGCTTTTAAAATACCATGATTACCTGCATCATCTCCATCAAAGATAAGTACAGGTGTTTTACCTGTCTTTTGTATAGCTTTAGCATGTTGTTCTGTAAATGCCGTTCCTAAAGTGGCAACTATATTTTTAACTCCATATTTATTGCCTAGAATTACATCCATAGAACCCTCTGTTATTCTTATTTCATCAAAATCATTATCTAATGCATGTGCTCCATATAGATAAGTTGATTTATTAAATATTTCAGAAGCAGCTGAATTTTTATATTTGTCTCCTCCTTTATAATTAGGGTCGACAACTCTTTTATTAAAACCAACTATATCTTTATATCTATTTAATAGCGGAAATACTATTCTCTTATTATAAGAATCATATCCTATTCTCCAAGATTCTAAATCTATATCGTCTAGCCCTCTATCATATAAATAGTCTAATACTTCTTCATTTTTATAAAGGTCTTTACGATATTTTTCTGTGAGATTGTAATTCTTTTTGAATTCTTTTTGATTTTTATCTGTAGGTATAGGTATGTCATTCCATTGAGCTAGTTTTATAACAGCCTCTCTCCATTTTAAGTTTTCTATCCACTCTAAAAAAGCAATGGCATCGGAACCTTTATTGCCGTCTATACCTTTTTTCCCAGAATGACATCCATAACAAGACCAACTATTAGACTTTTGCCATACTGTAAAAGAAGGAGTATCATCATTATGATTAGGATGTGGACATACACCTTGCCATATCCCCATACCAACTTTTCTTAGCTTTGTATATTGCTTAACCAGTTGTACCAAGTCTGTCTTTTCTTTTAGTTCTTTTATGAACTCATCTGGAAATCTGGTGTACATATCCATTGCTCCTTTCTATTTTTATTTTATCTTAACACTAAATTTAGGTGGTTGTTCAACTAGGTTGACACCTTCTACAACTTTACCTTCTAATTTAACTGTTTCGCCATCTTTTTCAACATTAGCTTTTAAATCATTCTTTATAACTGATTCTGTTACTTTTGTATTTATTAAATGAGGTGCATTTGTTTTAGCCCATTCTAATAATGTAGCTTCATCATATTCCCATTTAGCTGGTTGACTCTTTATAGATAAAGTTCCATAAGCAAGTGGTATTGATTTCTTTTTAGAATTAGCTATCTCATGCTCTGTGAAATTCTTTAATATCTTTTCATAGTATTCATATTGTTTAGTTAATGTTCTTAATTGCTCTTCTCTAAATGTTTCAACTCTCTTAGTTGTTTTAGCTATTTCTGCATCACATATAGCATTTATTTGGTCTATATCGCTCTTTAAGTTCATCATTAACTTTAAAAAATAGTTTGCTTTATCTCTAGAATCTATCATAGGAGCATCATGTTCTTCATCTCCTGTTATAGTTATCTCTAGTTCTTTAGCCTCTTCTTCCATTAAATATGTTTCTAAAAAATCTACAAATTCATCTTTTCTTACTGACATAATTTCATCTCCTCAAGTATAGATTGTACTGCTGGTATTGCAGTTGAATACGATAAATTATTAGCTGGTATAAATTCTAATATTGTTTCTATACCTATACTTTGGCTTACACAATAAGTACCTACTAATTCTTCAGCAGGTTTATTCCAAAGTTCTATATACCAACCATATCTATCTTCAGATATGTATATATGGTTTCCTTTCTTCTCTTTTATTGCATTTGATAATAAAGTAAAGTCTATGCCCATTATATATCCAATCCTTTCAATTCATTTAATAAAGCAGCAATTGTTGAATTATTTTTAGCTTTTTCTGCTTCTTTTTGAAACATTATTTTACAACCTAACTTCTTCATAATATCTCTCCTATCCTATCTATATAAAAAGAAACCCAGTGATTATCTGGGTTTATAGGTATTCTTGTATCTCTTTTTTAGCAAGTTTTTTAAAGTAATTTCTCTTTACTTTTTTATATATTTTTCTTTCTTTTCTAGGTATCATTATTTTATCAAATCTACCATCTTGTGTGAAATCCCATTCACATTTACCTCTCATCCAAAGATATTTATGTCTTCTTTGCATATTATTCACCTACTAAACTTTGTATAAGAGTGCTATCATAATTTTCTTTTTTAGCTATTATTTTTTGTTGAACTTCGTCCCAAGATTCAAGACATATTATTTGATAAACATAACCTGTTTTATGTACTGAGTTGGCTCTTTTAATTCTTCCATGTCTTTGAGTTTGAATAGCATATGAATCAGCTAAATCATATTCTATTAAATAGTTACATTTAGATAATGATATACCTTCTGCCATAGCGTCAGTACCTATAAGAACTTTATAGTTATCATCATCTCCAAATTTATTATAAGCTTGGTCATATCTTTCTTCTGGAGACATAGTACCATTTACAATAGCAACTTTAAATCCTAATTGATTTTCTAATTCTTCTTTTAATAGCTTTTGCATTCTTTGATATTTAGTAAATATACATACTTTAGAACCAGCATCAGTTATTTCTGTTACTAGATTCATTAAAGTATCTAATTTAGGTGAACTATCTTCACAACCATATTGTTTAGCCATTTCACTATCAGAACCAGTTAATAACCTTGGGTCATCAACTAACTCTTGTAAGAATGTTTGATATGCCATAACTAAACCAGTTGCTCTTTGATAATCTTCATTTGCCTCTAAGTCTTTAGGGTTAGGATATCTTTTTTCTAATGCTTCTATTTCTTTTCTAACATTATCTAGTTCTTCGAATAATTTAGTATTTACTTCAGACATATTAAGTGGTAATTCACAATATATTTGATTAACTACAAGTGTAGGTAATTGGTCAGCTACATCTTCTTCTGATTTTATAAATACATATGGTGCTATTTTATCTCTAAGATGTTGTTCATTTTTACAACCTGCAACTCTACCATATCCAGCATATTTTATATAACTTTTAGCAAACTTATTAAAACTAAAGAATAAATCTTTGTTTATAAGATTAAATATGCCAAATAAATTTTCTGGATTATTTGTTATAGGTGTTGCAGTTGCACCTACTATATATTTTACATCATTGAATTCATATGCAGCTTTTGCTCTGGCTGATTTGTGATTATTTATATAATGTATTTCATCATATAACATTACTTCAACGTCTTTTTCTCTGAGTTTTTGGACTACTTTTTCATTCTTTAATGTTTCATAATTTAAGATAAATAAGTCTGCATCTTCAAATTGATTATCAAATTTCTTTTTAGCTTTAGATGGAGTATCTATTGCTTTAGCTTTATAGTCAGAGAATTTCTCGACTTCTTTAACCCATTGATACTTAAGAGATGCTTTAACAACTATAGCACCTGGCTTATTAGTTAAATTAGCTTTTCTAAGTTCATGATATATACCAACCAGTATTGGTGTTTTTCCTGAACCACAAGGCAATATTAATAATGCTTTACCATTATCAACTCCAAATTTTATAGTTTCTTTTTGATAACAATAAGGAGAAAGTTTCATACCTTCTCCTATATTATCCCATGGATTAGGAATTAATTCTACTTGTTCAAACTCTCGCTCTAACTCAGGGAGATAACATTTAGGCATTTTCCAGCCAGTTTTACCTCCTCTAAGTTTTTTAGAGTCGGGTATCTTTGTTATGAAATTAAAGAATTTAAAATAACCACTTTTATCTCCAGTGTAATAGACATTGTAGTTATAGCCATAATCTTTAACTTCTATCATTCATAGCCTCTCCCATAATGGTTTGCCAATCTTTAACGAATTTATCCCAAGATTTAAGTTTCTCCCAATCTTGTAAGTCATTAAAATTCATTATTAATTCGTTAGTCATAGCAACCATTTCTTCTAATTTATTTTTAGATTCATCTTCATCTAATGTTAATCCAAATTCTTTAGCTAAGAAACTTATAGCCTTACTAACTGTTAGTGGCGTATCTACAAATTTTTCAACTTCCAATATCTCTTTAACTGATTCTTTTTGTGGTGTTTCTTCAAAAGGTTTATTTACTATTACAGTAAAAGCATCTTTTGCATCTTTATCACTTAAGTTTGCATTAGGAGAATATGTTTTCCAAAATATATAATCACCTTTTATAAAAGCATAACCATTATTAACTATTAAATCTAAAAGATAATTTATTTCTTCTTTAGATTTATTAAAATCAATTATTTGATTATATATTCTATCATTTTCTTTTGTTATAGCAAAATATAATGCATTATCAGATACATTTGTTAAATCTGTATGTGAATATAATGCTTTATAAAATTCAAATATCTTTTTTATATCTTCTATAGGCAGTTTATTAGCAAATTGAGATAGTATATATATAGCTAAAGCTTCTTCGCCTTTTTTCTCTGTAAGATACTCTATAGAATAAACATCAAGATTAAATAATTCTAAGAATTTGACTGTCAGCCTTTCATCGCTTAAATCTTTGGAATTT